TGAGGCTTGGTCAGCAGAGCGTTAGAAATCATGTTCTCATCTACCAGGTCGCTGAAACGACGTCCACGATACAGCTGGAGATTATTAAGTAAAGTATTATTCATATATGTTTAAATTCTTTATTCTTTATCAGAACATACCATTTAAAAGGTCTGTTACTGACTTCTGTTTGTCATCGGCATTATATGTGCTATGATTCTTAGCTGTATGCCGCAATAAATTCCTAAGTTTTTCAGTAGCGGACGACTCACCATCTCTCTTGGCAGTTGAAATTAGACTGTCAGCTTTCATGGTAAAGTATGCAGACTCAATCAGGTTCTTTGATAGATTCTTGTTAAAGTCCTTCTGATACTGTGAAACACCATTCTGATCTACTTTGAAAATATAATCAAATAAGGCTTTGCGATCCTCTTTTGGAACGTTGATACCTCTGATGTTTGTCAGTTCATTGATACCTTTGCTAACGTTGTTAAAGAATTCCCTAGACTGTTTCTCTTGCTCTTTAGCAAGCTCTTCTTGACGTCTTGTAGCTTCTTCAACCTCTTTCTATCTAATATCCTTCAATCTGTCAAGTGCATCCTCCGCTTCATCATAAAGTACGTCACTATCTTCATACCTAGAGATCTTCTTATTAATCTGCTCGTCAGTATAACCGCTATACTTCATGAATTCGCGTACTACTGCTTTTTGATTATTCTCGTCTTCGAGATCGATGTTATCGATAGTCAAAGCTTCTTGCTGCTTAGCGTAAAAGTCTTCAAACTTACCACCCTGCTTCACATACTCATCTAGCGCCTGTATACGCTCATCTGCGTACTCAGGAACAGAGTTCTGTCTTACTACATCAGCAAAATAATCTGCCAAAGCCTCTGTATTCAGAGGTCTATCTTTTTCATCAATCTCATCCATATTCCAACCAAGCTTATCACCGATCGCATCGAAGAGCAAACCTACTTGCTGTGCTTCAATCAAATCTGCTTCTGTAGGATCCTGGTTATTATCTACAGGTTCCTCTACAGGGGGTTCAGCTGGTGGTTCTGGATTATTAACTTGCGCAGGATCTGGCTCTGGTGTAGTGTCAGTATGCGCATTTGGATCGTCAGTCGGATCCGCTGTTTTGCCGTCCTCAGGATCTTTCACTGGCGGCACGTTTTTATCATCATCTTCATCTACGAGTGGTACAAAAGGCTCATCTTCAATAATAGTTATACCACCTCCCTCTTCAGGATTTGAATAACCAATATTACCAAGCAAGCTTTCGAATTCACTCGGAATAGTGTTTTTCTTTTTTGCCATATTGCAATATGTTAATTCTTATTATATTTATTTGTTTCGCAGTTCATTCTGCGTATAATTCTAAGGATCTATTCTATTACCAATTATATTAGCTACGATGTTAGTCATCATATCATTAGCTTCATCATGCTATACAAAGCGAAGTATAGCTCTTAGAAGCATATTATTCTATCTAGTAAGCTCTAAGAGCTCTTGTTCTTCACTGTACGTCATTTTTATAATAATTATAAGCAGTAGCTCCTCCAAGAAATAACGGCGATAAAACTGCACCTAGGTTACGAGACACGCCTTCAATACGATCGCCGCTGTGTCCATGATGTCTTCTACTGCTGTTCGGTTTATATTCACCTTTTACATTAAGAAGCTTTGTATCTTTTGGTCCGAGCACAACATAGTGCGTTCCGCTTACATCATTTGGATCTGGATTTCTAATGCCCTCTGTGGTAAACACTCTATATCCATCTTTAGATTTTAAACTGTAATTTGGTTTAACGCCAGCAGCCTACATTTCCTTTTGCATACTAGACATAATCTCATGCGGATTTTTAAACATCAAATTTGATAAATCATTTCCAACCTAACGATCGATTGTTTCTAAATCGTACTAATATCGTTTTTCGTCACTAGCAACCTCTAGTTTTCTATGCCAAGCGTCTCTAGATCGAGATATTTTAATATCTTTAAAATACTAATTTTTTGCAGCTTGTGTAGCCTTTTTGAAATCGATATATTTTAAAGGATCTCCTCCAAAATGATAGGCTTTTTTAATAGCCTAGTATTGTTTATCAGTAATTGCTCCAAACTTTCTTAACTACGATAGGTCTCTCCAATCTTGTTGTATTCCAAGAGGAAGTGGTTCTTTCGATGATAATTGTTTTTTTACAAGATCTATAAGAGTTAATCTGCTACGTAAATTCTATAAAGCCCATGGATATTTCAGTGTCATTTGTTCGATGACAGGATCTGCATAATCTGGATCCATAACTTCTACGTCTCCAATTTCAAATCTACGCGGCCCAAGTTTATAACTTCTTATTGGATTTATTGGCTTTACGCCATATTTCATCATCTACTAAATTGTATACGTAATATCTGACTCTACAAGTTTTGGATCCTTAGAGCCATAATGTCCGTCTTTAGTATATACACCCTCAATAAACTATTCTGTTGGTTTTGTATCGCTATATTTCATTGGCAGTCGTACATTCCGTTTAGCAATATCTCCTGCTTGCATTGTAGCACGAACCCAATCGGGATCGACGAATTCTCTTTCTACATCAACAGAAAGCGGCTTTCCTGTCTTTAACATATATGGCAATTTTTTAGTTCTCCAATCTGTTAATAGTCCAGTCATGTCATCCATTATCGGAAATTCATTATTTTCCCACAATTGCGTAAGAGATGTGTTTGGTGTATCATTCACAGGTAATTGCACATAATAAGACTTTCCTTGCGATCCACCACCATATCCTGGATTAGAATATCCAGCGGCAACCTAATCTCTTGAAGATGTGTATACGGCATCATACTGCCCGTTTCTTCGCAGTAAATTATAATTTTCTAATGCCTCATGAAGGCCCTGCCTCCCGTTTTCCGCTCTTCCTGCTACCGTATGTGTTGCTGCAGCCTGAAGTTTCATTTCGGCAGTAACCTAATCTTCCGGAACACCAAACATTCTTGCCGCTTGCTTTGTCATCGCCTTGTCAGCATTAGAACCTCTAGGTTTTAGATATACACCGCGTACAAAAGTCCTATGTTCTGCAGCCCTATCCAACACTGCCTATCTAGTAGCAACATCGTCCATTCCTTCTGGAATTTTTTCATATCCATAACGTTCAAGAATTGCATTTACTTTTTTTAATTCTTCTTGTGTATTGTTGCCGAGATGTATTACTTTTCCAGAAGAATCTATCTTTATGGGAACTGTTCCTTCGTCTTTAAACGCTGTTTCTAAAGCTTGATTTATTTCTTTGAACGTATAATCATTGGGATCTTCAGCTATGTCGTTTAACACATGTCTAGCTTCATTTCTCTATTGCAACGTTTTTAAATCTAAAGTTCTAGATGGAGCCTTACCTGTATATGTTGCCTCTGGAGGTAAATTCTAACCTTCTGGCAACGCTAAACGAGGTTTTTTAAGCAGTGTCTATACAAGCTTAACAGCAGGCTCTTCAGCAATTGTCTCGTCAACGACGTTTAGCTATACTGGTTTTATTTTTGGACCTTCAAACACAAAGTTTTCAGGATTCATCATTGTCCTGGCGGCAGGGCTAATTGCTTTATTCTTTAATGCGTTCCATCCATAACGTAGTAACGGACCGGCCAAATCTGTTCCAAGCTGTGCTGTCAAAGCAGCTTCCATACCGGTTTCTATATCATGCCACTTCTAAACCTTATCTTGTCTCTGAGACTCGGCGGCCTGTTGATATTCTTCACCAGTAAACGGAACTTGTTTAACTGATTCTTCTAATGCAGATGTTGTATTTTTGACAGGCTACAAAAATACTTCAGCTTGAGAGGCTCGTTTTTCAGATGCCTCTCGTTCTTGCTGTTGTATTTTACGCAATGCCTTCACTCTGCTATATTCAACCTCTGAAGATTTTTCTCCTTTTCTACGAGGCTTTGATCTAGGTCTTAGTATTTTAGGCATAATTACTTTTCTCCGGATACTTTATTACGAATAGCTGCACGAGCTTTAACTCTTTCGCGTTCAAGAGCAGCATCATCCTTCTGTTTCTGAAGCTCAGATTCGTGTTTCATCTTTTCTCTTTCGAGTTCTATCTTCTTATCTTCGATATCTTTCTTATACTTAATCTCACGATCTTTGACATACTCTCCAGAGCGAATCTTTTGCTGCTCCATAGCTACCTTATACATCTCCTCAGGATCAGGTACACCATTAGCATTGATATCCTTCTCTTCAGTACCACGATAAGTAGAGATCTCAGCTACAGCTATCTTAGTTTGGTTATCAGCATCAATCTTATAACGTTCAAGATCCATCTTAGCTTCTTCAAGCATAAGCTCTTGTTCACGCTGTTCATTCTGCATTTGCTGGAGTTGAATAGCTTGCTGCTGTTCAGCTTCCTGTGCTTGCTTCTGCATCTGTTCTTGACGTTCTTGCATTTCTTGAAGCTTTTGTTTGATAATGTTAAAGTTATCATTTGTAAGTACCTCAGCGGCCTCTAAGAGACTGGCTCCATTCTGCATAGCCGGCTAAATAAGCTGCTGCAACTTCTAAATGTTCTCCATGTCTTTAGAAGTGTCACTTACAAACACATCCATATCTTCATAATAGAACTTATCTGAAATATCCACATAAGCTCTTTCACCATTGTCGAAGATATAACTGAGCTTCTTCTTTCCGGTCTGTTCCCAAGCACCCTTAGCTGTATTCAGTAGCATATTAAGTGCATGACGCTTACACTGATTGTGAGCCCAGAACAATGGTTCTGTGATATGCGAAGATTGGATTACGCTGCGTTCAACGTTGCCTACAAGTTCATGTTGTGATATAGCACCTTGACGCTGCTCTGTAATACCAGATATTGTACCTGCTAGCTGTTCTATCTTATCCATCAGCTGTATATATTCAGCAATAACATTAGACATCGTAAGGTCTAGTGCGGTTATCTGGTTAAATGTAGCTGGCTTGCCACCTTCACGTCCAGGAACATTCCAGCCCTCCTCGTAAGGATTAATGAAGTTTACACCTACAGAAGATAGATAGTGCATCCATCTTTCTGGGGTAATGTTCATAGACTTAGGTATCTGTGTAATATCCATGTTTACAACCTTACCCTTATCTCTAGCAATAGCTAGCTCAAGGCGATACCAAAGTACAATGTACATATATTGCAGAGGCTTAAGGATACTTACGAGTGATCGTGGTCTACTATTAGTATTACTATAAACACAACCACAGTAAGGAAGTTTCTGTGAGTTAGGATTGTCTATAGATACATGCTGATATTCTAATGGTTGTATACCAAAGTATAAATCAGAGCCCGCTCTATATCCTTCCCACACTTCAACTATCCAGTCTGGAGTTACATCCAACTCCATTCCTGTCTTCTTATATGTTTCGTCTACAATCTCTGTTTGAGGTGTGCCAGACTCATCCATATAAGTAACATAGAAAATCTTCTTAAATGATTTCCAACAGCAATGCCATACGTTTATTTGGTGTCTGCTCTTCTGATCGTATATAGGATTATCATATATACGCATCTGAATACCAGAAAAGTTGTCTACTATATCCTTGTCACCCATATCGTTAGAAGGTCTACCTGTAAGCATTTCGTTAAGCTTATTTAGATCCTTCTCTTCAAGCTTGTCATAATATCTGTCATATATCTCAGCTACTGACAGCCTCATCTTTCTGCAGCACCAAGAAGCGTCTTCTATAAACTCTAAATCTGGTGACTGCTCAAAGCTAAAGAATATTGGATTTACTCTTTCTAGGTACGGCTCGTCGTTCTATACACCAACATAGTATACTTCAACGCCGCCGATAAGAGCATCTTTCCAGCCCTTAATAAATTCATTATCTAAGTTAAGCTTTTCTCTTAGATAAACCAATGTATGATATGCTGTATTTTCTACAACGTCTTTATAATCTTTTGACATGTACTTAGCAATAGCTTCTGGTGGCATAACTTCTCCACTCTATAACTATTGCTAGAACTGTTGTGCTTCTTCAGGACTCATCTTAGAGGTAATCGCTGCCATAATATATTGCATAAGCAATTCCTTCTCTTTGTCCATCAACTCTGAAGCTGCTTCTTGCGATGTTCTAACTACCCTGAAGTTCATCGGCCTCTTTGTCTCTTCACCTATAAGGAGGTCTACCTTAGGCCTAATTATATTGAAATCTTGTGGGGTAGCTGGGAATCCGTCGTCGACTTTAAACGGATTCGTGATACGCTTGAAGTCTTTTTCATCAAATATAGAATTATAAAGGTTATAATAGGTCTGCATCTCTCCGAAACGCGTTCTGTCCATTCCTCCGGACACAACGTTACCCTCGCCTATAATATAATTTACACAGTCGTGCTACCACTTCTCATCTTTCTTTTTTAGAGGTAGCTTCTGCTGAGGGAAACTCGAGTTATATAAATTATCTTCTACTCTAACCATTGTGTTAACTTATTTATGAGGCTAACGATATAGTAAGTGTTCCGTTACTATAAGAAGTTGTTAAACCTGTTCCAGCGACAATCTTTACAGAAGCTTCTCTTGTCGTAACTGTCCATGTACCATTACTTGCTAACTTATACACAAACACCTAATCTCCTTGCTAAGACGCCGAATGTGATGATACACTTCTGTAATATTGAAACTCTACTTCAGTTGGATTATCTGCGTCATTTACATACGCCATAAACGCAAGTCTTGTTTGACTACCTGTTGCAGGATTGCTATTACTACTTGCTCTACAATATACTATTTTATTACTAGTATACGCATTAATGAAATCGTTCCAAGTAGAATTACCATACGATAATATAACCATACCGTCTATAAAACCACTATCGTTTGTAAGATCGCTTGTTTTAGATGGAACGGTAGGCGTATTAGTTAAATCGTTATAAGATCCTGTCTAAGCTACTTTAGATAATAAATTAGAAGAATTTTCATCAAGAACGGCTCTAATAAGATGTCCTCTACAACGCAGAAATCCATCTGTAAAAAAGTTTCCACTATTAACCTATAAAGAAATTTCTTCGTTTTTGCTAGAAGCAAGTGTGCTAGATAAATAAAAGCCGTCGCTATTTGATGAATTTATACCGTTATCGTATGCAAATCCTCCTACTGGAAAAAATAGTTTAATATTAGAATCCGCCTTAGATGTCAACAACATTCCTTTGACCCCAGTACTATTATAATTAGATTTCCAAGATCTAGTTGTCGAGCTTATCAACGTCTAAAATTCTCCTTGGGTGGGAAGTCTCCAACTTCCTTTTAAAATTGTTTTAGAAGCGTCGTCGGCATCTTCCAATGTTTTTTTTCCATCTTTAGAATTGTACTTAGACATTCCACTAGCTCCTGGTGAATTAGTACCGTTTCCGTATTTATAGTCAGCCCATTTAAAAGATTTTTGTTTGCTTCCGCTTCCAACCTGACTAGAAGAATACCCATCTGTATCACCCCATTGGAAATATAAACCTGTATCTGTTTCTGAGCTTGCTCCTATATTCATTGTAGCCCATTTTATTCCTCCTATTTCAACATAGTCGTATTTAGGACTTTCTAAAAAGTTTTTATCGTTCTACAAATCACTAAGCTTTGTGGGAACTTCTTGAGCTGTAGGTATTGTAGGCTTGTTCTTTATAAAATCTTTGGCTGTACTATCTGATTGATTCCAATCTGATTGAATCTAGGCATCTGGAATAGTAGGTTTGTTTGACAAATCGTTGTATGATCCAGAGAATAAGCTCGGCTTATTTGCTATATAAGCTTTAGATGTATTATCGGATTCATTCCAGTCCGATTGAACCTAAGCTGTCGGTATTGTCGGTTTATTTTTAATATAATCTGCAGATGAGCTGTTTGTCTAATTCCAGTCTGCCTATAATTGATTTGCAACACTGCCGTCCTGACCTGCAGGACCTTGCGCATGAACTCCAGTATCTGTAGATCCTATAAACCAGTTTCCAGTTGTAGAATCTATATGTGGAGTAATACCATCAGTACCGTTCGTTCCATTTGTACCATTGGTTCCGTTAGTACCGTTTTGTCCTTCAGCAACAACACCAGTATCTGTACTACCAATCATCCAGTGTTTAGATGTAGGATCAATGTGAGGAGTTACACCATCTGCGCCATTAGTTCCGTTTGTTCCATCGCGGCCATCCTAACCGTTCGTACCATTAGTACCGTTTACGCCATCCATTACGTTAAACGAATCTGTACCATTTACATCTGTAATGGTGATCGTATGTCCTCCTGTTATAGAACTAATCTGTATTGTAGGAGAAACGCCATCGTGTCCGTCTACTCCGTTTGTACCATTCGTACCATCACGACCATCTTGTCCATTTGTTCCAGGTTCTCCCTTTAAAGCTGCAAGTTGGTCCGGTGTAAAGTCTGCATAAGTAAATGCAGCGCCTTGTGGTCCTGCTGGGCCCTAAGGGCCTGTTGCACCAGTTTCACCTTTTGGACCTCGCTCTCCACGTTCTCCTTTAGGACCGGCTGGGCCTTGTTCACCTTGTGGACCCTAAATACCTTGAGGACCTTGTGGACCAGTTTCTCCAGTATCTCCTTTTGGTCCCTATGGACCTTGAGCACCTGTATCTCCTTTAGGACCTTGTGGACCCTAAAGACCTCTAGCTCCAGTGTTTCCGCGCTCACCTTTATCACCCTTGTCTCCTTTTGGACATACGATATAAAGTTTTTGTTTGTCTACGTAATAACAATCTTCACGTATAATAGAGTTGGCGGGAATACTAGCTTCTTCGTTGGTGTTAACTATATAGAATATAGGAGTCTTGCTATAAAATCTCCAAGCGTCGTTTCCTATCTTACCAGTAACTTCTAACTGATATCCTCCTACTTTCAGTTGTTTGCCTTCCCAACGAATCTGAATGTTGTGAGCATCTAATATCTAATATGATTCTACTTTTCTAATTTCACCATTGATGCGGCTACTTACTACAATATCTGTACAACCATATAAACTAAAGTCAGGTATTTCCTCTCCGTTGTATTTGTAGGCTTTTATTTCTATTACAGTTTCGAAAGTGTTTCCTTTTACTATTTTTAATTTATCCATATTAGAAACTAAATATAGGCGTATCGTCTTGTGGCTACTCATCTTCATAGTATCTCTAACTGAACAATGGTAGCTCGAAGAGTTCAACCTGTTTATTCTATTCTTTTGCAGCGGCAGCCTTTACTTGGTATAGTTCTTCTCTGTATATCATAACCATACACATAGCTATCAGACGGTCAACGTTTTTAATACCGTCATTCTCTATTAGCTCTTGTATTAAAGGTTCGCTGTATACTCTTTCTACATTAGGGTGTCCTGGCTCATATTCTTCTAGTAACCATTCGAGGATTAATCCTTCTCCGTACGCCCTAATTTGTTTTGTCATGTGACAGCCTTTTCGGCGCTGTACTCTACTGTCTTTAAAGACTTCCGTAATAATTTTATCTGGCTAATCTGCCAATAAATAATCGCAATGTTTATTAGTAAAGTATGGGTATATACCTTTTCTCTCATTCTCAAACAGAAGCCTAGCATTATAAAATGTAAGTAACTTACGTACATTCTCATAATACTCTTCTGCTGTGGCAGGTCGTCCTGTATACTCTGCAACGATCACATCATTCCAAGCTTCTCCTGCTCTAACGCGTTTAAATATGAACGTCGATCCTAATGAGTTAGTGAAGGACTCGTCATGATCATACGGGTCGCAACCGCCAATGTATAATCCAAATGGGGGATCTGAGACTGGGTATTCCCATATGACTACTGATCCTTCTGGTTTGTCATCGTTCTTTAATGGGTATACCGTAATATCTCCTGATTTTTTCTCTGTAGCCTTAACCATGCCGTTTCCATCCCAACTTAAGTCAACTATATGTTTCATATTCTTGAGCTTCGTGTTGGTACGTATCCTGGTTAGCTAATCCATTAATAGCTTTCTAGGAAATATATTCTTACCTAATTCAAGGCAAGCTTCTTGTGGTTTAATAGGGCGTTCAGAGATAAATCTATCTATAGATTGCTGTGTAGCTCCTCCGTCCTTTACTTTGTTTCTTTGATTGATTAATTCTTCTATTGCTTTATCTACTAAACTGTTACCATCTTTATCCATGAATTTAGGGTTACCGTTTTCGTCATCACCCTCCATGTTCCAATATGCTGGAGCAAAGAATCCACATTTAGTATTCTCAGCGCCATCATCCCATATATTTGGGAAGCCTAGTATATTAAAAGCATCCGGATGATAGAACATATTCTTTAGTCCATCAAAAGCACCACCTTCAGTACCACCAGTACCGAATGCTATAAGTAGACCAAATGCATGCCCATCGTCCGTTTCTACAGCAGGCTGTTCAACTCGCCATGCTGTTTCCAGATTAGGGAATTTACCTCCCTCTTCGAATAGTACTAGTTTACCACGAGTACCACGAAGACGTTCTGGATCGTTTTTTAGTGTAATACCTGTAATAGCGGACAGGTAACCTTGTTCGGTTTCTTTTCCGAGTTCGTCTTTTACTTTGAATCCGGAGACTCTCTCCATTCTCGTACTTGTGAGACGTTGCTTCGACCAATCCGTGTTCTTGTCAATAAAGTCCATGATTTGCCAAGCTTTGGTGAGAATACCATCTCCAACAAGGAATTTTTGTTCACTTGCGACAGCGAAGTTTTTACTTCCTGGGATGAGCTCGTAGTTTCTGACTAGCATACTGGCGCCTTTGAACGAGTAGCCTCTTTGTCTACACTTAAGAACCGCCATATGCTTTCCTTCATTTTCAGCTTCTTCTATTGCATTGAAGTAATAATAATCACTGTCCCAGAATCTTGGGAAGCCGAATATACGCTCTCTACGTTTACGTTTATTTCCGTATCTGTCTGTATATTCAACTTCCTCAAGTTTCATAATAGGACAATAATTTAAGTAAAAATAATGGTAGCCTGTAATAGAATCTCCATCCTCAGCAACATAGCCGTTGAGACATCTATCAGTCTCCCTATCCCAGAACGTATTATAATCTGTAGTTCCTCTGGGTGCAAGTGTATAGGCTCCATGTTCCTAGAAGAACAGAGCACTCTATCTGAATTTATTAGAATTGTATATTTTCTTATTAAAGTCTACCATATGTTATATATTATAGAGACGGTTCAGTATTATGCGTCGTAATCTTCAAATGTATACTTCTATGTTTGAACTACATTTGCACCATTTATATTAGATTCAGCTTCAACAAGACTGCTATCAGTTACTGTAACCGTTGTACCATTTACAGTTTTCATATCATTATTTATATATTTCCATCCTATAGAGCTAGTACTTACGTTTGAAGGAATTATATATTTTAATGTAGATCCATAATATACGCGAGAACTGTGTATTGCACCATATCCGTCTCTTTCGATAGATGCGTGTTCTGGGAAATTAGAAGTCGTATAAATTTTATTATTTGTCTCTACAACACCGCTATTACTCAACGTAACTTCTATATAAACATCTATATCATATTCATATATAGGCATTGCAATCGTTTCGGTAGAATCAATTGAACCGTCTACGTAAACTGTTAATGGAACCGGAGCGTATATTACAGGAGTGCTGTAATCAAAATATACGCTAGAATCTGATTCTAAATAAGCAGGGTTTACTTTTATATAAAAAGTACCGCTTGGAGTTCCAGACGATGTGTTTGGAGCTGTATACCAAGTTCCGTTCTAAAAATAAACAACGCTTTGATCAAACGAGCCATTTACAATCTTATATACCGTTACTGGAGTATACGATGTAGCATTTACATCAGTCCAATTTGACCAATTAATCTTTCTCCAGTTTCCATTTTCATCCATTATATATAACTACAATCCGCTTCCTTCAAGTACAAATCTAGCTTTTTCTGTAGCTCCGTCACAGAATGAAATTGTACTTCCTGTAGTTTTAATATTAACGCCAGACCCACTTCCGGCCTAAAAATTATCTGCCTGTACTTGACCAGTAAGTGTAATGTCATTAGCTCTAATGCTGCTTGCTACTGTTTGACCGTCAAGAGTAATTTTATCTGCGCTAAGTTTAATGCTAGAATCGTTAGATGCATTTACCATAGCGACAATAGATGCGGCATTATAATCATTTGCGGCAACAAGATCTAGTTTTGCAGTATTTATGGCAGTGTCTATTTTACCCATTACTGCTGTTTTTAATCCACTAGATGCATTATTTGTAATAAGACTAGCTGTAGCATTATCTAGCGTAGCAGTTGTGACAACACCGGCACTCATATTATTTACCTTCGCCAATATATCCGCACTACTCGATACCGACGAACCATCCCCAGTTACTTTGGTCACAAGTGCTGATAAAATGTCTTCGTCATCATCAATCTTATTAAATACAGTAGTGCTCGCATAGTTACCACCAACATCTGATCTAATGCCACCAATAGCCTGATCTACCATAGCGGTCATGTAAGAAGTAGCAGTAAGATTATCATTACCGTCTCTAGTTACAAGAGCTTTAGCATCGGCTATCGCAGACTAATTTGTCTGATAATCCTTAGCAGCTGCAAACAGATTAGCCACAGAAGTAGAATCACTAGCTTGGGCATTCATACCAGAAGACATCCACTGTATCATCTAGATATCCCCAGTAGTAAGCTGTCCGAATTTACCCCACGTTGATTCTACACCGGAATCTGCATAATGATCGTGAATGTATGCGTACAAACTAGAAGAAAGTAATGAGTAGTTTACATTTCCACCAGTAGCAGTAGCCCCTTCTAGCTAAGTAACTCTAGATGCAATTCCATCTACAGATTGGCTTAGTTCAGACCATTTTGTGGTAGACGCAGTGTGAGCTTCATTCTATTCCCAAACGCCAATAGTTTGCAAATAAGATTCTACATCAGATTGCCCAAAATTAGAAGCGCTTCCTGTTGTACCTGCTGGAAAATTGTTTTGAACCCACGCAGCATCGTCAAGCAAGCTTTCTACTTTTGTTTTAATACTGTTGTCTAAATTCGTAAGTAAATCTGAAAGGTCTCCCGCTGTATCATCTGCAGTTGCACTTACACTATCTATAGCATTATCTAGATTTGCGATAAGACCTCTAAGTTCTGTATCATCATAATCTTCGTGTACCACTGTAGTACCAGGACTAGCTGGAGTAATTTCGCTAAGTAGTTTATGACCACCACCACCTAGTAATACGTAGTTATTAGATGAACCAGTCTTTATAAAACTATCCGCTGTAATATCGCCATCTACAGTACCACCAGTAGATAAAGAAAGCTTATCGTCGAGCTACTCATAAACATCCTCAAATCCATCTTGAACAGCACTTCCACTAGCGTAACCTTGTTCTGAAAGACTTAAAGAAGAACCACCTGCAAGAAGTACATTATCTGATGGCTGCCCAGTTACAACAATCTTTGGAGTAGTAATCTGCTGGGATGTTATTCTAGACTATTTTACATTTACACTATTTGTTCCACTTTGTACAAGAACTCCGTCTTTAGACAAATTGTTAAATGTAAACTAGTTTGCTCCTCTAAACAACTTTTCTCCTGTCAATTCTTGATCAGTATCTAAAGTAACATAGTTTGAAAGATTACCTTGTGTTGTAGATAGAGTGTTTTGCAGTGTCGTTATTGCTTGTTCTGCAGTACTAATTCTTCCTTTAGCACCACTTAAATCACCAGACAAAGTTGTAAGAGCCTCTCTTATTACAGCGTCATCGTTTTCAAGTTTACCTTGACTTGTAGCAACACTAGCATTTATAAGTTGTTGTATTTCAGATTGAGTGATACCATATGAAAAACCATTGTTGTATATCTTACCTTGCTGTTTGGCAAACACAATGGTTTTAGAAGCTATACCATCATCACTATCCTTATCAATCTTTGTTTGATAGGTCTCATAAGGAAGTGAGTCTGTAAAATAAAATATAGTATTTATCATGTTTTAAATATTTAATTACCTAGGTATTTCGTATCTTCCAATTATACCACCACCTTTAACTCTACCTGCATCTACTTGTTCTGCCTTAGCTTGTTTCATTGCTATATCTAATGACTTAACAATGTTGCCTACATCCTTTAATATACGCGTAACCTTAATGGCTGTATCAATATCCATGCTACCTTGTGAATAATCATTCAAAGCAGCAATAAGTCCTTCTGCTGCAGTTTGTGAAGCTGATAGTAGCCTAGTTCCTGGTGTTTCTTGAAACTCTAAGAACCGCTTAGCTAGCTCCTTCACATCTTCAGTGGGTATATATTTTTCGTCTCCAAATATATCTTTGGCTACTGTCTATGCCCGTGTCTCTAACGGGTATGCTTCATATGGAGTATTCCATTTGTGTAGCCATATTACATATTCTATCTCCTTCAATGCTGAGGACTTGTCTTTTGCTTTATTATAATGCTCCTTAAAAGGAGGTATAGCCAAATCCTCAGTATTGAGAGAAATTTTATCACCTTTTATATCAAACATACTATTTTATAATCTTAGAGAACATTTTATACATTCTCTGTACTAGATACCCAATTAGATATGCGGCATCCTCGCTGTTCTCTGGGATATCATAGTATGAACATATGTGAGACTGAACGTGTTTAGCTTCATGTATTGCTGTGTTTACAAATTGACTTATATCTGACGAAGGACCTATACAGATTATACTCATCTTGTATTCAGAGTTACTAAAAGTAAATCCAGTATTCTCTTTAGTTAATACTTTTAAAGATCTACGTACATCTCTGTGTGAACACCCTAGTTGTTTAAGGGCGTCTTGTACTTCTATAAAGTCTTCTTCGTGTACACCGTAATATACTAACACATTCCAGCCTTTATTTCCTAACTGTATATATTGTGCGATCATATTACATACCCAACTTGTTCTCAAGTCTAGCAAGTATATCCTCTATACGATCCATACGTCCAGAGATGTTGTCAATAGCCTCATCTCTTTCTTGTTCTTTAGCGTATACTGGATTCAGCTCCTTAAGTATCTTCTCACAAGCTGATATGTTTGATTTATGTTGTTCAACATTAGCTACTATACTTTTACTGTTTTCTAGCATTGTTGTAACTTCCTAAATCATGCTATCCTTAGACTCACTGAGTATATAATCTCCATAAGAATGAACTGTAGCAGTACTCGGTACTCCAACAAATTCTTTTCTTTCATCGCCCAACTTAACCGTTACATCTACAACTGTTTGAAGGTTTGCTCCAAAGCTCACAGATGGGTTGTAGTTAGGATACATAGGGTGTGGTACACTTACACGTTCCACATAGCCCGTAATAACTTTAGGTTCTTTGCTCTTATCTAATACATAAAGAGCTGTACCCTGTCTTAATCCTGAAAACATATTGTTAATAATTTATTGTACATACCCGGGGGCCGTAACCCCCAGGTGTACAAATTATACATATCTACCCATTCTGTTTCTACGCATACGCATTCTTCCACGATAACTATGATACTTTTCTGTATCTTTATCTTCATCGTTAAAGTTACGCATAGCGTAGTGACGCTTAAAGCCGAGGTCTGTTCCTTCTTCGGACTCCTCTTCTTTATGCTCTTTGTCTGAGCTTTCAAAACAATCATATAATGTATCTTCAAGCTCACATAAGATCATTTTCTTTTCATGACCCAACTCGTGCAATTCATCTACGAGTTCGAGAGCTTTCTCTTGTGCAGCTTCGCGCATTTCAATAACTATCATAATTCAATAAAGTTAAATATTAGTAATTATGCTGCAGGAATAGCAGTGGTCATCATCTGCATTAAATTAGCATCCTTATCATAATATATAAGGTATACTCCTGTGCCAGTTATCTAAGCAACAGTAATTGCAGTGCCACCAATATTCGTCAGCGGTTGTGTAAAATCATTTGAGGAGAATAACACCGGTAGTGTTGCAGTAGTACCTTCTGGAATAGGCTGATTCAAACGAAGGAGGATTACGCCTTTATCGTTTAACCATCTGAACGCTCTATTCGGAAGATTAAGTACTACATTAGTATCTGTCACTGTAACAGATGTAGTCTCCAACATAGGAATTCCTCTTCTATTAGAGAAATTGAATGGATAATTAGTAGTACCAAACATAAGTACCTCCTTTCAATCAATTCCAGAAGCTATTAGAACCCCAACCGTTGTTATAACCAACAAACGGACCTCCGTAAGGAGTAGTATTTACAGCTACAACATTTGGCCACTGAACAGGGATTGTATTAGGCTGCGATGCCTTAATAGCAGCGAGTTCAGCATTTACAATATTGAACTTCTCGTTAATAAATGCGGTCTGTGCAGAGTTGTTTGCATTTGAACGTAACAGAGCGTTATCAGCAGTCAATGAGTTGATCTTGTCCTGCAGCTCTCTCTTCTCGAGATCACAGAACTTATCGTTGATCATAACAGACTGATTCTGAATAGCATCAACAATGTCACGAGTATTGCGCTCAGCCTATGTGCTAAGCGTGTTGGTCTACTGACAAACTGCGAGTTGATCGGCAGCTTGAGCAGCAGCCATCTGTGACTGCAAGGTGTTAGTCTGATTAGCGATAGCCAAACGGTTCTCGCAGCAGCACTGACATATCTGACTTGCAATTGATGCATTACCACTCTGGATAGCGTTCTAGATTTGCAAACCACTCATGCCCACCTGAGTACCTACAGAAGTAATAGCGTTGTTCAGCGTGAATATACCATTTTGAACAGTCTGAACTTCAGTGTTCAACATAGTAGCTATATCACGAATAGCGTTACCGTTACCTTGGATAGCGTTCATCAGCAACTCACGACCTGAGTCATTAGCAATCTGGTTAGACAGGAAACCATTAGAACCGTTTCCGCCCCAGTTACCATTGCCTCCCCAGCCCCAAATCAGCCAAAGGAACAAAATCCAAATCCAGTTATTACCACCAAAACCACCGTTGTTATTCAAAGCCATCAGCAGGTTTGGATCAATACTATTACTTCCCATCTCAGGGAACATCATAATCTTAGAACTTTCCATAGTTTTAATTTTAGTTTAATTAGTGAATAAAAGTTAGTTAATTAGTAAAACGCTTAATGCGTTGTGCGCAGCTTGGAATCGAACCAAGATTAACCATTCTACGCATCCTCATTTTAGACACTTGAGGTTGTGTTATTGATTATAATTGTGCAACAGCATTCTATAATGCAGCTGGCATACTAGATATAGGACTCAAATTACTCTTGTATGAAGAAAAACCGCTTTTAGCTTTATATGTAGCAACATCATCTACCCAAATTGTTCCTCCCCACGTAGTATAATTTTTTCCTTGTACTACAATTTTATTTACAAGGCCGTTTATTACTATATTAGTAGGAGCAGCAAACCTTCCACTTTCTTCATCCATGTTAAGTTCGTCTATAGTGCCATCCACAACCAAAAGATTCAAGCTGTCAAACATTCTAATAAACAAATTGCCATCTGTATTTCCGGTGCATGTAGATGGAATTCTTAATCCTTCAACTTTTGACATATTTCTTAAATCTTCAATCCTTCTTACCATAGGAGGAAGTTTCATAGTAACACAGTTACTTGCGCCCCAAAACGTTTCTTCATCTATAACAGTACAATAAGTTAAATACTAAAGATCGTTTAAAGAAGTGATGGAAGTATTATTTTTAAATCCGCTGCTTCTAGTTAATGAGGTAATTGTATCTAAATCACTACTAACTAATCCAGACTTATGCAACATTGTTTTTAATACATTTTCTACAGCTTCATCTTCAAACAAAATCCAATATCCACGTGTTACATCTATTCTTAAATCTCCAAATCTTCCACCTGCGTTTTGTCTAATTGTAGTTACAACTCCAGAAGAACCTTCTCCAATAGTACCTGCCAAATAATCAACATATGACTTATAAGTATACTCTACTGCTATGTGACCAGAAAGATATGCGGCATCTTCTTCTCCTGCACCAGGCAGCGGTACTTCAACAGCTATATCATACAATTTCTTTATAAGAGATTCTGAAACGTTTTCTACAGCAGATCCCTATTCAATTCTTAACGATGTCATGACTAATTAAATATCTTTATTGTATAAATTAAGAGGGCTTATATTCAAACAAAGTGCGTCCTGTATTAGCATTTTTAAAACATACATTCTTGGAGTATACGGATGGCGTGCTTGTATTAGATAAAATTCCCCATATCATATAATATGTTCCTTGCGGAGGTGTAATTGTGGTTTCTACATTACTATCATCGCTACCAAAGAATCTTTCTCTCTCAATTTTTTTATAATGTGAATCTAAATATAGTATACCTGTATAATGAGGTGCATTTACTGATATTGAAGAAATACCTTGTATATCAATATATGTCGACACACACCACTCGTTAGTATCATCTACAAAAGCGTCAGCTCCTGTTTCCCCTTCAATGTTTATGCGTTTACCCCAAATAAGACCTCCTCCAAACATGTATGTTTGCATAATTTGCTCAAACATTGCATAAGTATTATTGCCAGGTATATTTTTTAATACCAATGAATTAATATTACCCCATGAATCTACTTTAACTCCACTAGGCTATAATACAGTAGGATTAATAATGCTGATTGATGTTGGAGCTCCTAATTCATATTTAGTTATTTTTGATCGTGTAGGAATCAATACATTAACTGTAGTTCCGCTAGCATCAACTTCTTCAAGGTTAGCAAATGAAGATAGATCTATAGTACCAGTAAGATTTGTACAATCCTATATAGAGAACGTAACAAGATCTTGAACGTTAGACAAATCGATATTGGTTATACCTTCTGCAGTAGAAGCCATTGTAGATCCATCAAGTTTAATACCGTGTATACCAGGTAAGTACTTAAACATACTAGTAGCAGTACCACTTCCGCTTGATATTGTGTTTTGTATACTAGATCCTACTGTTGTCCAAGTACCATTTAAATTATACTATCCGTCAACACTTATATCGCCTACAATAAAATCAGTAATACTTCTATAGAATCCGCCTCGTGTGTAATTAGATCCTTTTTGTTGAACATACGAGTTATTTATAAGACCCCACAATGGATTTCCTTCTGGCGCAACAACAAAATCCTTAATTAGTATAATGTTGGCGCTAAGCGTAGTAATCATACCACCAAGTTTAATCTCACAATCAACTCTATATTTTAACGGTTCTTGCTGAACAGTTCTTTCTACATTCAGTGGGATAAAATATTTGTATATGTCTGATGTAGGTTTATATCCAGTAATGTAAGATAGAGATGTGTCTGCTTGATCTACAAAAGTAGTTGTCGTTAGTCCTGCTTGTATAAAGTCTGTATAATTTATTCCGTACTCAAATCTAGAACAAAGTACATCATTTTTATATACTTTAAATTTAGCATACGAAGGTTTAATTGTATCGTTAGATGGAGTATTCACCCATCTATCGCCTTCTTTAAATTGTACACCAACTAAGAATGGACCAGCCTAGTTTCCTAATACAAATGTATCAAAGCCTTTATCATATTTGTAGAAATCTGTATTCGAACCACTATCATCTAACTTTTTATTACCTTGTATGCTTAAGAATATTTGTTCTGGATAATCTAAAGCTTTTACATGGATAATAACACTACCAGAACCACTTGCAAGTCTAACATCATAATCCTATCCAGTAACATATGGATCGGCTTTTAGATAATAAATAACTTCATCTCCTACGCCTATCCTATTAGAAACAATACTAGTTCCTCTATAAGATGATGCAGATAGCTGTGAATCTGGAGCAGAAAGCTAAAATTCTGTAGAAGATAATGATGGTCTAAGATTAAACTTCGTCGCCTGTATTCTTGCAGATGTACCTTCTTTTATATATATTTCGTTATTTTCTACATATGCGGCAGGACCTACAGATATGGTTGTATATTCTAACTATTGATCGATTACAAGACCACTACTGTTTAATACAAATACACCTTCACCAAACCATGTAGACAAATAAGATGTTTGAATACCAGTAAGAGCATTAGTATCTGTAAGTACTACATAACCTCTAGAAAAATTAGTTATGTTTGGATGAGTTGTATATTGTTGAGAATAATCTATATTATTAAATTTAGCAATCCAAGTAAGTTGTTCATAACTCAAACCAGGAATTGCTGAATTGTTCCAATATATATTCTCTACAGAAAGAGTTCTCTCATTGAATAGATGTGTTAAATATTCATCGAGGGATGCGTATTCATCTGCACCGTTTTCTTGGTTATCCCAATCTTCGGTACCCCATTTGATAATAGAAGCGATCCAGTCTACAACAAACTGTCTAGCACAAGCATTTTTACCAGTAGTACCTGTCATACGAACCGCTAACAATCCTCTAGGAATAGATACTCCTATTTGAGCATCGTCGAGATCATACTTTGTATATGTAGCAGGATTCATTTCCTGTACAGTGTACTCCTCCATTACAGGTTCACCGTTCTCATAAACTACCTCGCCTTGTTCGTCTACTTTATAATCAGTGTAAGTTCTAGTTACATAACCACCAGATGTAGTATGCCAGAACGATAATTTATTTGGATCCCAAGTAGTACTATTAAATGTAATAGAAGAAATGGTATCTGGAAGTTCAAGAGTATCAAAGTCTGTACCTATACAGCTATTGAGTGTATTCATACCGGCACCCATAGCATAGATCTTCTTAATAGTCTTTGTGTTAGCTATAAAATCAAGACCTTGTATACGACCAGTACCGAGTAGACCTGAACTACGTTGTCCACGAATATTTAATTCTTCTATAGCATTCAATGAACTACCGGCAGCAATCTAAATTTCTTTATTATTTTCTTGGCCTGTATATGTATTTGCATCTTGCTAAGTAACCTTAACTCCAATATTTACTTTGGTTATCACAGGTCCTACTTCAGATGAGAATGCGTTGGCAATAGAAAATACTTGAAGGCCGCTTGCTACGTCGCTAATATCAATCTCTTTGATAAAGTTGGCGCCGTACATTTTAAACGGAACCTTCGCACCAGAGTTAATAGAAGATACATCAAACTCTAAAGGATCGTCTACAGTTGCCGCAAATGGACCAAACTTAGTTGCTTCACGTTCAAACATGAAATATGTAGAAGAAGTAGGAACAATGTTTATAGATCCTTGTACATTGTGCATTTCACAACCGATGTACATGTTCTTCTCCATAAATTCGCCTACACCCCACTTAGCATCGTAGTAGTCCATAGAGGTCTTCAACCACCAGTGACGGTGAGTTGTACGAGCTCCTTGTAACCATGACAACCAGCTATCATCATATCCAGATAGAATATTGCCATTGCTATCTACGTTTTGACGGTTTACAACATATTTGAAGTTACCAGTCTCATTATAGATTGTTTCGCACCAGGCATCCTGATACTGTCCATCAAGCATGTTAATTACGTTTGTATACGTAAGACCCTGCTTATACATAGCATCAGCTACCTTCGGAACAATAGTATTCATCCAATATGGCCATGCTTCAAGAGCATCGAACAGCCAGTTAGATACTGTAGTATCGGGAACATCGTCATTGTTTGTATCAATAACAGATCTACCAGAAATAGCTCCTGTAGTAGCATCCATCATCGTATTACGGTCGATAGGAGGATTAAATGCAATACCGCCAGTGTTTCGGTTACCTAATGCGATATCCATATCCCAAGGCTCATAATGGAAGTGTTTACCATCGTACGTCTTAATCTGAGCATTACGTTCCAATGAGTCCACAAGACCAAATCTCAATACAAAGATGTAATAAGCAGCCATCTTATAAAGGTCTAGGTGTTGTGCTGCAGTAGCTTCAAACTGCGCTTGGTTATGATAAGTACCAATGATCCAACGCAACCATTCCGTAAATGGTTGTACAGTAGCTACAAACTTATTGGCGTCAAATTGTTTAGATGTGGTAATTTCCTCTTTCTCTGGGTATACCAATTCAAAGTCTTCTTCCCAACCAATACTTGTATTATCTTCATTTGAACCAAGTATAACATTATCGAATTGACGACCACTATTATCAGCAGTAGTACCACGGAAGTCTGCAAGCGTGCTGTTTACAGAAAGACATTCAATACGAAGAACCTTATCGTTGTCCCAAATCTTAGTACCCTTCTTTTCATCCCAAATAGATTCTCCCGTCTTAGGATCTCTCTTAACACAGAACGGGTCGTTGGCATTGTTGGTACCAGACTGCACGTTGTCTACCTTGTATATACTTCTCTGTCCATATGTATAATCAGACTTCTTATCATCCATAAATACATATTGTCCTAAGAAGTGTGCGGCTGTATCTCCAGCATCGTCGTTTTGGTAGAATACTAAACATGGGAATGAATCTGGCGCCGTTCTTAATACATACGGGAACGGAGTAAGTCCAAAGTAATCTCCCCACTATTTACCCTGCGCATTCATACCTCTAAAGAGATTAGATTCAGCAGTAGTCATCTCATCTCCGGTCTATACAGAGATTGTCTGATTTGAGCTAAACAACTACGGCTATGTCCTAAGCTTATATTCTCCATCAATCTGGCTATTATACCAGATATCCTAAATAAGTCTTAAGAAACCACCATTGTGTGTACCAGATGAGTCTGCATAGTTGGCTTGCAATACAAACTTGTTTGAAGGTATTGCATCGTTCTTCATCTGGTATCTATTCTTAGAGAACGGGATATCTTCAGAAGCATCAATTATTAAGCTAGGTCTTACTTCATCTACAGAAGACCATGTCCACAACTTATAAGAAGTAAGAGGATAGTTCAACGTAGACTGACCATGTTTACGAATACGTCCGTGAGTTACAGTAAAGTTTTTGGAGCGATCTTTAGCACATATGCGTTGTATATCACATTCGCTGTTAGAACCATCTTTTGTAGTATTGCGGCTTAATACTTTATTCAAAGGACCTTTTAAAATAATTACATCGATTTTATCTTGACATTTCTTAAGATTTATTTCGTTGTTAGCGTAAATATTATTTCGTCCTACAATAGACGCCTTGTCATCACTATCGTATACAAAATTATTATAAGCGTTTAAAATCGTAATAGCTTTGGTATAACATCTTATATTATATACACGTATTCCAGAATTACACCCTCCTATAGTAATATTTCCAGTATTTGCGGAAAATACCGCAGGTTCATAATCTTTCCAACCAGCTGCTCTTTCGCATATACCATTGTTTACAATAAAGATTACGTTCTTAATCTCTTCGCTTACATTATTTCTAGGCTCAACAATAAACGCAAGTTTTACGCGTTCGTTAGCTTTATAGTTAGTAGTAATAATAGGAGATCCTTGTATAAACAACTAAGCTTTGTTAGCAAATATACTAATGTGCGGTTCGCTATTTAACGAACTACCTAGTCTAATAAGCTCCTCGTCTGTAGAAGAAACATATTCAGATTCAAACTCAACCTCTACAGTAACACCTTTGTTTGTAGCATCTATATCTCCAAACGGGTTGTAATTGATTACTGCTGTAGAATCGATTCCAGATAATCGTAAACTATTATCATACCATCCGCTTGCAGGATTCCATTTTACATTGGTAAACGTTGTAGAATATGTATTATATTCCCATGTAGAAACGTTTGTATTTTCGTTGAGTCTTCCGTATGCAGAAAGTTTGAGTTTTAAATCGGCACCTCCAGTTTCACTAATACCAAGTTCGCTTTCTTTGATATATATCGGAAGTTCAATTATATCCGTTCCAGAAATTTTTGCTACAAGAAATGTACTTCTTCCAGAATCGGTATATTCTACGGGCATGTATTTAAGAGGACTAGCAGCTACGTTTGACGAACATTCTACAGTTGTAATGAATGTTTCATTTACATCCTCAGGATCCTCATTGTTCACGTCTCGCATATACCACGAAATGCTGTTATTCATTCCACCAATATAACTAATATAACCCCAATTTAGAGTAAACTATTCATATTGCGTGGCCTCGAGCATAAACTCTGTAGGACCAATAAAATCTATTTTGCCGTTAAAGTTACACTCTGCCGCTATACCATGATACATTGTCTCGCTGCCTGGTTGAAAACCTACGCCAAACAAATAGTATAAAAGATTGCTATTAAACTGATTATTATTTAGGATCATTCTACCAATAACCTATACCGCATGTAAACCAGCTTTTAATCGCGTAGCATCTTCAGAACCAGATTCTTGATATTCTGCACTAGGAGTCAAGTTGTTTTCGTCCGCAGTTCTAATATTAAATGTATTTTCATACTATTCTTGTGCAGCTTCGTTGAATTTACCAGAACCGTAATAGTATCTGCGAGTTTTAAAACTCAAAGGACCCTATACGTTTCTGTCTGCATACAATGAAAAGTTAAGAGGTTTTAAATTTTCTCTAACTGTTGTATAATTAAAGTCTGTACTAACATTTAGTTTAAGTACGTGAACTGTAATTGTCTTCTTTGTTTCAGCTCCACTATCTGCGCCTTTAAACGAAATCTCTACTGTATTCAAACCAGTAGAAAGATAATCATATAAATCTTCTCTTACATTTTTTTCAGATGGAGTTTTTGTTGTAGGTACATAAGCACCGTTCTCTACTATACTGTATGTTACATACATGTTTTCGTCAAGTTCGTTGCCTTTACCATCAACAACATTCCAACTATAAGATACGACAGTATTCTCATCATGAACACCTTCACGAGCGTATAGTATAGTACCGTTTTCTGGAAACGTTACCTCTATGCCATATTCCGAAGGAGCTACGAAGCTTGCAAGTTCTAGATCAGCATATCTTGTTCTATCAGAATCCCAAATTCTCCATGCATCGGCACTACTGAAAATCCTGTATAAATTCTCAGTAGTGTCTCTCCATAGATATATTGGTTCTTTCAAATGATCTTGAAGAAGTTCTCTGATTCTTGCGCCGGATACCGGAAGATTATTTGTATCATTACCGTTAGTTAGACTGTTCTCTCCCGAAACCCAATCGGTAAATTCATTGATTTTTTCTGTATATAAATCCATATTTATTGTTCTTTAAACCAAGGTGTTTCGTCAGTCCAAGGGTTTTCATCTATCCAATACCCATTGGCGTAACAACTTAATGTTTCTGTTATAACGTCTATTATCTTACTCCAGACTAAGCGTAGTCCGCTGTATACTTTTACAATATCCCTATTACCACTATAAACACCAACTATATTATGATTGTTTACGTGTATCATAAGTTATTAAAGATTTGCCCAGGGTCCCTGGTTGTTTGCTTTAGCCCAAGAAATATATGTTACGATATCACCCCATGTGCAATGTGGATCGTTGCTGTCAATAACATCATAGAAATCGTCGGCTTGCTTTACATACTTCAGTGCGTTTGTAGCTGTCTTGCCGCTAGGAGTGTTGTCAAAGATACCGGTATCATCTGTCTTACCAGAAGCTTCGGTCTGACGAGTAGCAAGATAAATCTCGCCGTTCTTGTTGAAACGATATTCGTCTGTGAACAATGAACTCTTTTCGGTGTTGAATGTACCAAACTCGAGGCCGTCGCCACCGCCATGTTCGAACTTAATCTTGTTCATATTGCCATCACTATCATAACCTTTAGGTTGAATAGCAATGCCACCGTGGTCTTCACAACGAAGATCGATAGCGTTTGCGCGAACCTTCAAATAACCGTATTGACCATTAGATGCAGTAGCCTTCTTAGCTTTTGTACCAGTCTTAACTTCTACATTCATAATGTTGGCTTTATCTGCAGTATTGTCTTTTCCTTCGGCTGCACGAGCCTTATTCTTTTCGGCAATAGTAATAGCCTTGTCTTTGGTTGTAAGAATTACGTTTGATGCGTTTAATTGAAGATCTACAGGGTATTCATCGATCTCAGCCTGATCTGTAGCAGAAACCTCTGCACCATTAAGAACCTTTACAGCCAGTTCTTCTGGATCTTCTCTGTGATGAGAATACAATGTAATGTCGTCACCAGGTTTGATTTGAAGATCGCTATACGGTTCGATGTTAATCTTGCCGCCCTTTACCTTATTATTCTCGTCGATGTATTGATCGGAGTCCGTAGTAACAAGGTTAAGGTTGTGTTTGTTTGTGCTATCAAAATAGACATGTGTGTCGTTATTTCCTGCACCACCAGCTCCCAATTCATTTACATCAGCAGCAAGATTATTCCATTCTGCTGCTGTAAGCTGATCGCCTGTTTGTTTGTTTGTATTATGATTTAAATTCATAGTTATTATGTTAATGTTATTGGGAACTCACCTATACCGCTACCTCCAAGGATAACTGGAAATGTTCCTCCAAATGTCCAATCTGTTTCTACTTCACCTTCGTAAGTGAAATAATATGTTGATTCGTTTACAAGACCTTTGTCTACCAACTGTTGATATTGTTCGGTAGTAAGAGTAACCATGTTAGAACTGTATCCAGAATCTGATGCATTTCCTTCAGTACCCTATACATCAATAGCTGTAGGATTTGAAGAAGACCAACCTGATTCGTTTGGTCTATATACATCTTTCTTTAATACATACTTCTGGTCTATTACCTGCTATAAAGCATTTAACGCAGCAGAAACTTGTCCTGCATATACATAATTACCTCTTTTTTGATATTCGTTAGCTACATATTGTAATGCTTCAGAAAGATCGTCGCTTGTAGCATAGTCATCAAACTTTTGATCAACTTCTTCAAGCTCATCTTTAGTAGAATAATCATCTATGATAGTCTGATAGTTCTATGAAGCTTCTGCTTTAGTTAGATAGTTGTTCAGTGTAGAACTAACTTCTGACTTAGTAGCATAAGGAGCAAGATCTATAGTGATTTCTTTTCTGCCAAACTCAACCCATTCGTTGTTTATATATCTGTGTTCAATATAAACAGTCTCACCATCTTGAACTGTCTCAAGTAGGTAGATCTTATCTGGATTTGGGTTGCTTGGTAATTCTGATACAATAAGTATAGGATTAGTATCTACATCAACACTAATTGTATCATCTTCTATAGATATACCACTACCAGCTGTCAAAACATTCTGCTTTGTAGCTAAGTCTTGTATATGTTGTATGTTTGTTACATAATTTTCTAATTCAGTAGCATCTACTTTACCAGACAATTCTGACTTCTTCGCGTATTGCTGTAGAGTGTTATTGTCTACTTTGCCCTATAACGCTATTGTTATAGTTCTATTTTCTACAGGGTTTGCTGATAAAGTACTTAAAGTCTTATCTACCGTTATATTGCTATTTCCAGAAGGTATTACAACACCAGAAGACCCTTCGTCGTCAGATCCTCCACCGATTGCACTACCGTCTGTAGGAGTATATACACTTGATTGTTTTACAAATGTTTCTAAAACCCACTGTTTACCTGCATATTCACCCTTAGGTTGATAATTCTGCTCTAGGTATTCATATTCCTGTTCTAGATATTTACTCATATCTACTTCAGGAGTAGCAGTACCTATGCGGATCCATTCTTGATCTTCCTTAGACCATTTGTACTATTCGTGTATAGTATCTCCGTTTTGGTCTGTTGTTTCAAGCAGATATATTTTATTTGGATTGGGATAAGCTACATCGTCCAATGATGATACCATTATATATAGACTAGTATCAATAATTGCACTAATGATTGGCTTACCGTTTTTGTTGTTAGTAATAGATATGTTTTCGCCAGGGATAAGTTTATCTTGTTTATCTGTACCAAGATCTCTTATATTCTCTTCAGCATCTTCAATCTTTTTATCAACGCTGCCAAACTTAGTACGAAGATTGATTTTAAGTCCGTCGTACCAATCCTTCAATACGTATTCCTAAGCGATACTATTACCATTCCCATCCGTAAGAGTTATAACTCCATCTTCCTACGATGCAGAAAATATTACCTCATCTTTACCGTTTTTAAAAGTAAACGTTCCACTTTGAATATCAGCTGTATTCGGTCCGTCACAAACATACTCTTTTCCACGTGCCCATATACAAGGTTTGTCTTGTACGAATACAATCGCATCTTCGCGGATTTTCTCGTCAGCTAAATCCTTAGCAAAGGTCTTGTATTTTTTATAATTTAAAAATCTATAATTAAGTTGTTCCATAGAGCACTATTTAGTAGTTTATATATACGGTTCGAGGGGGCCCTATTGAGGCTCCCTCTCCGTTGTAACTTCGCCATCTTATGTACTAAGTTACCCAGGCTTTTATAACGTTATTATTACGCCTGCTCAGGGGCGTTCTCCCCAGCCGCTGGCTCTGTTGCGGTCTCAGAGTTTATAGGCTTGCCTTCACTTTCCGGAAGACTCTGAGATCCCGTTGCTGCGCTTGTTTGGTCTGTAGAGCCATAACCGTTCTCTCCACGGTCGCTCTCAGAAAGCTCTGTTGACTCCTCAAACTGCACTTCTGGTACAGGCAAGATAAGCAACTGAGCGAATCGTTCACCTTCTTTATATACTGCAGGAATTACATCAGTAGTAGCCTTCATCTTAGCCATTACCTCACCACGATAACCAGCATCAATTACGCCAATACAGTTAGTAAGAGTAAGTGTCTTGTTAGCAATTGAAGACCTTGGTACCAGTGCTCCAAAATATCCTTCGGGGATTTCGAATGCCAAACCAGTGTGATATACTATAATCAACTGACCGCGTTCGTTAATCTCAGTTGTGATAGATGAACACGTCAAATCAAATCCTGCATCTGCGGCATGTGCCTTAACAGGTGCGATTGCATTTTCTGTAAGTCTTTTAAATTTAATATTCATCTGCATGTATTATTTTGTTTATTGGTCGTCCTACCATCGAATCGAACCCGGACCTGGAGGGTTAGAGCCTCCTGTGCTACCACTACACCATAGGACAGTGGTTGGTAGGGGAATCGAACCCCTCGGCATCCTGTATCATTGTTCCAGCCGTTCCAAAACCACCTGGGGCTTAACGCCACCCTTAAGATATTATTATGAAAAAATTTCAATGTAGTTCCTACCCGAGGTAACGCTCCCCGCTCTTGATAAGGCTCTATGCGATAGGATACCAACTAATTTTAACTTTATTATGGAAATTTCACGTGGGTCCAGGTGGCCACCTGAATCTCAGCCTCCCACGTATCGGCTGTATGTGGGATATTATCCCTTTCTAGTAATCCAATTCCAGAATCTACGGAAGATATTAGGCTTCTTTACTCTAATATTGCCCTTAGCGTCCAGAATGATTTTCTCATCGCCCTCAATATTTACCTCCTTATAAGGCAACTCTGAAACAAACTTTCTTACGGTGTTCAGTGTTCTGTAGATTGCGTATCCGATGATTGTCTCCAACTCGTCATCTGTAAGTGGCTTACCTGCCTTCTGTTTAGCAAGAGCAAACTCTACGTATACATCATTAGGAGTCTTTACATCAGTAAGATCTACAAAATACTCAGGCTTCTTACTAGTACTCTTCTTTACACTCTTTGTTTTCTTTTCAGTCTTCATAATACTTATATTTTATTCTGATTACGCAGCAAACGATTTAGGACATTTAGTACACGCTTCTTGAGTGCCACAACAATCTTCGCACTTAGTTTTTGCTTCTTCCATGCGCTTCTCGTATCCTTCGATATTCTTAGTCCACTCCTCACTCTTTACTACAATCATTCGCTTATCGAACTCATCAGTATAGAATGTAACAATAACATCATTCTTCTCAACATCAGCCTCTTCTCTACGCTGACCTGACTGATAAATAACGTGCATTGGCTCTGGAGCAACGTAAATACGTTGAATAGCTTCGCGAGCTGATGAAACACTACTGATCTCGTTTGTTTCGGGATCTACTGTCATATTCATCCCTTCTCTAATAAATAACGTCTTCATACGACTGTATAACTTTTAGATTTGTTTTCTTTATATCTACGTTTCAATTTGAACTTCATGAAGTGGTTTAATAGTATGTCTCTAGTGTCTTCATCGTCCTTCATTATCTTTACCAGTTGATTAAATACATGCTTACATACCATTGCTACTGTATCTACGTCTTCACCAGTTCTCTTTGAAACTTCTTTTATAACATTCTCTATGTCGATCACTTTTCTATACCAAGTATATCGTAGAGTCTAATAAGTCGACTGTTCTTTATCAGATCAAAACCAAGACCTGCTGTAGCTCTGAATACTACAATATCGCCAGGCTTGATGTTCTTGTAAGTACCATCCTGTGCATTTTCATTTTCATAATACAAAGGAAGCTTAATGACTACGCCCTTCAAATAATCAGAATCAACTTCTTTAACCTCTGTCTCTACTTTATCGAAGTCTTGTGCTTCAATACCGTCAGCGTCCTTGGTAGGAACACCGTTAGTGACAGGTTTACTAAACTCTTTCTTAACCTTGACCGGATCCAGCGGCTTAATCAGAAAATGATCGAAGAAACTGTATTTAATCTTACTAGCAACATCTTCTGCAAGCTGCGATTGGTCTATAATGTTTGTATTCTCGTCCATTATTTTCTCAATGATTTAAGATAATTAAGTACACTCAGAAGGTTTGTAAGTACTGTTGTCTTCTCAACCTTCAGGCATTCTGGAATCAACTCTTTGCTATTGCTGAGCTCATTAGCCTCTTTCTGGTACTTGTCAATCAATCTATCAATCTCGTCGAATACGTTCACAAAAGGAGTAGCGTTCTTTGGAGTTTCCTCTACTTCCTCAAGGTATCCATCCTCAATGAGCTGCTGTGCCCACTTCAGAGAAATCTTGAATACTGAATCGTAAGTAGAATTAACTTCACTATCTTCTTTTGCAGTATGAAACTCCTCGCTGTGATGAGAAACATACTCTTTACCGTCTTCAGAGAGTTCAAATGTATCTCCAATCTCCATTACGAAAAATGGATCAATTACTCTTAATACTTTGCTCATATTATTTGTTTTTCTCAAATTTCGACGGCATAACGTAACTTTGGCGAAATATGGTTGCAAAAACGTATAAAATTTTTCAAAATGCAACTGTTTTTGCCATTTTTACGTTAATAAGCCAAAATTCCCCCTAAGAACCCCCTAATATATATTATATATAATTATATATACATGAAGAATAGTAAGACTAAGAAGAAGAGTATAATAGATATATACCCAACTGTATACAACGTTGATATAGTTGTAGCAAATAAGTATACTACCATAGCACAGATAAATAAGCGTTATATGACTATTCAAGAACAAGATTTTGAAGATGATGATGCTTTAGCTTTTACTCAGCCTGGTTATGATAGAAAGACTAATAGAGCTATAATACTAGTCAAATATTGTAATGATACAAACGTAAAGGGTATAGACAAGAATGTAGATCTAATAAATACTTGTGCTCATGAGGCTTTACATGTTTGTATGAGAATATACTCCAAGATTGGAGAAGAAGTATTCAAGGACGATAGTAATGAATTATTCGCTTACTTATTGGGATGGGTAACGGAATGTATTTATAGAACTTGGACTAAAGTATGAATCATATAGAACTGAATGCCATATTATTTTACTCAGATTTCTTAAGCTTAAAAGATATATCATAGCCAGTAACTGACAATTGTAAGTATTTCTATATTCACGGAATCCCCATAAACAGTGCGTTTATCCTAGGTTTAGAACCAGATTATGATGAATAGAACAAATACTTCCAACAAGCAAGAGCTGAATATAACATCATCAAAGACAAGTACGGAGATGAAGGTGTTGAATCTTTTATTGACGATATATGCTGTATAAGAGCTTGCGGATGTGTAGATGCACACAGAATGTTAAACTGTATACATCAATACTCCGGCAAACACGAAAAGAAACAGGCATTCAATATCTACAATAATTGGAAAAAACAACAACTATTCACTCATATGACGATCAACGAAGATGGAGAATACGAAGAAACAGAATGCACAAAGTACGTATACCACGCTGAAAAAATGCTTGGAAGACCAGGCCTGGTTAGAAGCTTACGAAATAATTAAGAGAGATACAAGTAATAGACTTAAAAATCACCTTTATGACGACTAATAGTAACATATACGATATCGATGGAGAGTTATTGAGATCTATAGACGATACTTCTGATCTTACTATCGATGAGGCTCAAAAACGTATAGAACAATACCAGAAAAAGCTGAATGAACTATCAGAAAAAGAGCCAAATAACCCAAAATTAAGTATTTATAATACTTACATCAAGAATTTACAGTCTTATATCTTTAATCAGTATATCCTACACCCAGAGCTTATGCCTAAGGTAGAACATACTACTCAGGAGCAGATACAGAAGGCTATGGAAGACCTAAAAGCTGAAGTTGAAGCTGAAGAAGCTAAGGAAACAAAAATGGATGAATACGTAGATTTTGAGGAAGTAAAAGATGAAAAGAGCGAGTCACTTTGAACACATAATAGGCAAATATAAGGTTGTAGATTATAGTAAGCCAAATATGCCTAATTCAATGCTTACAGATAACCCATTAGAAGCTATGTGGGAAGCAAATAGATTCCATAACAGGGAAATAGAGAATATATGCGGAGAACGTGAGTTTTATAAAGACGAAACTGGGAGATATAGGTTAGTAAAACTATGAACGATTTGCAATCATACATATACACGTGTATAATATCTGCTGATAATGATGAATTTGACCTCACAGAAGATGATAAACAGGAGATAATAACACGTAAAGAAATATCTAATGACGATTGGGAATGGATATTTGGGCCCATAAAAGATAGAAATAAGCGTACAGCATTAATAGAATTCTTTAAAGAAAATGAGACAGATTAAACGTATATTTGTACACTGCACAGCAGGCCCACAGACCCAAACTGTAGCAGAAATACAGAAATATTGGAAGAACGTAAACCGGTGGAAAGCCCCTGGTTATCATTATATCATTAGACCAGATGGAGAAATAGTTAAATTACAGCCAGAAGACAAGCCTTCAAACGGAGTTGCTGGTTACAACAGTACCGCAATCAATGTCTGCTATATTGGAGGGGTTGATAGGCAAGGAAGACCTGTAGACAACCGTACTGAAGCACAAAAAAGGGCACTTTCTTCCGTATTAAAAGACCTACACTCGCGCTACCCAGACGCAGAAATTCTCGGACACCGTGATATTTGGGGTCCAAATCCCATAAATTGGCACAAAATGTGCCCATGTTTTGACGTAAAAGCAGAGCTTCCAACACTCTTAGGAGAGAAGAAGGAAGTAAGCGTAAAAGAAGTAGTAAATGACATAGAAGTAGATAAATCAGCCCTACATCCAGCAATTGGAGTAGCAGAAATACCTACAGAACCTCTTGTTAAACCACAAAATACGGTAGAGAAACAGAGTTTGTGGAATACTATTATAAGCGTATTTAAGTCAATATTTAAGAAATAATATCATTATGAATTCGATGGAAAAATACGAGATGTTCCGCAATATGTCCCAGGAACTATTTGACTCGTTTAAATATATGTATAATATAGGACATACTGGAGTATTTGAAAATATAGCAAAAGTTATAAAATACGCGATTGCTGGACTCCTTGGTTATATAGCATACGATCAGTACGATGTAAATACTGTAATTTCAATCCTTTCTGGAATCAGTGCTGTATGTATTGCGTTTAGAAATAAGTTGATTTCATTCATTCCTTCTATCATCGGTAGTGTAAAAATGACTAGAAAGCTAATGTCTTGTAAAGAAGGTGCTGATGAAGTATCAAACCGTTTAGAATCTCTGAGAAAAGGATTAGAGGCAGATATCGTAGCAAATGTAACAGAAATGCAACTAAAAAAGTAATATTATGAGTGACATTGAACCTGTAGAGATGGAGGTCTTAGAAGAAGAACCAAAATCACATTGTGGACTAGATAATTATAATTATGATTGAAATACATTTTTGTCCATTAAAAGCAGAAAAAATAAATGATTCTTTTGGTGGAAAGAAAATTAGACCTGTAATAAGCAAAAATATAACTGAATTAGGGTTGACAGCTGAACAGGCATTAGAAATATGTAACGAATTAAACGACCACAAAACTATAGCTGCATGGTTGACTGGATCAGAAGAAAAGAAGGAGACTGAGTAATCGGCCTCCTTTATTTTTTTTGCAAAATTTTTAAAATTTTTTGTGTGAGTGCGGAGAGGAGAAAGACTCCACGTTGCACTCCCGGGCTAACGCCGAAATGAAAACCACCCCCTGCCAATCACTAATCCTCCTTTGCCTATCGCCACCAAACAAAAAGCGGTGTTTTGGTGACCGTGTTTGTGAACGACTGCCCAATTGTAAGGGTAAAGTCACATAGCGCCCGCTTTGCAACTCGCTTGGCACGTGAGCTTGCGCATCTTCCGCCACACTATTTCTTCTTGCGTTATTGCCTTGCGGCAATACGCAGGATGAAAACAGTGTTTGTTACACCTTCCAAAGGTGTGACGCTGTTGTTTTACCCAGCAGGGCTAACGCCCCCCAAAAAGGGCAGACAACCAGGGAGGACTAACCATCCTCTCCTTATCGCAGCACCACACAAGTTATGCTTCTTGCTGCAGCTATTAATATATAGCCAAAAGCAACGTGTTGGATGTTTTATTAATTACATTCAAGATATGAAAAAGTTTGCTGTTTTACAAAAGATTGGCGCTTTCAGCGCCAGAGTTGTTCGTGAGTTTGATAACGAAGGTGATGCAATTGATTTTGCTCGCCTTATGGAATCCTCAGAAGACAACAAGAGCATCAAGTACTATGTTGCAGGATGTGGTGGAATATTCTCAGCTTCCACGGCTCTTGCAGGATAATACTTGGTGCTCTGCACCAGCTTTCTTTTTCGCTTACATTTGCTAATGTTTCACCAAATAACTATACGATTATGAAGTACAAATTAGTAAATTGTAAGATTGCCGAGGGTTCTAACGGTTCAGTTTACCTCGCAACAACAGCTGTATCAGAGCGCAATACTGATAACGGTTTCTCTCTTCCGATGTTCAACCCAGGATTCATTGCCGCTGCACGTGAGTGCATCCAGAATGAACTTCCGCTTGACAAATGCATCACCGACTATTTCAACTCAAATGATGCGGTCATTGAAGACCGCACTGTGAAATTAGGTGCAGTGTATTTCCGTCGTGCAGAAGGAGCTGACGGCAAACTAACAGACAATCCTGTCGTAGATAAGGCTACAAACAAGCCTATTCCTTACGACTCGTTGAACTTGCATTGTATTTATTCATTGCCAACGGAAGACGCATACGACCCAGCAACTGGCACAATTCTCACTGAGACTGTGTACATCAATGGTGTCGCAAACACGCGTCCAAAGAGAAAATACGTGTTAGACGAGGCTACTGGCAAGCCCAAGAAAGAATATTGGCAGGGTTGGTCAGCACAAGAGCGCAGAGACCAAGTCTTGAAGATGTTCTACATCTTGGCTCCAAGAGAGTATCAGACCATTTCAGGTCCTGAATCAAATGCTCAGCCTCAAGCAGCTCCACAGCCTCAAGCAGGTGCAGCACAGCAAAATCCGTTCAATGCTGCCAGCGTAGCACCAGGTGCTCAGCAAGGTGCAGCAGGACAACAGCAAGTTGCCGACCCGCTTGGATAAGATTAGCAGTCTTACAACAACGCACTCCCTTTGCCCGCTTATGCGGGCTTTGGGAGCGCTTTTATTACCTTGCACGCCATTCATAGTCTAACGACGTGAGTATGCGCTCACATTCCTCACTAACCTTATAGGGAAAACATAGCACATATCCATACAACTTTTCGTTTGAATCTAATCCGTATACTATTGAACTTACTCACATTCCCTCCCAATATTGGTGATAATGTGTTAATATATTAAATCCCACGTCACGTACCAAGCCGCAGTAGCGCCCTGATGTACACGACAACTCATAAGTAAGGCATGAGTGGGTAATATGTAAATTTCTTTTCATTGTCAGCACGAGACCATAAAATGCGTGCAAATTAAACATGGATAATGTGAAATATCGTTATTCTTGTTTCAAAATCAATTCACAATGTACTACAAAAAGTAAAAGTACCCTGTGAGTTTGACCGCTTGCGGGGGAAAAGAGTTTACTGAGCAAATTGACGGATTCGCAGCTAAGGCTGCAGTTCAGGCTAAAAACAGTCAGGTCAACACTGGACATTATCAGTGTGTACTGCTTGATGCCTGCCGTCTGGTTCATTGACTACAATGTGAGGGAATATGAGTGACCCCAAAAGCGAGACTATGCGATAAACCTAACTCTAGAGTGAACACAGATATGTCCTGTGATAGCTTGAACCTTGTTATTCCGAGGGGAAATCGGAATCCCTTACCCTGAATATGGGGCTGTGTTTGGACGGTATGCCTAAAAAGGATGCGACAGTAGTCAGCAGTATTAGGTAATCACACTCCTCTCAAGTGTGGTCGTATATAAATGTTGTTACACTTGGCATTTTGATGCAACATACGAAATCAAGCGTATTTCCTCCCACAAGTCACGGTGGGCCTGCAGTCATTGAGTTGCGTCAGTGATATGGGATGTGCACATAAGCAGAGATGCGTGTGCATGTTTGGAATTAGTGAAAGCATTTTGAGAGTTTAAATGCAAGTAGCCTCAGTGAACGAATATGGTGTTCTGTACGGTTTATCCGCCACCATTAGTAGTTAAGCGCAACACTGTGTTAACAAAGGGTGGGAGAGTTCAGCCGAAAGGCTGACCCATCCTTTTTATATTAACACATTTTAGTCGAAATTGGGTTATCAACCACAACTGCGTTCAGCAGAAGGAAGCGCAACCTTATAAAATGCGTAAGGGCGGCACGATTTGCCATATATGAAATAAAATGATTAGCCACATTCTATTAGCCGCCCTTTTTACTTGCACATTCATTTTAACACAATATATTATGGCAAGACAACGATTTAGCCTAGCTGCGTGTGGCTCTTCGCGCGGCGGTTATGTGGCTAGAGCTCACGAAAAATATATCAGTGAGCATCACGAAAGAGTAGAAGGAGTTGTATTACAAAGAATAAAACCCAAGTATTATACTAGATGCTGGGGTCGCTTGTTTCCAATAACAGAAGTACAAGCAGCTATGCTTAAACCCACTGGACTAGTTATTGTAAGATAGCTCCAACCTGTACTACAAAGAGGTTATCAAAACCCTTAGATCGTAAAGTACTATCTGGTAAATCGAATACAAGTGAGTAAATACACGAGCCGAAGCGTGTTAGCCTCCCTGCTTGTATTGTCGTGAGTCAGATTACAGGTTTTTGTTTAAAAAATATTCACATTATTAACTAAATACATTTATCAAAGATGGCAAAGAAAATTATTGTTAACGAAGTATCGAGAGCATCTAATGCACTCAAAGACTTCCAGATTGAACATGTTGTAGCAACTTATCCTGCTCAGAAGAATAAACCTGCACACTCGTTCATTGTTGTACTGAACAAAAGCTTCGAAGATGCTAAAATAGTAATCAAAGAAGCTGGTGTTAGCATTATCAAGACTAAGAGTTATCGTCATTTCGAACGTCTTGCTTTCTCTCAGATGAAATTGGATGGAAGAGCATATTTTGTGCCAAAGTTCCAGTGTAAATGCCGCCATTGTGGTAAGACTTTCACGTCTAATCACAAAGAGGCTGTATGGTGCTCAGACAAATGCCATAAGGATTTCAGAAACGCCAAGAAGAATGGACAAAAACAAAAAGCCGCTTAAACCTGGACAATTAGTTACAATAGGTAATCATATTTATCGTGTTGTAAAAGGCAATATTAAAGGTTGGCCTCCGTGCAATAAATGTGCATTTTGGAATCTTTCAGTCTACCATACAATATGCGAAAGATTCTGTTTTAAGGAATACTATTCAAAAGATAGGCCAATGTTACAAGATTGTTACTTTAAACTCGTAAAATAATGAAAAAGGTTATTAAGGAAAATGCCGTAATTATATGGCTGGCTATGAATGCTCTTTGTGGTATTCTCATGTTGTGCAATAAAAATGTACAATTTCATCCTTGGTCATTACCATTCTTTGCGAATTGCTGTGCTATTATTTGGCGTGAATTATCAATTCCAGAAAAATGAATAAAATCTTTCTATTCCTAGCAACCATTGTGCTAATGCTAGGATGTTGCGTATCAAACGCATTTGCACAGAAAAATGTAACATTGAAAGGTAAAACTTTCATTGTACAGAAGGATTCTTCAGAGAATCAAGGAACTCCAACAGGATATGAGTACCAGGCATCAGATGGCACAGTGTATCCAGTTTATCTCTCAAAAAACGGTAAAGCGTTTATTTGGCGAACAAGTAAAAAGACTGGTAAAAAATACCGTCAATATTTGCCTAAGATAACAGAAATGTTAAACGAAGCAAATAAGCCCAAGTAGATTCTGGGTTAAGTGAATCTAATAGTTAACTTTAAACATTTATCAAAGATGTTATTTACAAAAGCAACAGAAGCAGGTATTCAGCTTGAAATTGGTACAATACTGGATTCCAAACAGATTAAAGCTCTCAAAATAGACGTGAATAAGAAACGCGTCGTTGAGGCAGCACGTGATTTACACGTAGATGTAATGATTCTTGACCCTACATCTGATTTCCAGATAAAAGTAGGTCGACTGTTGAAAGACAGTGTGTCAGAATTGGAGATGCGTAAAGCGAAAGAAGATTTGTTAGAAGCATCTGTAATCATTTGTGACCTTATTGACGAGCTTCCTGATGATATTAATGAAGCACTACTGTATGCTGAAAAGCATGCGATTATAGATGCCATGATAGCTAAATTCGAAAAAGAAGTAAAAGCTGTCCTGGGAGAGCACGTAAATATAATTGTGGATATTACTGCGTATGAACGTAAGAACCCAGAACCAACTGCATCCGCCTAAGAAGAAAAACAGAGAGTCTGTTCCCATAAATCCTATTAGAAGAGTATTCTATAAGGATGGGGACAGCTCTATGCTGTTATGTAAAGACGTAACTCCCAATGCTGCTAAAGTATTGGTACACTCTATCAGGGAAAATGCTAAGAATCTTGGAATCAGCATACAAGGCAATTTTATCATTACGCAATAATCTATGGAACATAGGGTAAAAGACTATAAAATATTCGATTTGTGGAGAATTAATATATTCGACAAGGTTATTGATGATGTAATTCATGCTCTTAGAGTTAAATATCGTATTGAGATTTATAATACAGCAGAACCATTTGTATCTCCATCGGGAAAAGACGAAGGTAAAGTAGTATATGGATTCTCAGTAAAGATATGTAATCCAAAATGGGGATGGAATGCACGTCAATATATCGGTAAAACAAATTGGATGCCAAACGTGTGGGAAGCTAAACGCAAAGCTATTAATATTGCGATAAAGTGGATTCTGAGCCACAAGTCTCAGAAAAGTAAAAAACCAAAAATTGTAGCAATCAATGGTACTAAACAAAAACAACAAAGTTGATCCTGGCTTTTGGATTGGCTTATTAATGATCGCTGCATTTTTATACTTAACGTATAGATGTAGAGGATGAAAAAAGGTCAAATTATTCGTCGTAAAATCAGCGATGGAACACCAGTAGGTCCTTATTTAAGGATAGAAGAGTTTAAATACAACTCTAAAATAGTAGTTGCTCATATGATCAACGGAAAAAGTACATCGGTGCTTGCAAGAGCAAATGTGTACGAGCCTAAAGTATTGAATTTTGTACTATCTGATGATATCGTTACACGAATCAAGGAGAAAGTACAGAAAGCAATAATACACGATATTTCACAGAAGTGGAATACATTAAAAATGCAAAGCGCAGAAGTAGTGCAAATACGTTCGGTAAAGTATAGCACAAGAACAGTTATTGTTAGAATAGATGGTGTTAGCACTGTCTATTGGAACAAAAAACCACAAGTACGATTACAACTTGGAGAAATAATAGAATCTAGCGATTTCTAATGACTAAGTTTATCAAACCTGGACAACTGATTACAGTAAATAATACTGTATACAAAGCTCGTAAAAGAGAATGTGGTTGTCGAGGATGTGATTTGAACGATTATAGTCTATGCCCAAGTGTAATCGATAGTGCTATAAAAGAAAAAAGATACGACTGCGCAATGTATCAAGTAATATTAAAACGAATCAACACTTGATTTGTTCATAATTAATTTGCAATTAGAATCTACGGTTCGTGAGAATAGTAGATTCAATTTAACATGCATAGAACCCACCAGATATCAGGAAACCTCAAGGCCTGACAGCACATTCCACCAATAATGACAGTTTAAGTCTGAAGAGAGAAGGATGTAGTGCACAACAGATGTGTCAATGGGGAGAGGGTGCATGCATGTTGTAAAAATTATACGAGTGAATCAGACTCCATGGAAATTCCTAGGGAACTTGTATAATTTTAGCAACCCCACAGTCGTAATAGAAATCTCGTGGTAAATATGTCGGAAAGATCGACACACGTAGTAACTAACGCAAGAGGTCGCACCTCTCCCGTAGTAAGGATGCTTTAAACGTATGCCGTAAGTGCAACTGTGGGAACAATATACGTCCGAGGTGGTTTGGAGGGGTACGAAATCACGCTTTCAGAGAGTAGTACGTGTAGGACGTTTTAAATAATACGCTTAGTGCTGTGCGCGAAGATTGGCTTTATAGGTATTTGCTCTCCCCTCTGGTGGCCATGAAAACAGCACAACGGACTTGTAGCTCAGTTGGTTAGAGCATCAGACTCATAATCTGAGGGTCCCTGGTTCAAGCCCAGGCTGGTCCACACCTGTGAAGGCAAAATCCGTTTTAATTACTTTTAGTCATGATGATTTTAATTTAGCCCCTCAGCGGAGGGGCACCTGGTCTATTCGTCTATCGGTTAGGACGACAGATTTTCATTCTGTAAAGAGCAGTTCGACTCTGCTATAGACTACTAAGATTGTAGTATAATCAACACGGTGGTGTTGTAGGGTGTACCATTTTTACTTTACCCGAGTTAAAGAGCATATATCTTTTCCCCGTATACTACAATCTTCACTATAAAATACATACAATATGTTTATAAATGCTTTACATCTTGTTGCTATATTAGCAGCTCAATGTCCAGAAACAATAATGGAAGTTGGAGATTATTATATAATAGAAAATATTCAATATCCGTTTGCTGAACAAAAAGATGCTGATAGCAGAATTGCGTATCTGCCACCCCCTGAAAATAAGGTAGAGACGCATGAATATCCTTACGTCAAAACAGTTAAACCGTCCGTGCATATCGCACGGGCACATGTCAAACAAGACTTTAAATCTTAGGCGACCTGCGGCTTTAACTATTTTCATAAGAGATTCATTATACAGGAGGGTTCTTAGGGGAGAATCCTCCTTTTGTATGTATTTAAAATTAAGAAACTAACAAAAAGTGTCAAGGTTTTTTCCAAGTTCCTTAAAAACTGGGCATAGCAAATAATATTATTTTCTAAATTCATTTATCAAAGATGAAAACATTCTTAAAATTATTCGCTGCAGCACTTCTAGGCGCTGTGGTTTCGGTCGTAGGACTACAGATATACGACCATGTAACCAAACAATCTGTAGATGGTTCAGGCATTGAAATGCTCATGGACAGTATTGCGTCTGCTAAAATAGCAGATTACACCAATCCTGTGTTTAATAGCACAGATGAACTCCTCTCATTCAGAGATTTCTACGTTGATGACAAACAGCTTGACGACATTTTTGTACAGCTACCAGAACAGATTATACAAAATGTTGCTGGTGTATGTATATCAAAGAACGGGAGTGTAAGCAAACGTGAGCTAGTGCTCGAATATCTAGACAACCAAGACGTATATAATAATCTACCAAACGTTAAGGGCTCCGATAATCCTGCACAACCTGTCGATACCTCTGCTACAGATCTAGGCGATAAACGTGATAATATTATTTCTACATCATATCGCTACCGCACAGATACTGTAAACGGAAAGCCTGTTAAGATCCGTGTAACAACAGAAGAAAAGATAGAGTGATATGGTGAACGCGCTTATTGTATTCTACGAAGGAACAAAACCTACAAAAGGTAACGTAGAAGCACTTGCTAATGGTCTGTTAACAACATCCTGGTGTGATGGTGTAACAGAGATTAAGCATTTCGACTCTGATAGTATTAGTAGAGCTATATTGGACAGAGATAGTAAACAAGAGAAAAAGATGAATATAATATCCATCTCTTCAATAGATGACGTTAAGCGCACACAAGCTGCTCATCGTCTTGAAAGTATCTTGAATATTACCTTTGCTCAGGCCCTGGCTATGCTTGAAGAAGGTAAAATATCAGTGCCTATTGACATTGATATAGATGACATAACTCGCATTATTTGTGACGGCGGTGGTCGTATAACACACGGACCATCTAGTTATGCTGTATCACAAGCAGTATATTTTATGAACAGCTACGCAGGTAGACTGTGGGATTTGATTGAAGTAATAAAACAAATCCGAGACGGTATCATTACAAAAGAAACCGAAGCAGTTAAAAGCGCAATAGATATATTGAACGCTAATTCTGGTGGTAACTGGAGTAAGGTAGAAAAAGATGTGAGAAGTATCATAAACATTATGTGATATGTGTCATGGTAAGTACGGATTTAATGGCAAAACAATACGTTTTAAGTCAGAGAGTCCAAAACACAAGAATGCAGTGCCGTACACACGTACAGTAAAGCATAAAGCCTCAACTTATGAGGAATATAAATAAACTTTAAGTTAAACAATTAAACATTTATCAAAAATGGCAGAAAAGAAAGAAAACAAGAAGGCAGCTGAAAATGCAGCAGAGCCTCAGGATTTCAAAGTAAACAACCACGTGGATGAGGAGTCTCTGGTAGAGGCTGCTGTCGCCGACATGAAGAAGGAGGAGGCAGACAAGAAGAAGCGCGAGATCAAGGATGCAATTGGTCTGGCCACCTATCAGAACGTCAAGACCCGTGCGGAACTCCGTGCACGTCGCCGTGAAGACGACATCACCAAGGAGAAGTTGGACGGAACGAAGAAGCTGCTCGAGCGTGTAATCGGCTTTGAGACAGAGATTGTCAACGGTCGCCTGGTTCCCACAAAGAACAAGTGCAAAGAGCCAGTCCTGACTCCTACCGAGTACAAGGAAGAGAAGCGTAAGTTGAACGAGGAGATTGAGAAGAAGATCTCTGAGAGCAACAAGCAGTTACGTAAGGATCTCGAAGAGCTGCGCGCCAGCTATGAGGGTCGTTACGCCTACTGGTGGGATTAATCCCATTATATGATTTTCACTCACCCAGAATCCTAGAATCAGTGGTGTATAAGCAGTCGAAAAATGTAAAAATGGCATTGCGCCTGGTATGGATGAAGTAGTCTGCTTTATGTGAATTGACACATACACAAGAACCTTTGAGTCACGTGCGAAAATCAACACCGTCAGCACGGTGTAATAATATGCTGCCATTAGATCAACAATTACGACGTATGAGTCATGAACCGGTGCTACTGTGAGCGGTCAACCTTCATTAAGGGAAGCAGCTACCGCGTTGTATATCAAGAATGCGAGTATATTCTGCAAGAACCAGAGAGTCAGTCAGGGCAATGTACTACAAATAAAGGTTTATGAAAAAGCCATTCTAAGCGTTTAATATACTCCAGAGGATTAGCTACCCACAAGAGTATAGAAAATGCGTCAGAGAGGCTGTAAATAGCCTTAAATCGAATCTTACAACTGATCATTGTGAGGTTCACAAGTGAAATCTTAGCGTGTCCTAGGATATGCTGTTCGGACGGCGGTTCGATTCCGCCCAGGTCCACGTGTATTATTGATTAACACTCCAAGCTCCCTGAATTGTGTACTCGCTGGCACTGAAGAAGGTGTACAGAGGATAGAGGCGGGAGCTTTTAATCTGGGCTTGAATGGTTTTGACGGCAGCGGAAAGTAAGACGTTAAGCGCTTCGATATAAAAATTAACTGGCAATTATAACATTGCAGACTACACGGGTCTCCAGGAGGCAGCGTGAAGTCGGTGTACAGGCTACCTAAGTGCCTGTGAACGGTGAATGAGTAATAACGGAACTATGGCAGGTTCGAAGCCTGCACTCATTCCAATGTTGTGGACATGCTTACAGAGGCTCGCTTGACACCACTATAAAAACAAACGCCTCAAAAGGTTCCTTAGCTCAGTTGGATAGAGCAACAGATTTCTAATCTGTCGGTCGAACGTTCGAATCGTTCAGGAATCACTATGAAAAAACTAGGATATCGTGAAATGTTACGGGACCGCTGTCCCAAAGTTGTAGACCTTGCATTGAAGTTTACAAAATCTAAAAATGCATGGGTTGAACATACTTATACTCATTTCGTAAAGATTATAGGCGATAAAGTTGATAATGAAAGCAGACTTATACAAAAAGCTCCTGAAAATAAGAAGGAGATCGTACGAGCTATACTTGGAATTGTTAAAGGTAAACCTAAAAACTTTATATTTGAGAGAAGTATTGATTGGGACGAGCTTACTGATACAAATGACCCAAAAGATCCAAGTACGAAAATATATTGGAAAAGGGTTACTTCATGGGTAAACTGGTTCAGAACTAATCACGCGTATGTACAAAATACGTATGATAACTCTAAAAAGATAGGTAGAACTGATCTTGATATACGTATTGAGATTATTAATACTCATCTTAGCGAACTCATGCCTTCAAGAGACGCTTCAGAAGAAGAAAAACAAGCTAAATATGCATTTGTAGATAGATTAGTTGACTTCTTAATAAAGAGTTTTGAAAAAGAGTATGTGTAGTATATTTTCCAAATATTTGACTCCGATAGGAGTAGATGACGAGAATCAAAAACCTAGTGTTATTTACGATCATTTACGTATCGCATACAATCAAGGCGTAAAGGGTATAGTAGAAAATACCAAGGTGTTTTCGTTATGTGACGACGAAGTTGATGATGAAATTCTGTACGAGATTTGGCGCAATGATGATCTCCATAGTATATTGGTGTGGGTAAACAAAAAGATAGTCCTATTATTAGGGCTAGCTGATTATCGAACGATAGGTGTTCGAATGCGAATAGCAACAGGTTTACTTAACAAACTGGTATATGATGGAAGATTGTCTGCTAAATTGAGTAGCAAGATACATCGCAACTTTGTAACTACAATCAATGGCGAACTTTCTGAGATAAACACAGAAGATTTACCATTCTAGGGCAGAAAACCTAACGGGATTGGTATTCCCACTGCCCACTAAGCGTTTCGGTTCCGCGTACAGGAGTGACACCTTAATAAACCGAGTAAATTGTTTTTGATTATGAAGAATCCTAGAATCACCCCAACTGAAGTTGACTTAATCAAAAAAGCGCAAGCAGGCGATGAGCTTGCTTTTAATGCACTTTACTACAAGTATAAAGGCTTTGTAGAGAGTCTTTTGTTCCAGTATCTAAAAGATATGGACGAGTCTAAAGAAGTGGCAAATATTGTCTTTCTTAAAGTGCATGATAAACTCTCGAAATTTGTAGCATACGACTCCTTTGGGGGTTGGCTGCGAATATTGACTAATCGAACTGCAATTGATTATTTGCGTAGTATAAAGAACAAACAAGTAGCTGATATAAAGGAGGACCGACTAAACTCCAATATTCAGGCTTGTGCTGAAGATGACTTAGTCAATCATCTGACGTATAAGGAACTACTTCGTGAGTTTGAGAAACTTCCAGAGGTCACTCGTAAGATCTTTGAAAGATTTTATGTAGATAATTTAACCGTAGAAGAGATTAGTAAGACGTTTAATCCTAGAGTACCAGTAGGAACTATAAAATCCACGCTCTCCAGGACTAGACGTAAGTTAAGACAACGTTTAAAATTACAATCATGACAGTAGCTTTATTGTTCATTCTCGGAACACTGTTTATATTGGGTATCGCAAGATACAACAATAGCAACAAAGTATTCTGGGCCCTATTTGTAAGCTATACATTAGCTTTCACAGTAGGAACGATTGCTCATAAGGCAATCGAAAAGAAGGAACAAAGTCAGGTCATGCTCAACCAGGCGTACCCCACACAAGGGTTGTTGGCTACACAGGGAACATTCGTATGTATTCCTGAGTATGTAGACTATACAACACCAGTGAAGGTAACTTCAAGCCTTGTGAGTCAGGATTATACGCCTGATATGGTTGAGCCTAACCAGACTTTAAGTGATGTCTGTGGGGTGACTCATAGACTATACCTACACGCTTTGCCAAACCCGCCAAACAGTGTAGAAATTGTAGACGATTCTTGAAAGTCTACTACAATCAGTTCCTATGGTTATAGTTAAGTGGACTAACCAACCACAAGTAATTAATTTAAAAAACCGTTATCAAAATGGCAAAAAACAACAAGACTTCTGCAGCTGCAGCAGCAGCAGAAGCACAGGGAGCTCCTGAAAATAATACTACAGTGAAGTTTCCTGTAAACAATAACCCTAACACAAAGGGTATGAGCCAGAGCGATAAAGTCGCTTATATTGGCGCACTACAAAACGAACGTGCATTCTTGATGACCAATACCGAGAAGCCTTCTCAGTGCACTATCGATGGTCTCACCATGCTTGCACAAGTATCAATCCTCGATGTCGCTATTACTGAGATAGCATCTGGCAACAGTGTTGCTGGTCTTATCATCACAGCTAACGAGAACAACTACAACGCCTTGATGGGTATGGCAATTGAGCGCGGAATTAAGCTTCCTGAGTTCAAGATGCTTCCTGCTCCTACAGAGGAACAGCTCAAACAGGCAGGTGTTGTTGGCCTTCTTCCAGCTGAGACACGTGTTGTTACAATTGACAAGAAGGACGTGTCTGAAAAGACCATCAAAAGCAAAAAGAAGGAAATGGAATCTGTCGCCAAGGCAGTTAGCAATCCTGCGGAGATAAAGACTCCTGAGCAGTTAAAGGCATCTCTCACAGCCATGCTCGTAAAGCCTATCTCTGACGGTATTGATCGCCCAGACGCACGTGTACAACGTACCATCAAGTTCTATCGTGGCTATTTGACCATCCAGGCCAATGCTACTGAGGACAAGACGGCTGCCGTTAACGAAGTTAAGGATAAGTCTCGCCAGAAGTTGCTGGATGAGATAGCAGAGATTGTTGGTCCTTGCCCATTTGCATTGACTGGCACTGCTTACTTTCTTCGCAAGCGTTCCGCTGAGACTGGAAGTCCCATTTCGTCGTTCTGCCTCTATCGTCGCAGTGCCGTTCCTGAGAAGGACAATACCATTGACGATCAGTACGTGGCTGACATCGTTCGCATTCTCTTACTGTGGTCATGTAACAGTAGAATAGCTGAGTGCAACGAAGTTATCAAGGAGCAGAAGAAGCATCTTGAGAACGAGAAGGGCGCTGCAAAGGTAGCAACTGAAACTGCTATTCGTGCAAACGAGACCGCCATCGAGGAGTTGAACCTGATTATCACAGAAACTACCAATCCTTCATTCGAGGTAGTAGACGCTTTGATTGACAACTACAAGTCTGACAAGACTGACTCTGAGGAGTACAAACTTGCTCACCGTCTGGTTGGTAATATCATTGACACTTACTATCCTGAGTTCAAGGGTAAGGAGCTTGATGATGAGACTAATGAGGCATTGCTGAAGAATGTTCAGCAGCGTGCTGGCATTATTGTCAACATGTTCACCGATCCTCTGTCTCAGTCTATCAACTACAAGGAGAGCAATCTCGTTGAAGTTCCTGTTCCTGAGGAGAAGAAGGGTTAAGTGATGTGATAGTTTCGAAATCTATCAAAGGTATGAAACTAGTTACAACAATTATTTGTTCGCTATTGTTTGCCCTAGCAGGGTGGTCATTAGCGGAGGTAGAGAACAATGAGATGTCTATGCGCAAGCATCAGACATTGAACGCTGCAACGCTGCCCGATTATCGAGCATTGCCGTTGCCATCTATCACTCAACCTATAGTTGAGAGACAGAACAAAACGGAGAAAGAGTATGTCCCACTAGAAATAGTGGTTGTTAAGGACACATCTCAAGCTCCGAGAGTAAAGAACCTAGTGTACAAGAAGAAGCGTACATCTGCTCGTGCCACAATAAAACGTCAGGGGTTGAGCACACCAGCTATAATTCCTGATAGTATTGTTAACAACAAAGTACGTGGGGTTCGCGAGGAGTACACCCCAGACACTGTTGGACCTCCTAAAGCGTCCATTTGCCTCACAGTCGACGGTGAGGTAGTCTACAAGCGTTAGTCACTCCGGTGCATGGGGGATGTATGAGGATTCATACATTCCCCGCCCGATGGGCACACGTCAGCATTCGTCTACGGAGTAGGTCTCATCAACCTTAGAATGCGAATAGTACAACTTGATCCGAGAATATGTTAGCCATCTCAAATGGTGAGAAATCCAAAAGGTAGGATGAAATGCTATAAGTTTTATGCGTACTACATAATCGAATCGCTTATAGTAAGTAGGGTGAGCGTATGTATCAGACCCTAACACTAATATATACCAGCAGAGTCCTTTATGCTCTTGCCAGACTCTTTGAAGTGTGGGGTATTAGTAAGGAAGACGCATAAGTCCCGAATGATGGGCAAAACTGAACCGTATTCGACATACTATCTGATGATACATAAGGATAGCATAACGAAACAGGAGTCGCAACATTGAGTTTGAAGCCAAAACACTCAATGATGTATCAACTTTAAGCTGTAGTCTAGTGTTCCACGTCTCCACAACGTGTATGAAGGGATGAAAAATATCTGAGTATATTCGCCTAGCAGAAGGTGTGACTGTCTGCGCCGTACCGTAACTACGGTCCTTGGAGAAATCCTTGCCGTTCGATTCGTGCACAACTCCGTTGAAGGGGTGCCAGGGATGGGGTACAGAGGAAAATATGATGAAGATGACCGCCAGGCTTTAGTCGTTTGTGCGGGATATAAGAGGAAATGACTACAAGTGGATGCGCCACTTAATCCATATGGTTCTGGAGCCTATGGTACGCGGATGAAGAGCGCGGAGAAACTCTATTTCAATTGATAACAAGTACTGGTAAGCGAGTATTATGTTTGAAGGATGAGGAAATGCGTTTTAGATGGTTACTAGATAGCCAAAAATTTCTTATCTAGGTGGTCGATTCGAAGCCTATACATTCCAGTATAGAGAGAGATCGCTTCCTTCGAAAGTAAGATGATAGTTAGATGACGAACTGTATACAATATACCGTTATACTTTATCGGGAGAAGATTCTAACGAAGATAATACGTAGTAGAAAACAAAAGAGATAATTAACATGTTTAACAAAAATTGATGTCCCCTGGCTGGGAGAAATTAATGTTGTATATCAACGAAAGACTCCGTTTGTAATGTTTGTGAGTGCTTTCACGCCAGAAATCGAGTGCCAACCGTTCCTGAGAAGCAAATAGACAAGATGAATCCTATCAGAGCATAGACAGCAAATCTATGTGTTCGGTAGAGACCATGAAGTCATATACATTTAATCGATGGGCAGCTTATCGCGAAGTGAAATCACCTCCCTGTCTCGGAGGGGTAAAGGAAATAGAAGTAGCAAACCGTACAACCAGTTGCATTTGGGATAGTTTGTGAAACTAGGACTCGATGAAGCGGAACATTAAGTGGGTGACAAGAAGCGATGTATGAGGTGGAATTCCTCCAGTATTCGTGCACTATAAATAATGAGGGTGAGTAAACACATCCAAGAGAAGAAATATTTAGTACCGTAGAATCGCTAGGAAGAATTTTAAATCGTAGTACTTGAAAAGAGTTATGGAGCTCTTAGATTGTTCGATAAAGAAACGTAATCCTTACGTAGGTAAACACAAGCACGTTGAAATAACAAGGAAAGGTAATAGTAGTATGAGCCTTAAATCATGCAACAGGAGAGAAAATCTGTGGTTAAATGACAATCGTAGTGTAGTTAACTCTTAAGGTACTTGGGAAATATACTAACAGAGAAACTATGCAAAATTTTTGTGGTGAGTCCTATGAACATTAGTTGGATAATTCCAAAATTTTGCCAACGGACTCGAAAAAAGTGAATATTGGATTTAATATAAATTTAATAAATGTTTACGAAAATATAAACATACCGACAAATAGGGTTAGTGTTTGATACACATATTCAGCGTTCAAAGTTTTCGAACCTATTGAGATGATGGGCTTAGATAATCCTACCGTTGGATTCCCGTTACATGAGTTGAGCTTCATTTTAAGGAATATAGAAGTGTAACTAGTCTCTAATAGAAGCGTGCTTCCCGTAAGCACAGCAACTGAAATCACAATAACCGTCTAACGTCAACATCTAGTAGAGCCACCGAGCCGGATGTAAAACTTATATAAAACAAGGTAAACCTGCACCTTGAAGCAGGAATTATTAATCTTTCGTTGGTGGATCAACCACGATATCAAAAAGGAAAGAAAAATGGCAGAAAAAACTATCGACGTTAATATTTCAAACGTCATCCCTAGCACTCGTCAGGCTGCTAGTCTTATTGGTGCTTTGCTAGGCAAAGCTTACACTGAAGTTGAAATGAAGGAAATCTGGGCCGGCGGCAAGGAAGGCTTTGAGAACGACAAGAAGCAGGCAAACACTCCTGGTGTTGCTCTGTTGATTACCAATCGTTCTCCTCGCAAGTACACGCTCCGTACCAAGGATATCATTGGTGCTTGCTTCGATACAGTAGGTATCGGTGAGGCTAAGCAGGTAGGTATCTCTATCAATGCTCGCCCCGATGGCACTCGTGATTTGTTCTTCCCGCTCAACAACGGTGTTAATCCAGTTGTAACCGAGAAGCCCATCGAAGATGCAATCGAGGCTGCTATTCACGCTGAGGGTGAGAACTTCTTCCTGGACGCTAAGAAGGTTGCCAAGGTTCTGAACGACGCTAACCGCGCTGAACTCAAGAACATTGACATGCTGATGTCAGCTCTGAACAAGATGAAGCAGAACATCCAGGGCGCTATCGTCGAGAACGATAAGAAAGCAGATGAGATTTCTAAGGAGTGGAACGACTCCAAGATGGATAATGTCAAGATTAAGGACATCCTTAATGGTGGCGCTACGAGTGTGATTAACGTTCATACATCTAACGAGTAATATGAAGGTTAAATCCCTCACAGACTGGTCTATCGGTTTGATGGTCCAGTTGATGAAAAATGAGACCGTCGCAGAAAAAGTAAAAGCTGTCGGCGGAGAGGGTAAATCATACGCAATCTTCAGAGTTTGTGACGATGGAACTGTAGTTCTTGGTGAAACAAGCTTTGATTTCTGGAATCGACTAATCGGATGTCAGGTAAAACTGCCGTTCGAGAGTTGGGCATTAGCCGTATGGGATGCCCTTGTGAGTCTTTCTGTAGGTGACAATGCAGTTGCCATTGAAGAAGGACTTGGTGTTGAAATTGCTAAGAAAGCACAACGCGAAAATGAATATGATTGGGTTGTTTCTCGTTTATTCGAGATACACGAGCATGTATGCAACAATAAAGGCGGTGGAGCGTCTCTCGAGGGAGACCGGAGGAAGTCAGGCTCAAGCGTAGTCGTCAAACCTGTTGCAGAGCCCGTTGTCGTGAACGTGAACGTATCCGACAAGCATCGCGTATTTCACTTTCCTGACGCAACTGGTAAAGCATTTCTTAACCTGGAAACGGGGATAGTAGGAATGAGTGTAAGTACGTCCGATGAATAATCTCGAGGGATTTAGTCTGTATATGTCGAGGCATTAGCAGACAAGGATTTACAAACACTTATTATTACAATTCTTATCTTAGTTGAGAAGTGTAAAAACAACAATAAAAACAATCTCATTTATACACTTGAGGGTGTTTTGAGGAGTAGGGTCTCGAGGGACCCTCTCCTCGGAGATTAGTTTTAGCTTTATACACAAGCGATTGGATATAAGGCACGTAGGTAATCTCGAATTCAACATAATTCACGGAAGTTTAACTAAATCAAATGTTTATAGTATGACGAAATCAATTAAGTTGAATTCAAGTAAGATAATCGCTATGCGCGATGAGATTAATTCTAAGAAGAAGAAGTATTGGAATTATATTAAGGCAGAGAACCTTCTCTCCAAGAAAGAGATTAAGGCTGGTCTGCGTTCCCATGATGTGAAGAATCTCTATAATGAGATCACACAGATGGCCGAGAAACTTGTCTATATTAAGGGTATGCTTATGTATTTGAATATGGGTATTACTACTTTTGACAAGGAGGCGTTTAAGAAGACGAACAATTATAGTATTTTTATGGCTTGCGAGATGAAGGAGGCTATTTGTCAGTTGAAGATGATTCCTACTCTTGACCAGAAGACTAAGGCTCAGAAGGGTCTGAAGAATATCGGTAAGGATGAGGTATTCACATCTGCAAAGATTGCTTCTATGATTAAGGATCTCCAGTTGAAGGCTAACAAGTTTGATACTGCAATGGAGGACTTTAATACGAAGACTTCTATCGATCTCGATGCTGCAACAGCAGATATGTTTAAGATTGATATGGCAGCGTAAAATACATATGGATCAGAATGCTGGTGCGTACGTGTAAAGAAACGTACGAGCGGATCGTTCCCGCACTGATCGCAATATTTCCCAATAATTAACATGTTTAACAAAATTCATTTATCAAAGATGAAACCAAAATACAAGCAGGTGGTTCTGCCTCATTTTATGGCAAACACCGATTTAAACAAACACAGCAAAGATTACAACCTTAAGGCTGTATTCAATTCTGGTGAAGAGGGTATAGTATATATCTTCAAGAGAAAGAGTTTTATTACTCGTTTAATTAACAAAGTTTTTAACAAATAAATAGCATAATCAATATGAATAACAATACAAAGGTAGAAACTGCTCAGAAGAGTCAGGCTACCAACAAGAATACATCCAAAGTTCCCACAGGTAAAGTAACTCTAATGAAAGAAACGGAAGCCCGCAAGAAGGCTCGTGAGGAACAGTACCGTAGTTTCCGTATTAACGCTCTGCGTCGCCGTTGTAAGCGTATGAAGTTCGACGACGAAAAAACAGAAGAGCTCGTAAAGAAACTCATAGAACAGCTCGACGCTCCTAAGGAATACAACATTTTAATAATGTTGAATCGTGACGATGGTCCCATGGTGAAGGAAGCCCTGGCAAAGGCTAATATTCATTATAAGTATCACGGAGATACGTTTTTCTCTATTGACGGTAACCAGGATGTACTCGCGAAGATACGCGAGATCGCTCCACCTAAGGCTAAGATATATCCTTACGCCAAGAAGATGGAGTCTGTAATCTCTAAGGAAGATAGAGAGAAGGTAAAGAAGCCTACTAACAATACGGCTGAGAAGAAAGCTGCTGCAAAAGCAGCGACATTCAAAGGTCGTGGATCTACTCGTGCCATTCATAGAATGCAAATAGGTAGACTTAAAGATAAGATTACAAGAGAGATTAAACCGATTAGAACTCACGGTTCTGAGAAGTTTAATAAGAACGGAAAACTCCTGGCAAGACGTAAGCCGTCGCCCCGTCCAAACGCCGGAACCAATAAGACGAAAGTTAAAATTGGTAAGCGAGCGTGGATAAAGGCCAACAGTACGCAGGCTGTTTTAAGCCTTGCTGAGCGCATTGCTAAGCAGAAAGCTATAACTGTACAGCTGAACGCTAAAAAGAGCTCTAAAGGCTCAGAAAAGGCCTCTACGAACGTTAAAAAGGCTGCATAACATATGGTAAACCTAATAAGTAAACTAATATGGCACATAGCAGCATACGTCTTAAGGCTCGTAGAAGAAAAGTAGCGAACCTTGCAGCCAACAGTCGTCAGCATTCCGTTAGAAACTGTACAATACCTGAGGCTAAGAAGGAAGATATCATTGATATTAAATATTCCTGGGGTACTGTAAAAGGTACTAAGGGAGGTGGTTGGACAAATCCAAAAGAAGGATATCCTCAACCAAAGAATCTTCGTAAAAGATGTCGTGGACAAAAGTGGATAAGATACAAAGATGGTACCGTAGAACTTAAGAAGTGGGATTATCCATCAGAGTTCCCAGATGCACACGCCCACGAGAAGAAGCTTTGGAAGAATCTCGGCAAAGCCGCAAAGATGAAGGCTTATGAAGACGAGAAGATGAAGAGGTGGGAACATAAACATCCGAAGCCCTGTCCTACAGACGATCTCTTCAAAGACGAATATATTCCTCTTTGGGAGAAAGAACGTGAGGAGGCTTTGACTCGCATCAGAGACTTTGTTGTCTCAATGTTTGACAAGTTACCGTTGACTGGTCGGTATAAGACTGGTGAACATAAGTTTGAGGAGAAGCAGATCGCTGAGATCAAAGACATAAATGGCGAAGGTCATAAAGTCAATGAACTCAAGAAGGATTCTAAACTTCTCAAACACGCTCAGAAGAAAGTAAACGAGGCTTCCGCTAAGAGTGAGAAGTTTGTTGCTGGAAATCTGAGAGACCATAAGCGCAAGAAAGGACGAATAATCCTTCCTGAGCGTAAGGCCGCATAATGCACAGTAAAGCCTCTGCTTAGCACGTAACTGTGTTAGTACACTACCGAAGTCTAATTGACGTTAGGACGGTTCTTCGTGGACATCGCCAAGCGAGTCCTCGCGAAACGGAGAGAGGTTCGATTCCTCGGTGTACACAAGGATGGGTTAGTATAATGGTAGTACTGCAGTAATGCTATAGGTCAGCTGTAGAATGTTGGTTCGAATCCAGCACCTGTCCCTAGTATTAACTAAAGAACCTATGAGTCATGTGGATACGAAATCGAATAGTCTACGTATACGACGTAGAGATATTCCCTAATTGTTTCCACTGTTGCTGTAAAGATACAGAGACAAGTCGACTATACAAATTTGAGATATCAGAAAGAAGGAATCAACTAGAAGATCTAGTTGGTTTCTTTTTATCTGAGGGTAAACAAAGCATGCGAATGTTTTGTGGTTATAATAACCATCATTATGACGATGTTATAATCAATTATATAATTGATTATTCACATACACTGGCAAGTTTACCTTATTGGAAGATTTGTCAGTCTTTGTTTAATCTATCTACTACGATAGTGGAAGACGAAGATGGGAGTCGTGAGAAGCTCAAACGATGGAAGTATGCACATTACTTCGAGTCTATGGACTTACTCACAATGCAGTTTAGTCAAAAGCTTAGAGTGGGTTTGAAAACCATGCAGGTTACAATGCACTATAAGAATGTCTATGAGTATGAGGGAGATTTCGATCAACCCTTGCCTGTAGATAAAATTGACGAAATGATAGCATACAATATAAACGATGTTGAATCGACTACTGAGTTATTAAGCCGCTTGAAAGAGCAAATCGATTTAAGGTTGTTTATCGAAAAAGAACACGGCATAGATTGTCTTTCTATGGACAGTGTTAAAATGGCAGAAACCTTCCTGTTAGAAGAATATTCTAAACGGTCAGGTATTCCAAAAAATGTTATAAAGGAAATGCGTTCTCCTATGGATTATATTCCATTGAAGGATGTTATTCTGCCGTTTATAAAATACAAAAATCCAAAGTTACAGGACGTTCTTGAGGATATGAAGAAACAGATCGTATACTCTAAAGAGCGCAAAGGCTATGAGAAGAAGTTTGTTCTCTCAAATGTGGTGTATTCAGTAGGCGTAGGAGGTATTCACTCTATACATACTCCGAAAATATTCCACCCTAAAGATGACGAGCACATAGGACACGCCGACGTCACTAGTATGTATCCAAGCTTATTAATTAAGTATCAATTGGGTCCTCGACACTTAGGAAAACTATTTTGCGATATATTCGAAGGTATTTATTATGAACGAATAGAAGCAAAACGTACTGGTCAAAAGATTAAGAATCTGTTTCTAAAGATCGTGCTTAATTCTCCTACTGGTAAAATGCAACAGGAGGTAAGTTGGATGTATGATCCGTTCAATGTTTTTAAGATTAGAATAAACGGTCAGCTAATCCTTTTAATGCTTGTAGACAGGCTTTTGGAGCTTGGATGTGAAATCATTCAGGTCAACACTGATGGCGTCGTCTACAGGGCTAAAAACAGCCTTAAAGAGGGTATAGAGAGAGCCATCTCAGAGGTAGAACAGATTACACAACTTGGTTTTGAAGTAGATGAGTACGAAGCATTCTATCAATACGCTATCAATGACTACTTTGGGGTCTTGAAAGGCGGAGAGATAGAAGAAAAAGGTATGTTTATTACAAAAACAAAGCTTGGGAAGGGACTAGCACCAGTAGTCATTCCAAAAGCTGTAATAAATTACTTTGTCCATAACATTCCAGTGACAGAAACTATTGAGAAGGATAAAGATATCCGTGATTTCTTAATGTCACAAGCTGTAGATAAGAAGTTTAAAGTTATGCATGGTGATAAACCTGTACAACGTATCAATAGATTTTATGCAAGCACTAACGGTGAATACCTTTATAAGGATAATCCTGAAGATGGTAGAGACCGAACAAATATGTTAACAAAATCAGGAGTAACAATCCTGAATAAGTTTGATGATACACCGATAGAAGATCGCAAAATTAACTATCGTTACTATACCAGTGAAGCCAAAAAGATAATTGCTGACTTTACTGAACAACAACTAGAATTATTTTAGTAATACACTTAGAACCCAAGAGTCGATAGTATGATTATTGAAGTAAACACAAAGATTTTGGATGAAAATCCAGAATTAAACGCAAATCAATTATTGTTTCTGAGTATTGTGTTGGATAAGAATCAGCCTAAATATCAAGACGTCCGCAAGATTGTCAGCCTAATCAGCGACGACGAAATACAATACTTACTCGATCAACATTTGGTCAACTCGATAGGGAGAGGTGATTCAGTTACATATGAACCATCAGAGAAGTTGTTACAACAAGTTACTCTTAAAAAAGAGTACTTCGACCTTTTCTATGATATGTATCCTGTGTATGTTGTGAGAGCGGATGGAAGTAAATCTTATCTGCGTGCGAACGTAAATAAGTGTCGACATTTCTTTAATACCAAGTGCGGAAGGAGTTCTGCAATGGCCGAGCATATTATTAAGTGTCTCGACTATGAAGTATCTAAGCGTATGAGAGAAGGCTCTCTTAGCTATATGATGACCATGTGGAATTGGTTGACACGTAGCCAATGGGAAGCTGTAGAAGATGAAATGAACGATAATTCCAAAATATCAGTAAACTCTTATGGAACAGAACTTATCTAATGTACGTCCGATGAGTGTTGTGGCCCAAGAGGCTATCAACTACGTTAGAGGAAGAAGAGAGCATAATATTGTATCTCTTAAAACTAGGTGGAGAAAGTTTAATAAGCAGTGTATGGGAGGTATTGAACCTAATACTGTCATTACCATAGCTGGTATATCTGGAAGTGGAAAGAGCTCATTTGTTAATGAGCTAACTACCGACATAATTGATTTGAATCCAACTGAAGACATAGTCATTCTAAACTTCTCATTAGAGATGGTTGGATTTAGGCAAGTTGGAAGAACGTTGTCGAATAAACTTCGAATAACTACTTCTACCTTGTATAGTTCAGAAATGGACCTGGACGATGAGACGTTTAAACGCGTAGTTGCAGTATCTAACCAGTTGAAAGAGTATCCTATCTATTTTGTAGATAATCCAACTACTCCTTCAGAGGTAGAACGAACTATTAAATCTTTCTATGAGTCACATATAAAGGGTTCTAAGAAACACTTTATTATTGTATACGATCACACGTTGCTGACAAAACAAGTAGGTTCTGTTATAGAAACTACATCTGAACTCGAAAGAGTATTCATCCAGGCTAAAAAGCTCCCGATGACGTCAGTTATACAGATCGCTCAGATGAATAGAAATATTGAGTCTTCAGAGAGGATAAACAACCCATTGAGTCATTACCCAATGAGAAGTGATTTATCGTCATCTGATGCAATGTTCCAAGCAAGCGATTATGTCCTTGTGATGCATAGACCAGAGATATTGAACATCCAAGAGTACGGTCCAAACCGTTTACCTACACAAAATAAGGTGTACATGCACATGTTGAAAAACAGAGATGCAGGAAAGCCTTGTATTCTTGAATTCGAGAACGATTTGATGTACAACAATCTGGTTGAAAGTTAATGCGCAGATGGCTAGTATTAACTTAAAAAATAGGCTGAATTATGATTACAACATACACTTTTGGTAAGAAGAACAACAACAATAGTATTCCCTTTTCAACTAGTAGCAAACCCAACTATTCTAAGATTCTTGACGATCTTGTTATTGCTGATGTAATTAAGAAGAATAGTTATCTGTTTAACAACAGTAAGAAGAATGATGAGGACTCTGCCCTCTTCAAGGCTCTTCTGGGCAAGAAGTATGATACTAAGCTTGACAACGCTATTGATTTTCTTGCTAATTATAAGAAGTATAAGAAGAGTTACTCTATTCCGTATATCTACGGTAAGATGTATACTCTGAGTGATGGTACCCCCATTGTTTTCTACGAGGATGAGATCCAGATCGGTTTCGATTCATATAAGTATACCGATTTCTCTGATTTCAACTTCCTGAAGTCATTGAGTACCAATACCAAGAAGACTATTATTAATATCTACACCAACGGTGCAGCTAATATTAATATTAATCTTCTTTAATCATTAGAACTATAAGTCAATATGATAATATTACCAACTCAAAAAGTTCCTGCAACTTCGACTAATCCGCAGTATTTGGTTTTATACGGCCTTCCTAAGGCAGGTAAGACCAGTGCTGTAGCTCAGTTGGAGAATAATCTCATCATAGACCTTGAAGGCGGATCTAAGTTCATTGATGCGCTAGCTGTTCAGGCACGTACCATTAATGATCTTGGAGAGATTGCACAAGCCGTTCGAGCTAAGAATGATGAGTTGGGACATAATTTCTATAAACACATTACAATAGACAATGCCACACGTCTTGAAGACATTTGTATGTCTTATGCTTGCACTCTATATAGACAAACGGAACTTGGAAAAAACTGGAAAGGAACGGATGTCACTACGCTCGCTCGTGGAGCAGGTTACAAATATCTAAGAGACGCTGTGAAGAAGGTAATTGATATGTTCAAGGACCTTTGTGACGAATTTATTCTAATAGGCCATGTCAAAGACAGTATCACCGATAAAGATGGAGAAGAAGTTAACGCAAAAGAAATCGACCTCGTTGGTAAACTTGGGAAAATTGTGTGTGGTATGGCCGACGCTGTCGGGTACGTCTATCGCAAAGATAATGAAACTCACATCAGCTTCAAGTCTGGAGGAGACGGAACGATTATGGAAGCACGTGCTAGGCACATCGCAGGTAAAGATATTGTTATAGCAACAGGTAACGAAGATGGAACTATAACAACCTATTGGGATCGTGTTTATAAACCAGAAGTATAACTCAGAGTTTAAAAATTATGTATAGTACAAAAACAGCAACAACAAATAATGAGGAGTTTAACTCTTCATATATGCCTGTGGGCATTAATGAGAATATTACCTTAAAAGAGGTAAACGTTAATAAGACACCTAACGGTCGTGATTTCTTGGAGATTATCTTTGAGAATGAAAATGGTCAGACCGCTACTATGACTGAGTGGAAGAATGAGAAGAATATGTGGATTAAGACGGATGAAGATCTTCAGCGTCGTGATAATCAGCAGTTCGGTCGTATTCTGCAGGTAATAGATGCAATTAAAGGTGGTCATAACGATTTTGAAGGTTCTTCATTTATCGAGATGATTACTTGGGCTAAGATGTGTCTTAACGATGGAGAAAGTGGTACCGCTCGTCTTAAGGTAACTTATGATAAGAACGGTTATACACAGGTATCCAAGAATGGTATTTTCATTGAACCTATGAGTGTAACAGAGTCTCAGATTAAGCTTTGGAAGAACGATCTTTTGGAGCGTCCCATTGTAGCAGATAGAGAACCTGCTGCAGATCCGCTCAGTGTAACAACTGCTCCGGTTACTGAGACTACAGGTGCTGACGACCTGCCTTTTTGAGATTAATGTAAATGGTATTACATACTATATGCATTATGATGATTGGCTGAAACTAAGGGAATGGAGACGAAAAAACGACCCGTTCTACTGGTTATGACAGTCAGTGGTGCTGACGACCAACCTTTCTAATTTAATACGCGTATATTCGCACGTTGACAGCCCACGAAAGTGTATTGCTGGCGATTATGTTAGAATAAACGGTCAGTGGTGGAAGACTGATGGAATAAATCTGTCAGCCCCTTCAGTTATGATACAAAAACGATATCAATATTGGACCCATGAAGGTGTCGTATGGACACCTTGGGTAGATTATTGTGAAGATGATTCACAATTGAAAGAAATTGAAAAAATGTACAAATGGCAACTTAAAAATAAACTCAAGAATGAGTTTAGAGTTGTATAAGGTCGGGATTTTGGCGTAAAGGTAGCCGCGAGGGACTTAAAATCCCTTGGTCAGTTGACCGTGAGGGTTCGAATCCCTCATTTCCCACATACTAAGAGCTTATAAGCCATGTATAGTACAAAAACAGCGATTACAATGAGTCTTAGAGACTTGTTGAATAAAGTGGATGACTATACTATCTATTCTTATTATCTTGGTGCTTTTAAGCCAGGGAAACTTATGAATAGTCCTTTAAGAGGAGACGATAAGATGCCATCGTTCGCTATATTCGCAACTAAGGATGGTGCTTTATTGTTTAAAGATCATGGAACAGGAGTGTCTGGAAATGCTCTGAAGTTCATGAAACTCTATAAGAATATTCAAACACGTGAGGAACTAGAGAAAGAACTGCTGAGAATCGTTAAGCGATCCAATCCAACCAGCAGTGTGGCAACTGTGACACGGTCATATACTCCTTCTGGAGAATCTGACATCGGAATAGTTCGTCAACCATTTACAGAAGTTGATAAAAAATACTGGAAGCAATTCCATATATCTCTGGATACGTTGAAGAAATTCAATGTATTTAGCATTAAATACTATCTTTGTAATAGAGTCGTCAGAGGAACCTACAAAGATACCAGTCCTATGTATGCATATAAGGTTTATGATAAATTTAAAATTTATAGACCTTTAGCCTCAAAGTATACTAAATGGCGTACCAATCTGACAAATCGGCACGTACAGGGATTGGCTGAACTGCCCTATGAGGGAGGGGATATCCTTATAATCACTAAGTCTTTAAAAGATGTTATGTGTTTGTATGAGATGGGTTTTAGTGCTATATCACCTTCGAGTGAGACTACATTTATACCTGATGATATATTGAAGTCTTTACGATATAAATGGAAGCGTATTGTCATACTATTTGACAGAGATGCAACTGGTATGAGGAAAGCTAGAGAATATAGTAAGAAATATAAAATAGATGCTATATTTGTCCATAAGAAGTTTAACTCAAAAGATATTTCGGACGCGGTGAAGTCAAACGACTTTACAGAAGTAAAGAATTGGTTACAAAAAACAATACAGTATGGTTGAGACATTGATCCTTGGTACGTTTTTGGGTGCGTTTATCACCACAATCGTATCACTATACATTTCATATAAGAATGCTACACAGCCTTATGTGATTAAGAGTTTATCGGATGGATACGAACTGATAGCCATAGATAGAAAGTTTGATAATGACAAGTATACCTATGTTGCTATAAGAAAGAATGGTAAAATCATTACAGCAGTTCGATTAGACGATAGAGGTGTGAAGGACATCTGTTATGATGTCGAAGTCTAAAGGTAGGGTTAAAAATGCGACAGCGGTCGATGCGTATGGACTACATTTTCGTAGTAAGCTCGAACTCTATACGTATGAAGCTTTTATGGAAGCAGGGATACCTGTAAAATATGAGCCAAAGCATTTTACTCTGCTACCAAAGTTCGAGTGGATGGGTCAAAAAATAAGACCTATTACATATCTACCAGACTTCGTAGGACGAGGTTTTATAGTAGAATGTAAAGGTCTTATGGGAGATTCATTTCCTTTGCGTTGGAAGCTTTTCAAGTATTACTTGTATAAGCATCACGCGAAAACTAAGCTATATCTTGTGAGAAATCATAAAGATGTAGACGCCATGATTCAAGAACTTAAAGTCAGTAAAAATGGAAAAACAAAATAAAAACAATTCTTTTGTCAATGATAACGGCCATATAATCCCAAAACCTTTCGGTGTAGACTATGATCTTATACCAGGTAAGGTATATACTTTAATTCACGATCGTGATTTGTATGTGGATTATTTAGTCGAAGACAAAGATTTCGAATTTCCAAAGAAGTACTATTTGAACGATAAAGATATTAAATTTATAAACAAAGCTATCGATACGTTTAATAAAACTGAGAAGATGACAACAGGCATACTTCTTAGTGGTATGAAAGGATGTGGTAAGACACTTATGGCTAAGAAAATAGCTAAAGAGTCTGGCCTGCCTATCATAGTAGTAGACAGTAAAATGTCGTCTGATGACATTGAGCCGTTTTTTGCGAAATTTACAACCGATGTATGTATTATCTTTGACGAAATCGATAAGTATTGGAATACTCGTTATCTCCTTGGATTTTTAGATGGTGTAAAACCTACTTGTAAAAAGATGGTTATTGCAACATGTAATGATGAGAAGGAAATCAATACGTATTTGAACGATAGGTGTTCTCGTATACGTTATAAGAAGTGTTTTGGAGGTCTTACAAAGGATAGTGTTAAAGGAATCATTAATGATATTATTGGGGATAAAGATAAAGCAGATGCAGCAGCAGAATATATTTGCAGCAATGTTGATACTATATCTTATGATAATGTTATTATATTTGGAGAAGAGATAAAGAATAATCCTGATGATTCCTTTGATGATATTATTGAATTCCTTAACATATCTAAACGATGATGGACATATCAGTTCCTTATTATGAGGATTTAACTAGAATATCCAATTCGAACATAGGCTGGTTCCTAAACAAGGGACCAGCCTTTTTGCATAAGATGCTTACAGACCCTCCACCAGAGGAAAAGAACCCTGTGTTGGAGCGTGGAACTATGATTCACGAGTATCTGTTACAGCCTGAAGAGTTTCAAAAGGACTATGTAGTCTGGAACAAAAGTAGACCTTTCTCTGCACAGCAAGAGAAGTTCTGTCAGGCTTTAGCATCTTCTTTAGAAATAGAGCCGAATAGAGCCATTCTAAGCGCTTATAAAGAAGCATATAGTACAGCAGGAAAGTCAGAAGACAAAATGCTGTCAGAAGGCCTGAAAATAGCCTCTACGCTGAAGGATTATATAGACTTCCTGAAAGAAAACGATGGTCGTATTATGATAACTCCTTCAGAGTACAGAATGCTTGAGAGAATTAAGCAGAATGTACAATCCCATAAACTTGCTTACTCTATAATAGAAGCTTCGAGAACACTTCGTGATTATAAAGATGATGTAGTGTTTGAGAATCATCACGAATTTCATATAAACTGGACATACTATGTAAAAATGGCAGCTGGTGTTGCGTGTAAGTCATTGTTAGATGGTCTTACTCTTGATTTTAAGAATAAGAAAGCTATCATATATGACTTAAAGACTACACAAAAGTTATGGCACTTTGAGGATAGTATGAATCAATATGACTATCTCAGACAGCTTTGTTATTATTATCAAGCTGTCGTATGGTATTTGCGATATGAGCTCAAAGAAGACTGGAATAAATGGTCTTTTGAGTTCTATATTATCGGTATAGATACTACAGGAAGTGGTGATATTCGTGTATTTAAGATTGATCAGTTTGATGTATATTCTAGAAAAGATACTATATTGAAAGCTATGCAAGATATATATTGGCATCAGACTAACAATAAGTGGGAACATAGTAGAGAATATTATGAAGGCGATGGCTCAGAGTCATTGAACCTATGAGTACACAAGTAAAACTAATAATTCCATTAATAGATGAAAATTTTTCAAAAGATGATTTTACTAGTCAGGCTGGATTTGTTAATGGTTATATAAACAATATAAATCATCCAGACTTGTTAAATCATTTATTTTTGTTGTATAGAGCAGAAGACCGTACATATGAAGGTGCAGTTGTTATGTCTAAAATACAGCAAATGAAGTCTTTATACTCTTGGAAAACTGTTAAAATTCAAGGACATTATTATACATTGTATACTATATCTTTGATTGGAAGTAAAATGAAAAGTTTGCTAAAAGGAATTCCAAGTTTTGATAGAGCCGACGTTGAAAAAACATTAAAGTTTTGGAATTTAGAAGAATCTGATGTAAATCGTATATTACTTGGTGAAAATCCTCTTCTTGGTATAGATACAGCGTCTGTACCAGAGGAGGATTATTCTTATCCAGACTTAACAACGGAATCAGGATACAAAGAAAGCCTAGCTATCGAAAAATGATAGCCAGGCTTTTTTTATTAAGACTGCATATTACAGAATATTATAAAAGAAACTTTTCGTTTGATTTTAAAAGTTAACGTAACTTACGTCCACCACGATTTGATTTTCTACCGCTCTTCTTTTTATTTCCTTTCTTCTAAACAGATTCTTTCTTGGGTATTACAAATCTATTAAGACCAGTATTTCCTAGATAATTAACGCGGTTAACCAAACCTATTTCTGTAGATTGTTCATAAGAAGCAGGATAACCAAAAGGCCTATACCAAGAATGTGCAGCACCATATTCCGATCTGGTAAAATATCCCGTATAAGGTCCACCTTGCATAGGATCTTCTAGTTTACCTTGTTGGCCTTCAACAATCATATTTTGTCCAGCCTCTACAGATTTTGTCATTACATTTATTGTTGCAGAAACTGAGTTTGTAAGGTCGTTGATTGTCTGGTAGTCGTATGGTGCTATACCTTCTGTAAAGTTTTTGAGAGACTAAGCAGCGGCTGCTATTTTTATAAAATCTAATTGTTTTTGAACAGCATCCATTTTTTTACGTGTAACTGCTTTTGTAGTTCTACTAACTTTTTTAGTATAACCAAGCATTGCGTCAGACTTGTTTTCTGCAACTTTATCAAAGAATGGTATATGACTAATAACTCCATCTGTCGAAGAATCGTGTACACCTTCCCAGAATTTAATCCATGTATCAGATGTCATTACAGGGTCTATGGCAGATTTTATACCACTATCCATTTTATGCATTACAGAAGTTGTCTATTCGTTGAACTTTCCACCTAAGAAAGCTCTACCGTCATCGTAACGATACCATGACAAACAGAATGTTGTTATAAGCCACCACTACATCAAACGTACAAGATCATAAACAATACGTTTAAGTCCTTTTATTTGATTTGGAGTTATTTTTGGATTATATTTCGGAGATAAACTCTTAAATCTTTCTGGAAGCATTGTGTTTATATAAAACTGTGCTTTTCTAGCAAGATTCATAATTAATCTTCCGGCAAGTCTATTAGATCCGTTTGTATACATATTTCTCGCATAGTCGTAATAGCCTTGATTTTCATTGATTTTATTTTTTATGTTTACAATTTGCTCGTTTATCTATTGTATTTCCATAAGAATCAAATCTCGGCTATCGCTAGCTTCATACGCTCTAATCTAGGCATTTATACTTTTAAGTTCGACTTCTAATTTACGAACTTTAGACATAAATATACCAACATTACTTCCAGAAGACTATTTACGGTTTGTATAAAAGTTTGCAGCCGCTTGAGCTAATCCAAGACCAGCTCCAACATATGCTCCAACAGGGCCTGCTATACTTCCTATAACATATCCTAGCCCAACCTCAATAGAAGATAATCCGATTAAATCTTTTATATTACCCCAATTTATACTGTTAATATCACCAGAACTCTTAAGACTTATTAATTCTGCTTCTATTTCAGAACGTCTATCAAAAAGCTTTTGTAGTTTAGTTTTCTTTTTATTATCAGTTAAAGACTGTTTGTATACTTTAACAAGAGCCTTTCTTCTAGCCTATAATATTTCAAGCTTGTGTTCAGATATATTTGGATCCTAAAAATCTGCACCGTTTACAAAACGCGTTTGTAATTCATTAATGAGATACGAACGAAGAGCAACTGTAAAACCAGCAAGTATGTTTTGTTGTATTACAGCTTTATCTTCATCGGCAACAGCTCCGTTAAATTTTGGAGTCCAAGTCTATACAGCTATTGCTATATCTTGTTCTAGTTTTGTAACACCAGCTTCACCGAGCATATCTTTATACTCTTGTTTAAGTTCAAACTCAGGATCTCCAAAGAAGAATACACTATCTTTATAATTATATGCGTCCAATAACGGTAACGCGTCATCGTACATTCTATCTATTTCTTTTGAGGAATATCCTAGTTTATACAGCTTATTTTTAAATGATCGTTCTGGTAAAAACTAATCGTCTAATAGTCTGTAATTGTCGTATATAGACAATGCTGTAACTGCATTTATAGCGTAATCACTAACTCTAAATCCACCCATACCAGAGCGCTCCATTCCAACAAATCTTCTAAAGCGATTTTTATATCCACCCTGATATTTATATTGAATTCCAGTGCTCAAATTATTCTTCTGCATTATCGCAGCTATTATATTGTTTGGTAATATCTATCCAGTAGCCAAAAACAGTCTTCCAGATATTAAATATTTATCAAAAATTGCAATAGCTCTTGTTATATTCTTAACATTAAACGCGTCTCCTGCAAAAGCAAACGAATGTAATTTTCCGGCAGCATCAAAGAAACCGGTAGTCTAGGATAGAATATTTCTTCCCAATGCAGTTATAGTACCAAGTTTTGCAATAAATTTTGCGGTTTTTATTAAAGTTTTTTGTACACCAGTTATTTTCTAACTTCCACGTTCTCCCCATAATTGTTTTTGGTCATACAACAAATTATCCATTACGTTTTTATATTTTGCATATTGGTTTGTTGTTTTACCAAGTACAAGATGTCTGGTTCCGTCGTCTGTAACAATATCAGAATCCTAACCGAGTTGCTATAATAACGCTTGATATAACTGCTCAACCTATTGTTTATAATAATAGTTAGATGCCATGTGTTGATAAAGCACTAGCGAACCTACAACATCTGAAGATAATAGTGAAGGATCTCTGAGTTTATCAACAAATTTTAAAGGAACACTGTTTACTCTAGTTCCGTCTGGAAGTGTAGTAAAATCATCTATGATTTCTTCATCGGTTTCGTTGGCGATAAATTTATTTGTAAACACTTCCTATGTTGTTGACAATAAACCTCTTGATAACATTCTACTTATTACAGCCATATCAGATGCTCTCATTTGAGGTAAGAAATATTTAAGCTTTGTACTTATTGGTATATATGTGTCAGCTTCTTGTTTTATTTGCATGCATAACTTATATAGTTCAAATACTTCTTTTGGTGCCTCTTTTTCAAGTACTTCGTATATTGGATTTAACTCTGTTGGTTGTACATATGAATCTTCGTTTGGATCAAATTCAGGATCAACAAGAGATGGTTCTGCATATCTAGAAGAACTTGGTTCAACCATCTTATTATACTTTCTATTTGGAAGCATTAACGTATATTTAAAATCGTCTCCTATTCCAAATCTGGCTTTTACGTCGTCTGGGAAAACGGAAGGTTTCATATATGAAAATATACTTAACGGAACTGTTTTTATTCCTCCATCAGTAACAACGGTTCTTGTATATTTATCCAAAGCTTCCATTTCGTGTGTGTTTACACGAACACCTAAAGCTAAAGATTCTTCATCGTCTAGTTGTCTTGCTTCATCCATTAACGCGTCAAACGCTGTTGTGTCTGGTTCTTTATTGTCCATAACATCATCTAACCTTGCTATACGTTTGAATGCTGAAGGAATTAAAGACCCTTTTGGCATTGACTTCATATACGCAACAATCGGTTCGTATGCAATATCCATTTCTTCATCTATCTCTTTTACTCTTCTCCAAGAGCTTTCTGATAAATCTCTTAAATTTGGCATTGCAAAACCGCGTCTGTGTTTTACTATATCTACGATATCATTTCGTTCTTTACCAAGACGTTCTATTTGTTCAAAATTAGGATTCAAATAAGCTGGAAATTGATCTCTGTATTCTTTTTGGAGAATTTTATAAATTTCCCAAAATTTTGGATTTATTTCTAGACTTGTAGACCATTTTTCAAATTCTGATAACTCAGACGGATCTACTTTAGCTTTGGCGGCTTCATATTTATCTTCGTCTGTTTCATAAACAACGCGATCTTTAATAAGCCTTCTAAACTCTTTTATTTCCTAAGCTATTTTAAGGTCTTCTCCATTTTTCTTTTCTCCAAGTAAAGTATATTCATTTCCAAGATTATCTTGCTGTCTATATAAATCCTATAACTAAGCACGCTCTTCTCTGGTTAGTCTGTCTGGACGATAAACCTCATCTTCTGTCACACTACTTTCGATTATATCTATAGAATTCTATATATTATCTTCGAGAGCAATTGCTTTTCTAGATAAAGTATCTATTCTTAGGTCGTAATATTCTTGCAAGAAGCGTTTATGTCCATTTTTGCATTCAAAATCATTGACAGCGTGTGAATATTTTCTCCAATATTCATCCCACTCTTCTCCGTCAGGAAATATAGGGTTGCCGTAGTCATCAAGCTCCATCTTGAAATATATGTTTCCAGTTTTATTTTGTATATCTTTCTCGATGTCTCTTACTAACTGTACTACAAGCTCTGCTCTACGTTTAAAGAAATTACCATAATGACGTTTTCTTGTAAACATTCCAGAAGGTGTACCGTCATCATATCTTTCCATAAACAACATCTGGAAATTCTTTGGTACAAACCTATATCCTGCCCACTTAATTCCACCTTTAAGCAAAGATTTCTATGCCTTTTTTAAAGCTTTTTGCAGCTATTGAGCCACATATAATGTTTCTTGATCTCGATTATAATTCAATCTGCGCAAAGAATCATGCATCATTCTTACTACCGAACTTTTGGATAAAGAGTTCATTGTAATCCACAGTTCGTAATTCTTAAGATCTCCATATATAGCATTATTTCTAAGCTCTCTATGTGCGTTTTCTTTGGCGTTCCTTACCATTTCGGCAGTTACCTGATTTATATCCATATGTTTGTCTATATATTTATCGACAAACTCACATGAAACATCATACAGTTTTTCTTTATACATGCCATCTAATGTTTTTAGCATATTAGACAACATATTATACATACCAATCTGTCTTGGGAATTTTGTACTGCTTGGATCAAAATGTTTAGTTAGCTAATTATTTAGTATATAATTATAAAACGATATTGTATCGCTATACATACTACCAAGCTTAGAAAATCTATCGTTTATACCAGTTATATTATGGAGGTTTTGAATAGCTTCCGTGGCATCTCTAATTTCTTGATATGCAAGTTCAAACAGACTATTAAAAACTTCTTCTTGCGAAGTAGGATCCATTTTATCAGACTACTATAAGAACTATAAAGCCAATGAGGTTCTTGTTGTTTGTTCGGCAGATACGTTGGCATCTCGTTCCTGTCTTTTTATTTTATTTTGATAATACGTTTCCAATAAATTGAAGAACGCTTCTATTTCTGATAACTAAGCCTCATTCTATTCACCCCAAGGTTTATATTTTGTAGAATACCATTGCGCATAATAATCGATCGGTCCTGTTGTCATATAACCAAATGAGCGATTCCACAAGTTATATTGATCATTTGTTATAAATGCTGCAGCAACTACAGATAATATCTTCTTTTTAGCTTCTTCAGACTTTACACCGTTTGTTATAACCTAATGAATAAGATCGTCGAATTCGTCCCAAAACGATTTAAACGTTTCATAAGACACTCCATTTTCAAAAGCTTTACCAACGTAAGAAGAATTTTCTACACCAACTATGGCTGGAGTTGTTATTATATCAACTAGCTTATTTACAAGATACAATTCGCTTCTGTCGTCAGTATCTCTCACGGCCTCCAAACCAGCTTGAATTAGAGGGCTATCTACAAACATTGTAATATAATGATACGCTAATGCTTTATTTACAGTTGTAGATGTACCACCTGTAAGGCTTACGTTTATAAGAGTACTAGCAGCTATTAACTTATCGCTTTTACGACGTTGTATAACAGCTTCGTTTATGTAATCTTTTGCGCCTGGAACTTTAAGTGTAAACTCTTTAGACAATACTACATTTCCTAATATAGACTGTCTTAACTCGTCTTCAAATCTATCGTTTATTATATTATTTAAAAACTTCAATCTTAGCTCTTTTACACCAGTAACAGCATTTCTTCCTCTTGTTTGTAATTCTACAGTACCATTCGGTTTTTGTATATATACCAATCCAAAAGCTTCAGCTAGAGATCTAACTTGTTCGGTTAATATAGACTACACCTTACGACTATACCACTATCTGCTAGCAACAACTTCCTACTCGGCAAGTTCGGTATCTGTGGCAGATGGATGGTTTCTTTTATATTCGTTTCTATGTCGTTCTGTATACTAATCGTAGCTTTCCCTAATCAACTATTCTACAGCGTAATCAGATAAATCATCTGTAGGGCTAATTCTGGAAAGATCGCTCTATTCTATTGTTGGATGAACTGTATCCAACAAAAACTGGTGATTCATAAGACTTTCCATTTCACCAGTCATTGAACCAAGTACAAAACTTGACTTTGGTTCTCCTTTTGCATCATACATCGAGGGATCAGTCATCGAACCCATAGTCCAGTCTCCATTTGCATCAAAGAATCGCTGTGTATACAACATTGCTTTTGTTCTTATAGCTTCTTCTTCGTTGCCATAATGATTGACAAGATCTATATATAAGTCAGAATCTTCATCGCTCGGTGTTTTGTCTAGCGGAAATCCATTATTCTACGATAACACGTAGTAGGCAGCTTCTTCGCTGCCTAGTATACGTGAATATCGATCTAATGCATTTATTTGTTCCGTAGACGGATTATAAATACATACCATAATTAAACTTTACAGAATTTTTTACGTGATTCGCCAAGTTGTTTTAACTCAGCTGCATTAAATACAGTGCTTACTACAGGTTTATCATATTGAACCTGTGCAGCTCTTAAAATAGTCTTCTTTAAGGTATCATATTTTCCAAAGTTTTCAACTTTAGCAGTACCCCAGTTAAATATAATACCAGTGTTTGTTACAACATAATATATACCGCCAACCTTGACAAGATTTGCCTTGTTTATATCAACTGCACGTTTCCATATTACACGATTTTTGGTATCAGCGTCAACAGGTTGTCCATTTGCGTCTACAACATCTCTTCCATTCAGTGTATATTCGTCGTTGCGAATTACAACTTTAACAGGACCGTCTTCTATTTCAGAATACTCATTTACTTTACTATAAGCAAAATCTTTTAGTTTTCCATATTCGTCATAATAATCAAACGGATCTGTCTTCATTTGTCCTGCATAACAATATACACAAGAACTCTTACATTCGTCATTGTATCTAAATACATCAGAATGTACACCGTAACACTTACAGAACTTTCTAGTAGCATCCTCTACTGCATCTGTCTTAAGAGAAGTAATAGCTTCTATGATTTCTGGGTCAAGACATGCAGAAGGTGTAAGTCCTGCCATAGGTACAGCACAGCTTTGTATAGATATTCCATATTTAGACATCATTTCTTGGAACATGTCTATGTATGGTTTAACATATTCAGCTTTTGGTGTAAACGCTATGTATTGTGGTCTATGTTTATCTTTACCATAATATTTCATCCAGTTGTATTCTCCAGTCTGTGTTACAGCATCTGGATATTTTATAAACGAATCACTGTCAGACTTGAGAGCTTTGTCAACATAAGGAATTACGCTTCTATTTGGCATAGACGCATACGATTGTACAGGAGATGTAACAAACTTTCTAATACCCATGTTCGCACCACGTTCTATAACATGTTTAAGCTGTTGAATACTAGTAACGCCAACAAGAATTGGATCTATTCTAAAAGTAGTAACCCTTGGATCAAGAATACCTATATTTATAAGCTTTTCTATATTATCAAGCAAATCGTCTGCTTTCATAACACCAGGCTCAAATACTGTATTTCCAAGCGTTGTAATACTAAATGATACCATCGGAGCAACTCTATACTTCTTACAAGCCTCGAGAATGTTCTACATTGGTATGCCGTCATGTTTACTCCATAACTCAATAACATTTATTCTAGTTGGATCGGTAAACGGCTTGGTAGAATTTTCTCTAAGTATATTTATTACTTCTGTTGCATAGAATACAGGATCTGTGTGTCTGCTAGCACTAGTAACAATAAGCTTACCATCATTACCCATGAACTTCATATTAGGAATAGCCTATTTTATTTGCTCGGCTTCTTCCGGAGTAAAGAACGGTTCTACATCAGAGAACATCTTTCCTTCTTTTCCGGCTTTAATGGCTGTCGTATATTCCTTATATGCCATTTCATCTCCACCTAATAAAGTAAGAGCTCTACTTTCAACATCTTTAATGGTATTATAGTTTTCTGCTATTTCGGCACGAACGCTCATAAGCGCAGCTGGGAATCCAGTCTTCCAATAAAGTCCGCCTTTCTCGTGTGTCAATTCAGAATCCTCTGTAGACAACAATAACTTTGCTGCTCCTGTATTTTGTAAGAACGATTGTAGCATTATCTCGCGAATAATAGCATATGCAGTACTGTTCAATACATTATCTGGACCACCTTGATTCCACTTTTCGTTAAAGAACGCATCTCTAATACCATCAATATCAGGTATCATTTCATGGCTTATAGAAGTAATCTTAGATCCGGTGGACTTAAATATTCTATCCTGCTTATCTTTAATACCATCCAGTACACTCTTTATTGCAGCAGCAGTTTCAGTAGATCCTTTTGCAATATCTACACCAGATAATCCGTATAAATCTTTAGCAGATTCTCTTATAAATTGCTTCATTGCTTCGAACTTAATAAGCTAGAATAGTTGTTCTACAGAATTAAACTTATCAAATCCTTCTGGAGCTAATCGCAATATGCGATTTATCATTCTACTTTCTGTTATATTATCAAGTTTATCTAAAGCTTTTGCAGATTCTTTTTGCGGGAAATGCTCGTTTACAACAGATACGATAGATGGGGTAATATCAATAGATCTTATAGCAACATTAGAAAGATTTGCATATTTGTCGTGATTAGTACTCCAAATATCTATCTTCTTTTGTTCTTCTGACTTTGTTTCTACAACCTTTTTAAACGTCTTTTCAAAAACATCTCTAATTGCCTATTTACCGGCTTCGTTAATCTCTCTAGTTCCAATGCCTGCAAAATTAAGAGTTAGCGTTGGAGTATCTATAGGATTAAATTGTGATCCATCCCAAGCAAACCATTGATTTTCTTCTTGGTCAAACACATATACAGGTTTCTAGTGAAGTATTGCCATTCCTACTGCATAACCAGTACCACCCTAAACACACGGATGTATTGCTTTGCGAGTGTCATTTGGTTGATTTGGGAATACAGGATCACCAGGATTAGCTATATGGCCTATTGCAAATATTCCATCTGCGTATTTAACCTGGCTCCAATTGCGAACAAGACGATCGTCTTTCATCGAATCGTATTGATAACCCCAATTATATTTTGCAGCAGCTGCAGCTTCTTTTTTACCCTCGTTATAATCACCTTCTGTTATTCTTGTATTTGCGTTTGGAGCATTAGAAGGAGATTGTTCTCCGTGATAATAATGACGCTAACTGTCTATACCATATTGAGTAGCAACTTCTCCCCAATATGTATCTGATCCTGGAGCACCTCCTGAATGCAGCGTATATCTACTAGAATCTTTTATTGGTTCTGGTTTTTTAATTGATCTAAGAGAGTTATTATGATCGTATCTAACATTTTTCTTATCGTACAAAACATGATACATAGACATGGATTTTACCATTTCGTAGAACTAAGTAGCATTACTTCTTGTATACCCAATCGGAGTTCCATCTTCATATGAACCCATAATTGGTTGTTCTACCATATTTTTGGCAGTTTCTAATTTCAACTCCTCTCTTGTAACAACACCTTTTGCTATTTGGTCTTCGTTTTTCCTAAACTCAATTTCAAATTGATCTTTTATTTGAGCAATACCTTCGACCATTTTGGCGTCAAGATTGTCTGTATACCATTTAGTATCTCGCTCCCAAGACATATCAAGATCGTCTCGATACGTAATAATATGATGTCCGTACATTACTCCGCCAATCTATGATATTCTTCCATATATAGGGAAGCTTATTGGTTCTCCGTCAGCATCAAATACAGTACCCATTCTTACAAATCTATACAACTTGAAGTCTTGTGGGTTGTTATAACTATGAGCGTCATAATTATGCAACTTTATTATGAGTTTTGGTTTGTCTAATGTTGCCTCATGGAATCTTCTCATTCCATTGCCGTCTATAGTAGTTTTTACCAACGAGATTAATATAGGTTCTCCGGCAACTGTATACTAGAAATAGTTACTTACGGTATTTCCCATATCATCTTTTGATGTTTCTTGTATAGTAGGAACAAGATTGTCATCAAACCAATTGTTTCTAAGAATCAACTCATAAATACCTTCATTTTCTAATCTGTCTGAGATTCTAAATTTACCTTCGTCATCACCTTCTTGGCTATCGTTTATAAGCTGATCTATATATTGTATATAAGACTAATCGAGCCTATTTTTGGATTCATCTTCTCTCCACGAGAATGGAACAAGATTAAAGAATGATCCAGGTTTGTTTGTATCTCCAGATGTTATAAACGAATAAACTATCAATCGTTTTGCAAAATGTTGCAAATCTTTATGTTCTTCGTCATGTAACATCTGAGCCCACCCTGCAATAATATCGTTGTTACTATTAGATTCATTTTCTTGAATTGCTCCAAAATCAACAAATTTAGGCAGCGTTTTACCATAGTCCTACATTATATATCCTGGAATATCAGAAGGTTGTAAAGATTCGAGCAGAGCATTTGTAATATCTCCGTTTCCATCTGTATAGTTTTTATATACAGCAGGATAATTTATAATAAGCTGCTTTATTCGCATCAACTCATTATAAATGCTCTTAGATCCAACAAATAAGTCTCTTATAGAGATACCATTTAACTCAGCATATTGTTCAATATATTCCCATTTCTGATAAGAAGATACACCATCAATAATACTCTTCATTACATCCTTAGTAAATGGAAGTACAGCTACAGAAGAAAATTCTTCAGTAAAATACTTGTAAGCTGGAGTATAAGACAGCATCTCTTTTCCTAATATCTACTCTACTGCTGTAGTAAACAAGTTTTGCTTTGTATCAATACTAGAATCTTGTACCATTCTCTGAACAGTTTCTGGTAACATTATCTTAGTATTTCCTCTGCTAAAGAACGAATCATATTTGTGATTATATGCTAACTGTTCCGCTCTATTTTTACCTTGTTTCTTTGTTTCGATTTTACTATACTGTACAAGATTTTTCATATCTGATACAGGATCGTCAATCATTATATTAGCAAGATAAACATAGAATTGAACATCTTTTACGGATATTTTTATGTCTTTATCGATAATCTCTCCGTCTTCAGTAATAACTTTTTGTTTTATTGTATATCTTTCTTCTGGATCAAATATATCTTCTTCTTTATTGTGGAACAGTGCTATATCTTGCAATATAGTACCTTCGTGATCGAATCCATTATTGTCTTTAAAGTTGTCTATTTTAACAGAAGGATCTTCTGGAGAAACGCCAAATATTTGCTGTATTGCGTATACTGCGTTTGTAACACGATGATTTAACGCGTCTTTTGCTTTAGAACCGCCAAGAGCGTCATATCTATTACGATAGGCTTTTACTGCTTTAAGTAGTTTCGTAGATTCAGCTTCCTTTCCATTTTTACCATCGTCGTCCAACAGATATTCATCTTCCAACTAAGTAAACGCTCTATTTCTACGAACCCAAACGCTTTCGTTTTTCTTATCAAACAAATAACCACCGGCTCGTATGTATACTTCTGCTGCTTTACGCATTATCGGTTGTGAACAGAACCACAAAGCACGTAAACCCATGCCCGCTCTAGCGAGATATATATGAATATCGTAAGTGTATTCATTGATATTCAATACGCCAATCCACGGGTCTTTTGCAATGTCCACAGAACCAGTAATAAATGCGCCAATTGTAGCCATTACGGAGTTTCCTTCTGCGTCCAGTTTATCATACAATCTGCTTATATCAAGAGCTTGTATAAGACCTACATTATCGCTTTCTACTTCAAACAACGATGTCATTATTTCATTGTTATTATTCAAAGCGTAAGGTCCTACACTAATTCCACCAGTTCTATTTAAAGCTTTAATTTGACATTGCTTCCACAATTGTAAAGCTTGGTATACCGTAACTTTATCAACTTTACCTTCTTTGAGCAAATTAACAACTTTCATAGGAATTGATGTATCGTAGTCAATAGAGCGAACAAGCTGATTTGCATATTTGCTCTTATCCTGCGTAAGAAGCTCTAGATAACACTCCAGAAGTTCATTACCGAAGTGTTTCATAGGATCTTTCAGCTTATCAAATTCCGTACTAACTACATCTGTCTCTTCGTCGAAAGAATAGAATTTTGTAGATAAAAACAGTTTATCAATATCAAAGTCAGAACCAGTAATAGCTGTAAATTCCTCAGGAAGTATGATAGTATCTCTTACCGTACTTATTACATCTATAAAACGTAGAGCGTGTATAGACGAGTTTGCCTGTGTTGGAATACGATATGCTACAGTTTCAGCTTTTGCATTCTCACCAATTACGTTGTGATCAATAAGCCACTGTCTTGCGTCTTCGAAGGACATGTCTTCGAGTTGAGGGAAGAACTGATAGAAGTAGTCAATACTTACAACAGCGTCCATGCTACTCCAGTCATTAGATATGTGTAGTTTTGGAATACCGTATACTTGATTATCACCAAGAATATTATTGTCTTCCATCGCATATACAGATCTCTGTATATATGCACTACCTGGTAGATTTATATCTACTATATGTTTGTTTGCAAGAGACGTGATGATCGACTGTATCCATCCAGAATTAGACAACGCTTCCAAATGGGCACGCATTCTCTTTTGTCTTGTTTCTGGATTTAATACCAAAGATAAACCTTGTAACATATTCGAATCAGCATCTCGTTCTCCAAGATTATCTCTAAGATATTTAGCCTTTTCTTCTACACTAGAGAATCTGTTCATTAGATCTAAGAATCCTATAGAAGCAAGGCTTCTTTCGCAGTCGAATATTCTTTGTTTAAGCTGCTGTCCAGTTTCTGTAGTTCCATCACGTTTTACATAATCATCTTTGTATATGTCTAGAATAGTTAGCGCGATCTTCTTTGTCTGAGATCCTACAGATTGTAAATTCTCTTCTTTTGGATCGGTATTCAACTGTTTTCTGAGATATTTGAAATCCTCTTTATATACATTGAAATGGAAGCTGCTAAGTTCTTCTGGAGTAGTTGGGAAATCTTGTTTACCCTGACTGCCAAATTTCTTAGCTGATTCAAAACAAAGCATCATTACGTTATCCTATTCCATTTTATCCAAAATATCCTTGGTTCTTCCGTGTGCGTTTTGTCTAAACAGTGGGAAGAATGCTGATTTTGTATAATATGTAATAGGTTGGCCATTGTTCATTCTATATCCGGTAGCGGTATACTTCTATGTACCAAACAACGCGTCTGTTATTTCTTTGTATAATACAGCGCTCTTTAGCGGGTCTAATACGTTTCCTTTCTGTAGAGATTCCCACGCCCTTTCGACTTTGCCGGTAAATTTACCAATCTTCATAAGCATGTATTTGACCATAATCGGGCTTACAAAAGAAGCACCGTCCGCTACATTTATCTTAGAAACGAAATTAGAAGTATATGCTGCGATACGAGTGTTTACACCAGTAAGAAGTTTTCTTTCTTCTAGTTCGTCTTTAACTTGTTGTAAAGACAGTTGTCTTTGTCGTTTATATTCAGCACTCACAACACTGGTTTTATACGAATCTATAATTCCAAGCAAAGTCTTCATGGCTATAGAATAAGCAACCATTGATTCTGACTTACTTATCGCCTCTAACGCAGAAGCAAACTTTTCTGCCCATTCATCCTCAATTGATTTAAATACGTCTTCGTATGTGCTTAATATACCGTCTGCGTTATATGCCTTTTTAAATATATCAAACGCAATTGCTTGTAGATTTGATCTCAACTTCTAAATCTATATAGAAATAGACTTTTGCTTATCTGCATACAGTACAAAACGCGATTCACTTTCTTCAAACCAACTTTTAAGTTCTGTTATTTGCGAAGAAGTTGTCTTAAAATCTTTTAACTCGGCAACGGTGTATTCATCTGGAGCATCATCCAATCTACACTGAGTTTCGCCTGTAGACATATGACCACCCAAACGCTTTGATAGATCTCCGGTATCATCTTTAACACTACCGTCTTCATTAAACAGAGTAACAAACAATCCAGGATTACCAACAAACAGTCTTTGATATTCTTCGAGACCTATTTGGTGTTTAAGCATTATATCTAAAACAAACGCACATGTTGCAACACTTCGCATTACGGCGTTTCCATATAGGTCAGACATTTTTTGTCCGTATTGTTTTTGTATAGCGTTTAAGTGTGCTGTATCTATAACAACAGGTTCATATCTAGAATATACAGGTTGACTCTTCCAGTTTTTACTACGATGCTTAAGAATACCCTGCGTTACCAAATATTCTAGATTCTCCTCTAGGCGTCTGTTTATTATCTCAGTAAGCATAGCTTTTCGCATCTCGTAGGTTATATCGTTTCCAAAGAATACTTCTTCAGCTCTTCTGAGATTATCTTCATACGATTCCGCGTTGTTGTCGTTGAAGTTAACAGTTATCCACTTTTGTTTTCCATCAACCTCTTCTCTGACGTATACTTCATAGAATCTTGAAAATCTTAATGCTCCAGGTATCTTTGCTCCTTTAGTAGCAGTATCGTAGTTTACAACCTTTTCTCCTTCAGGAATTGTCTTCATGCGTTCAATGTTCTGCTTTATCTGATAATATTCTGAGAACGCATATTTGATTAGAGTATTATATACCTAATCAGATACTACAAATTCCTTTCCCTCAAGACTATAATCACCTTGTGCACGTTTAACCCATGGTTTATCTACAAGAATTGGAACATTTGTTGCACTATATACTTCTGCAGTACCATCTGCAGTTTGTGCATTGTTTCTATTTGCTATGTAATATATACCAGGTAACTGTATTTGCTGCTCTGTTTTACGATCAATAATCTAAACAGGTTGATATGTTTTCTTATTAGACAGTGTAGGAGGAGTAATGTCTCCTTCTATAAGAAGTGTCATCTTGCTTATTGCGTCCTCTGGGTCAGTAATACTCATAAAGTCCTATCCAAAGTCACTCTTATTGTCACTGACATATCCCGCGTTAGTATTACTCCTCAGATATACATCCCCTCTCATTAAAGCATCTATCATTATAGAACCTCTGTGATATGGGCTACTAAAGAAGTCTCTAAGCATTTTGCTATCGGGAGTATTAAGATCCTGCATAAATACATCTTGCGCATTTCTATTTGCCACTTGATAATATCTATTCTTACCAGGAGCTCTAGTCATAAGATCTTTTGTCGTCTGTCTATATGACCAAATACCGTCAGCAAGTTGAGTTATTGCACCAATTGCACTGTAGAATGATCCCGATACAACTGTTCTAGAATACTCTCCATTTTCCTATATTCCCTACTCAATAGCCAATATAAGTTTACGTATACTAACACCTTTTGTTCTACCAAAGTCTTCGCCATCTTGCTGGAAATACTTACGTAAAGCATGAATATCGGTCTTTCCAAATAATTCGAACAATAGATGATTAAACTCTTTAGCGGTAACAGTAATGCCTATAGTATTTAATAATTTTAAATAATAAGCCTTAACTGCTTCTGGGTCTCGATTAACATAAACAACCTTTCCGCCAAGTTTTATTTCTCCAGTTCTCCAACCAACGCTCCGTCTGTCTGTATAGCTGTCTACAATAAGCTTTAGTTCGTTTGCTACATCTTTAAACAGATTCTTATTTGTTGCTGTATATATTACGATCTATTCTCCATGTCGCATAACTTCTGCAGGACGCACCTTATTTATATCGTTTATAAACAATGCGTGCCATGCCTAAGTATACTTTCTGGCAGAATACCCGCCTTCTGTGTCCATTCTCTAAAATACAATTGAGTTTGGAGAAGGTCTAGTACTCATAATGTTAAAGAAATGCAATCTTGTACCAGAAATGTTATTGAATATAGATACAGCCATTGCTTGATTATTGCGATTCTTTTTGAAATCCAATTCGTCGACCGTATAATATTCTTCTCCGTATTTATCTTTGCCTATAACTTCTTGGAACAAACCATTATTCAGCCTTCTATATTCCTTACCGTCTGTTGTTATATAAGTTCCTTTCTTACCTCTAAGTTTAATATTATTTAACAAAGACGCAAAACGCTGAGCAATTGTAACAAAAACTGGGAATTCTGTAGAAGCGTCTATAAATAATTGTAGTAATTCTTCAAGGCTATTTGCAGAATAACATCTATTCAGAGCAACTTTACATGTATTGTAGAACGGAGCAAATTGTGGGAATCCAAACTTGTTATATACAGGTTTTGTATTTCTTACCATGTTTATAGGCACTTGCGCAGTACTTATAGGTTGGCCGTCTTTGCTAGGAACGTGTATAACTTCTCCTTCTTTAGTTTCTATATATCTAGCACCTGTTTCTGGATCTGTTTTTATAACGCGTCCCTTAGCATCTATCTGTTCTCCATATACATTCTTTTCAACAACGTACATCGGTTCTTCATCGAACTCTTCTACAAAACGTATATCAGGAATAGTAGCAAAGAAATATTTAGTTCTTTCGGACATTTTTTGTATTTTAGATATCTCATAGTCCGCAAGCTCGTACTGATTTATATCTGCGCTCTTTGCTTTACTTTCATCAGCCTCATTCTTTGCTGTCTCTTCTATATCAGACAACGTTGTCTTAAATGTTTCTATTTCGTTTGTACCTTTGTTGTGTCTAAAATGCAATCCAAAGCGTTTGAGGCTTAAAACAACATCGCCCAAAACATGATCCCAGTTATTAAAAATATCTATAAATATTTTATTGATGTCATCTGGATTCTTTCCGCCTATCAGTTTCTTATATACTGAGCCGTCTTTGCCAAGTTTCTATACACGCTCTTTTGTAAACTGTATTTTGGTTACCTTCTCACCAAACAAACCGGCGCCACTTTCTGATACAATATAATCAACTATTGTGTTGATAGCGTCTCTATAATCTACATCAGATGGAACATTTGGAAGGTTTATGTTTTCTCCAGTCGAAGCATCATATATTGTATGATACAAAACACCTCGTTCTTCTTTAGATATATCAAATATCCTATTAAAACGATCGATGTTTTCTTGAGATGGTTTTATATTCTTATATTTTCCACGATAAGCGTCTCTGTACATTTTATATAGCACTCGCTTATCTGCATTAAACATAGTCGTTATAAATTTCCAAATATGTCTCCAGAATCTAGACCATTTTGAAGAAGATTTTTCTTTTCTAGCGTAAGCCTTAAAGTCTTCTGCAAGACCTTCTGTTATCTATCTTGCATTGTTTGGATCTATTTCCGGATGCAAATTACTAAACGCTTTATATATCCTCTGTCTAGTCTTATCGTCTATAAGAAGTTCTATTATTTTGTGGAACGCCTCGTGGAATTGTGTCCCAGCACCTGCTAATTTACTAAGTATAATAACATTATCTAAAGTAGCACCTAGGGCTTTTAATCCATTGTCCAATATACAAATAATATCCTCGACAAACTCTACAGCAGCATCCCCTAAAATAGACGCAATATCTTTTCTAGCTTCTTCTTCTGTTAGAGTTTCTTCTGGAAGTTCTTCTGTAGCATACCAATCAACACCAAATTCAAATTGATTATTCAAAAGACCAGATGCAAATGGATCTCTTATGCGCTCTTCTCTTGTTTCGGTAGATTCTTCAGAAGATTGTTCTACCTGTGCAGTAGACGTACCGTTATCAATTCTTGGATCTGATAAAGATATCGACGGTTCGTATATACCACTGAGGTTGCTTAATAATCTACCGTGTCTGATAGACCATCCTATACCACTAAAACCTCTTCCGTTTCTATCTACATCCTGTTCATCAAATACCAAATTCTTACTTATAACCAGACTTCCATTCTCTTTAATCCATTTTTTAAGACCACTAAACATCTGATCCATCTGATTGCCTAGTTGTGCGCTAAGTACATCTCTATTCTAAGCGACTTCGTACCCATTGCTCAGTAAGGATCTTAGAGTCTGTTCTCCAGACGCAGTAAGAATATCAATTGGTTGTGGCATTTTGTCAGACTGTCTTTGTCTAAAGAATACACGGCCATAATCGTCAACATAGAACAAAGATCTATCGCTAGGTCTATTATCGTATGTTGTAAGCATTCTGAGGATGTCTTCGTTTGTAATAGGAGATTCTTTTCCGTCTTTGGTATGGTATCTAGAAGTAAGAGTTCCTCTAAATCCTGTAGCTATACCAGATGCGTTTTGTTTAAGTATATCTATTATTACATCGATATCAGACTTATCTAGTTTTGCCGGTATGAGTTTTACAGGAATCTGACCTCCGTCAGGATATTCTGCAAAATTAAATGTATGTAATAAGAATATACTTCCTGCCTACGTACTCTTAAACTTCCACAAGATAGACTTATCTTCACCTTTGTTTATAAGTTGTACGTTGTTATTAGAATTTGCTATACCGACATTATCAGAATCTCCGGTAATATCTTGTATATCATCTTCTGTCATTCTTAACGACGGAATTTCTAACAACGGTTTGGTTGGACCATAGTATCTTGGGTTTGGTATCAATCTTCTAGCAGTAACGATAATCGGTAGACCCTCCGATGTATTTTGCATCTGTATTACATCAGTAACAAATTGAGCACCTTTCTCTGTATACGCCTATATTCCTGCTTTATAATGTGCAGGCTGAACCATTATAGGATCGTATTTTACACCGTTATATGTAAATACAACATATACTCCGGATCCAGGATGTGTACTATACCCATTTAACTTTACAAACTCTTTTGTTGTAGGATTATACCATCCATACATCAACTCAGCCTTTCCGTTTGTTATAAAGTCACTAGATGCTGTAACTGGTATACCCGAAGTAGACAATGCTGCAAGCGGATGATTATCTGGTATTATGGGACGATGTGAATCGACAGTCTCGCCTTCGTATACGAAATCTTCAGGATTGTACACATCTGCTGTTTTGTATGCAGATAATATATTTACAATCTACTGCCATATTGTTTCTATACGTTTGATACTGTCTTTTATCTCCTGTGTTTGTTCTTGACGACGTAAAAAGTTTCTATATTTGTTTAATACATTTTTATCATTGTCCAAGAACTATCTTACATCAGCTCTTATTTTGCCATTAAACGATAGTTTACCGCTATAAACATCGTTTATCGCCTATTCAAACTGTTCTAAACTTTCAAGTATTTCTTGCAACGTTAATTCGGGACTTCCGTCGCCTTCTGTAGCGGGTCTAGGACGGCTTTTCTGCTCCTGTCTTGATATATAATAAGCAAGCTCTGTATCCAGGCTGTTAGCGTAGTTTAAAGCCCTCTGTTGAAGTCCAGTGTTGTTGTTTATTGGTGTAGTTATAGATAGTTGTATTGGTGTGCCAGTACCCATTTGGTTGATTGGTAGTACATATACACCTTTTACAGCGAGCTATACGTGTGGATCTAGTGTTGCAAACAAATCATTTGCTACTTGTGTATAATATTCTCTGCGAGTGCTTTCCTGATGATTTCCTTTATTGTCAAGATCTTCATCGGTCCACATTTTAGACGGGAATGCCATTATGTATATATTTGCGCGACCATCTTCGTCAATACTAATAGCATCTATAAATGCAGATTGATTTGCAATACTTGTTTGAATATTTGTAAGAACTACGGTACCACTACCGAATATACGCTGTCCTTCTGGAGAATTTAATAGATATTCCAGGTCTGTATATCTAGCTCTATTTGCCAGCCACTCTTTTGTAGATGGATTGTCGAATTCAGAAATTTGTTCGGCAATAGACATTAGTGCAGCATTGTCGTTTATGACGTTGATATATTCTGCATTTATGTTGTGATCTTCCAAAAGTTTTGATATCTCTTCCAACATATTACTATCCCTAAGATCTGAAATCTGTTTTACAATCTTAAGTTTAGCATCTCGTCTAGCTCTAAAATCTGGATATATACTTGGAGTAAGCTTAGTAAATGACGGTACATAGAAATATTGGCCGTTATTATTTTTATATATACAGCCGTAAATGGGATTCCATTCTACCATCTTGTTGCTATATACAGAATCTACGGTCATAAGATTCTCCATCATGTCGTACTAAGAACTATCTACATCCCAGCCTCTTGGTATTCTCGCTTTAAATAAAACTCTAGCTTGTTCAACAAAAGAATCGTCTATTACTGCAGGAAGAAGTGTATTCTTTGCAGCTTCAAATGCCTATGCAAACGGCGAATTCTTTTTAAATCTCAACCAAGAATCTTGTTTTTGTTTTTCGAATACTTTTTCAAAATGATATGGTGCAGGCAATGCCTTTTGATATTGATCGGCTTCAGTATCTTCTATTGTAACAGTGTTACCTTTCTGATCTTGAGCTTCTATCAAGAATTGGCCCGTGGACGGATTTATCTTTATATCGCGTATTGTAAATACATTTCCAGGTTCGTTAATACTCTCTATTGTAGATCCAACTGGGAATTGAGATATTACAGGCAACGCTAATTGTGTTGTATCTGTAGGCAATCCTTGAACGCTACGATCTTCTGGTTGCTACTGTTGCTCTTCATTTACTACAGGTCCAGGCAACCCAGGCTCTTCTGGCTCTTCCTATTCCTCTTCTACGGCACCATATAAACCTTTATTTCTATCGTCCTGCTCCTTATCAAATCTGTCGGCAATTTCTGCCATTAACTCAATGTCGTCCTATACAGACTTTTCATATTGTTCAATAAACTCTAGTGCAGCACGATCTCTGGCGCTCTTTTTAGAACTTTTTACTGCCTTATCTTTTTCTTTATTCAGTTCATTTATTCTACTGTTGATAAAATCTAGCTGATCTGCAACATAGTCATTAGCATGAACTTTTGCATTATTTCTACCCCAAAGATTGTCTAAAACGAGAGTAGATGTTTCTAATTGTGCAGAAGCCTAATAAAGAGTTCTGTAAATAGAAGTATATTTATCTAAGATATCTTGTGGAACATTATTCATGAATTGCATGTTTTCTGTACCACCAATCTTTGATTTAATGTCTTCTACAACTGAATCTAACTTTTCGCGCTGAGCTTTGTAGTGATTTAAGTTTCTACGCTCGGCTCTAGTAAGGAATTCTGATCTAGATTCTAATTCAGAAATAAGGTTATTAAGAGCATTATATTGTCCCACAATCTGATTGTTTAATGGTTGTGCCCATTCCACAAATTCAGCTGCTTTATTTATTAACTCTTTTTGTTCGTCGGTATATGCAGAATTCCATGCTTGTTCAAATAATTTAGTAACATCAAGGCTAATTCCGTCTTTTTCTAGAATTTGCTATGCCTAATCTACTAAATCATTAAACAGGTTAATATTCTCCATTTGCATTTGGTCTGCATAGTTCATCAAAGACACCATAGATCTAAATCTATCGCTACCTTCTTTTATACCCAATTTTTTAGCTCTGTTTTTAGCTTCTGTTGAGTTTGCGATCGCAGCAATTCTTTTAAACTGATTTCTTTGATTTTCTATTTCTTCTTCCGACAAACCAACTTTATCTGAAGCAGATTCTGATATATGTTGATGAATACGCTCGGCTCTATCTATTGCGTTCATCATATTTACGTATCCGCTTCTAGATGCATATTTTGCCATCTCCTCGCCGTTAATAATATTGCTGCGCTGTCTTAATTTTTCAGCCATTATATTGTTGAAAAATACATCGCCTGCGCGCAATTCGCCAACAGCGTTTATTGTGTTTTGTGTAGCAGTAATAAAAGCTCCACTATTGAGTATACCTCCGAGGAAGCCGCCGCGCATATTTGACATCAGCTCTTTATCGGGCTCTATGCCTAAGAACTGACTCCCTATAAATGCGGTTCCAGTATACAGTCCAGTTGATAAATCATCTATAAGCGTACTAAATATAGAATTACTCTTTCCGGCAAATTTTCCTTCTGAGAACATTTTACCGTATTCATACTGCTTACCTTCTTCGACTGCCTCAGAAAAACCTCTTGCTAATTGCTTACCGAGGAAATTGAATGCGTATTTACCTACGGTAGATGTACTAAATATGCCTTTTGGAGCAATTCTCGCCCATTCTGCAGCTCTTGCCATGTATGTAGCAGCCTACTTAATCATTGGCTTCATAGCGCCGCTTATAGACGTCACAATAGGTTTTACTGCAACGTTGTATGGTATATTAGCCAATGGTGACAATGCGCTGGCCAACACATTAGGCTTTGCCATTTTTGCTGTAGCGTGATATGCTGCAGAACCCAAATCGTTTTCTGCAACTTTTCTAAGAATTGCATACTTACTACCCTGAGGCAAAAGTTTCATAGCCTCAGCGACTTTACCTGTTGCACCAAATACGTTCAATCCAGCATTAAATGCAACGTCTGCTGATACAGCCATCATATCGTTTTGGAACGCATTATTTGCGCCGAACATATGACGTAAAGCAAGATCTTGTATTACTGGATTGTTTGGTTTATAGTCTTTTAATATAAAGTGTCTAAATACATCTTCATCATCTCTAACAACGATTCCTTTATGTTCTAGCTGTTTCTTACCATCTTCCAAGAACTTCTTTAATAAGCCTCTTTCTTGTAAAGAGTTACGAAGACCTGATATATAGTTCTATGTAACTTCAGCTCTATTTTCATATACACCAGATACAATACCAAGTCCAGCTCCAGCTGCAGTAGATACGGCACCAGCAGCTTTTGCTCCAGGATGAGGTGCCATCAACAAGCCAGCTCCAAGCCAGTTAAGTCCTGTAGACAGAAGTTGAATTCCATTGAACGAAGCGGAAGATCCCAAAACACCCCACATTCCGTATTTGTACGTATCGAAATCTGTAAGATAGTTTGCCTATGCAGCCTTTTCCTTTGCTTTAAATTCTGCAGACGGCGTGTGCCATTCAAGCCAATCTAACGCTTCTTGTTTGTTTCTAAGAGCCAATTCTTTATCTTTCTTTATTTCCTCATCTACATCAGACTGGAATTTGTCATTTGTAGAATTTATATTGTTTTTAAGATTTTCAAATTGTGCTAAGAACTATTCATTTATATTTCTACCAGGAGTCAGTTTGTATGATTTAGCTAAGTCTAATAGCTATTGTCCATAATTTCCAACATCATCTGGTATAATATCCGAAATTACTGGAAGGTTATGCTTCTTTTTAAACTGTTTTCCATAATCTCCACCATCTAGTATATTAAAGAAGAAGTCTCTAATACTTTTAAATACAGTACCACCTACTGTAGGACTGTATTTATATGATGCTGCCTCTTCTACCTTTGGGCGCAGTTTTTCATTTTGTGCAAGAATATTGTTCATTTGAACAACTATCTGCCTCTTTTCTTCATCGGATACGTTAGGATCTTCTATAGATTCATTAAACTGTTGCTGTAGTTGTATATACTGATCTATATTGTCGCTATACTGTTTGATGATATTTGCATATTGCTTTTTTTCGCCAAGACGCACAGCAGAGTCTACATATGCATCAAACTCCGCATTGTTCTTACCAACAGACCATGTACTAATTATATCGTCTATATACTGTTTGTCTTTCTTGTCAGCAATATTGTATTGTGTTTTTATATTGCTGTTGATATTATTAGATATTATATTATTTAAAGGTTGTGTGGCATATACATTACCTTGTCCAGCTCCATACCCAGGAGTCATTAAATTTGAAGCAATATTTTCCCAAAATGTACCTTTTGCTTCCTGTTCTTCTCTTATGTCAACAGGATCTCTTGGTACATTATATCTATTGCGAACATCATTTAATCTCTATATTGGGTCTGTAGCTTGTAAATATCTACTTTCATAATCAGAAAGACCTTCTGGAGTTGGTCTATTCAATAAGGCTTGTCTTGCGGAAGAAATTGTTTCTTCGGGATCATTTATAACCTAGAACATTCCGCTTGTAGTATTATATACTACAGGTTTCGTGTAGTCATCCATTAGGCCGGTTATCGATGGAACACTTATGTCTAGGTATTGTTCCTTCTTTTCCTATGGAGCATCCGCTCTTCTAGATGTTATTTTGCGATTTAGAAAACTATTGATACTTGCCCTATTGCTATCTGCTATCTCTTGTATGCTAGGTATCTTTATATCTGAAACAGCAGTTTTCTGCTGATCAACCTTTTTTTGTCTCTATTTAGGCTGACCAGCAGGTTCAGACTGTTTTAATGTATCTTCTGCCTATTTCTACTGCTGAAGCTTTCTTTCTTTTTCAATAGCTTCTTGTTTTTCTATTTCTTCGCGGATTTTCTCCTCTTGTTCTCTTTTCTTGCGCTGAGATGCCAAATATTGATCACGAATTCTATTATATTCGCTTATAGATATTTCCAGATCTCTTTGTGCAAAGCGAGTTCTAAAATCTTCTTTAGGAACCCACAATTTCTTTTTTTCTTGTTTCATTTTTATTATCTATAAGGTGAAAGCGAAACTCCTTCTTGGTTGTATGTAACATCCCTATTAAATGGATGTGTTGTAACTCCATACATACCTGTTGTACCCCAAGAAGCTCTTTCATTTGCTCCTCTTACTCTAGAGTTAATACCTGCTTTAGCACGACCTCTTAATTCATCGTCTTGCATGACATAACGTCCATCTTTATCTTTCTTCCATTCTTTTATAGACGGAATGTTAATATTATATTCTCTAGTATTTGGTATAGTATACCAGAAATCTCCCATGTGTTTTCCGGTGTGTGTATTTATAATGGCAACTTTCCACTGTTGATCCATAGCACCGTTCTGTCCGAATCTTTGATATGATGTATATACATCTTGATACGGAACCATTCGTATTCCTTCGTATTCTACCGTTTCTTTTCCTTCGCCATCTGTAGTGTTTACTTTCTAAACTGGAGCTGAATCAAACATTGTACGAATCTTGTCAGAATTGGTTGGAATATGTGAATATGGATAACCATATGTACTTGTAACAACGTCTGCCTAACTTCTTAAATTCTACAAGTCCGCTCTGGTCAAAGGGACGCTTCCTTCATTGTCCATCTTTCTACCAATTATGCCTGCAAACATCATTGGGTTTTCGTAAATAGTAAACTTATTTACATAATCGTTTGTGTTTGCTTTATAAGCAGCCCACGGTCCACTAAACGAACCTTTTCTCATAGATTGACCAAATCCTATTTGATCAGACATGATATTATTTAAAGCTGTTTCTTCTTGTGTATTTGCATCATATCCGAAAGCATTTGTCAATCCGCGTTGGAATATGCCATTCATATAATTAAACGAAAGTTTTTGTTGCTGCTGTCTGTATCCTCCACCGCCGCTTCCTCTTAATCTATTTTGATATCTTGCTAGCGCATAAGGATCGGATTCTAGTTTTACTTGGTTTTGTTCCCAGTTTGCATTTACTATTCTGCGTTTTAATTCGTTTACAGCAGCTCCAACTCTATCTTCAGTACCTTCTGGTATAGATTTTAGTACTTCGCCGAGGTAGAATTTTCCAAGATCAGAATTCAGAAGTTGTGCAATATGAGTATCTACAATAGTATTCATTGTGTCCTTACTTTTTGTGTAAGCTTTGTACCCAGGATATTTCTTACTTTCTTCTGGGTCAAATGACAACTCCATATCATCAAATAAATGATGAGTCCACTGATTAAGATCCTAAAACTTAGTACGTTCTTTTGTACTCCACAACCCATCGTCTATGGTGCTCCATTGTGACAAATCTCTACCAAGCGCCTTTTCTAACTCAGGATTTGTAAATTCATCGAATGAGTCCAAATACTTCTTAGCAGTTTCTGCGCTCTGACGAAGCTGAGCTATTTTTCCATATGGCATACCTGCTATCAGTCTGCTTATACCAGCTCTACCTTCTGCAGAACGTAAAGGGTCTATTCCTTTGGCATACAAATCGTTTACATAATCCTAAATAACACCAGTGACATTGTTTGCATACCAATCCATATCTTTTTGTATAGGACTAAGAAAGCCTCCATATTCCTTATAGAACTCTTTCATATCCTTTACACCCTGCTAGTAATCGTTATACAACGCGTTTATGTATAAATCTCTAGCTTGTGCTTCAATATTAGCCGCAGCAGGATCAAATATTTGTGTTGGCGTATATAACTGCGGCCTTTCTAATCCTAAAAATGTCATAATCAAGCTCCCCGTGTTAGTGAATTTTGATACGCTCTAGCAGCTTGTCCCAATCTATAATTTTTATACCACCACGGCATATCGGACAATCCATCTTGCGCTGTAGAATATCCTCCATACATACTTGCGGCTAACTATCTATTGGCAGCGGCATTTTCTGCATCTATCTATATTTTTATTTCGTCGTTATCCAACTGTCTATTATACAACCCTTCCATGCGATCGCGATATGCATTTGCACTTTGATCTTTTGATACTCCGTATAAATCTTTTGCCCCAGCTGCTATCAAACTACCAAGCTGAGCCATATCAGAACGAAGAGCTCCAAATCTAGCTCCGTATGCCTATTGTAACCAATTGTGTTTATTGACGTTACTTGCTATGCGAGCTTGTTGATTTTTAGCGCCAAGCGCTGCCAAAGCATTGGCATACACTTGACTGTTCTTGGCGTCCATTTCATTCTTTGTTGTGTGTATTTTTGCAATACTATTCAGATAGTCTGCAAAATTCATACGTTCCAACATAGCTCTACCACCAAGACCAACGCCCGCCATTCTTCTAGCAGCCCAATTAGCCATATTTAGTTGCTTTGTTGCATCATACAAATAAGGACGCTCATCAAATCTTTGACTAGCTAGAATATTTACAGCCTTACGACCTTCTGCATCATCTACATATGTATCTGGTGCATAAACGTCTGCTGTTTTATCAGCATTTATATTTTTCTATACAAGCGCCATTTCTGCAAGTCTTGGTAATCCTGTCATAAGGTAATCACCAAGTTTGCCTCCCCAATATCTCGGCATCTTTCCGTTTTTATAATTCTTCATTAGTATATCCTACATATTTAAGGCACCTTCATAGTCACCTGTCTAAGCAGCATAATCAGAAAGGCCGAATTTATTACTTATTACAAAATCACTGTTTTTAAGAGCTGCAAGTTTTGTATCTTTATTATTTTTCTCTCCAGCAACTCTAGTTACAGTACCGTCCTAAAAATTACCTATAAGCTCTCCACTAGATACTCTTGCCGTAGCTTTTCTATTTACCAATCCTGCCGGAGTCCATACTGGACGCTTACCGTCAGCAGCACTAGCTTCTCCACTATAAAATGCATTCTTTATATCTGCATCCTTAGCTTCAGAACTAGACTGTCTGTTTATTCTAGCTGTTTCTTCTCCAAGGATTTCCATCTGCTTTTTGATTTCTTCCTCGTTATCGCCAAATCCAAACAACGAAGCTATACCTCCAGCAAGAAGTCCTAATCCAGCGCCAAGTGCAGCTCCTAAAGGACCTCCTACAGAACCAGCTAACGCGGTGCCTCCGACCAATCCTCCAGCAGACGCTCCTAATCCTATGGAGTCCATAGTAAGACCAAGCTGTTTGGATTTTCTATTTTGACGCTCATATTCCAACTCTGATGCTGAGTCCACACCAAGTCTTTCTGTATATGTATTACCGCCGGCTGTTGTATACGTATTTGTACCTAGAGTATTACGCATTTCACCAAGAGATCTATGCGATCCGGCATCTGCTATATCAGAACCGATGGAATACAATCCGTACGCAGTACCCAAGGCTCCGGCTACTTTACCAACAGTGCCCAATGTCGCTTTGGTTGCTGCACTTTCAGCTATCTCTGGAGCTACAGAAGCAACTTGTTTGCCTCCCAAGCCAAGGGCCACTCCAGTCCCAGCAGGAGCAGCAGAAGATGCAGCAATTATAGAACCTGCTGTGCCAGTTGTTGGTAATACACTTTTCATTCCCTAGAACATCTACATAGGAAATTGTAAAGATTGTCCTGCTTTTCCAAGTGCATTTGGTATTTGGTTCTACTTCATAGCGTTTACTTCTGGCTACAAACTTATACCAGGGTTTGTGGATGTCAAAGAGTCTCCAATCCCTTTGTTAGGTTGATAGCCGAGAGTTGTAGGTTTTCTAGTTCCTAGCCAATATCTAGGAAGTTTCTTTTTACTATTCTTTTTCATATTAACTATAGGATTGTCTAAACTTTGTTATTACGTGAGATAGAGTAGAATAATCAGTAGGTTCTTCATTCTATATTCTTACTTTCATCCACTTACCTCGCATTCTGTTTCCATAATCTTCGTTGCCAAATCTAGGAATTGCATATAACAAATTACCTTCTCTGTCAGTGCGTATATTATTTATATTCACATCAGTTTTTTCATATAAATCTGTTTCTACGGATATAGATATATTCGGAATTATCGATCCAGAACGCTTGATTGGAACTATTTGTTGGTTGTCAAATACTTTTACAACAGAAACGTTTGGGTTTACAACAAAATCCAGAATCATTGGAGCTAAGTATTTTACTTCGCTGTAATTATCTAAATAATTATGTTTTGTTATAATTAAGCCCTCTTCGTTTTTATACAATCCAAACAGATGATTTTTTATATATGACATTTCGTTATAACTTCTGTCGTAAATAGAGACCGGAATATTGTATTTGGTATTCAATACAAGTTGCTCTCCGTCTTTCAAAATTTGGCACAACAGTTCGTTATTCTGAATGTCATAGTCTATATTTGGTATTTTAGTTATATCAATTCTGTCGTTAATTATATTCTAAACGCCTATCTGCTCTCCGTAATTTATAACTTGATTTCCTGAAGATGCTACAATAGCTTTATTATTCATATCTGCCCAGTATACACCGTTTTCAGTCGGTCTTGCACAGAAATCATATAGACGCATGCCATATTTTGTACTCAAATAGTCATAACGACTAAGAATACCGGCTTGACCAAGCATTATAGTATTTCCGTTCTGATCGTTGATAAGTGAACGTTCATTTACACTAAACTTACCAAACGCATGTTCTTGCCAATAATACAACAAGTTTTTGTCTGTACAAAGATTGGTTATCTATCCATATTTACTATCTACGTCAATAAACGAAAGAGCTTTAAAAATAAGGAAGTTATCTATAAACTCACCATTATTCTTTAGTTCTGAGAAATACGCTCTCTGTTTAAACATGTTTGTTTCGTTTTTATCTGTAGATATAAGGGTAAATACATCATTAGACGCGTCATTGTCAGAATAAATCATATTATACTGATGTGCCGGTCTTTCTTGTGTTGTGACTCCGTCTATTGATCCTGGTTCATACATAAGATTCGCACTAACAGTATTCCTTAAATTCATTCCATAATCAAAATAAGTATTTACTTTAGATTCTAGTGGAATGTAATTTGTTATTTGCATTGACTGAAGTGTATCTACAGATTCGAAGTTATACGCTTTGTATATAGTTGTAAACTCGTGCGGTGTTATATATATATCTCCGTCAAACACGGTCATTTTATCTCCACCTCCTAAAAGCTATAACTTCTGGTTTTTATATTCAAGTTCAAAATAATTGCCAAATCCAAAAAATTGTACTTGTTCATCAGACTCAACATTGTCCTATTTTGACACGTGCTAAATATTACATACCGATGTATAAAAATTTAGATTTTGTGTAGGGAATCCTCCAGTTTCTCTTTCTGTAACTAACAAAAAGCACGAAGGACCTGGTCCTATATAACCATTTCTTAAAAAGCCTTCTCCCTCTTTCCTAGAAGCGTGCAGCCAATCCCAGTACCTATCTTTATGTCCAATTAATTCTTTTGTTTGTGGAGCGTCCCAAGACTGATTTGGACTATATTCATTTCCAGCATTCAAGTCATATTTTCCAAAAGACACCCAGTTATTATAAGAATATTTATCTATTGTTGTATTAAACCCTGTGTATTCTTTATTTGCACGTAAAACATCGCCGTCATCATCAAAATCAACTCGATCAAAACCGTCGTTCCAATTTGGTATTTTTACATCTTTTATTTTTTGTATTTTTATTTTTCCGTTTGATGCGGAGCTATTAAAATTAGAATGATACGGAGTTCCTGTTTTAAAATAATTAAATATATAATAGAAATCTTTTTTGTCTTCGGGTGTTAATTTTTTAACATATGCTCTATCTATTCCTATCGCAGTGCTCGAAGTTGGTGAGTACTAAACAATCTGAGTAGCAATTTCTAAATTTACTATTCCAGGCACCGACATTCCAAAACCACTACTTATCGTAAAATGTGTTATGTAATTTGTCTATATTCTTAAGTTTCCAGAAAACACGCTTGGGTCAGAAAGTGCTCCTATTTTAGGAATTATATTTTCGCCTTCGTACACCTAAAACAAAGGTACATCGTTACTGTAAAATGAAAAAGTCCAGTGATGTGTGTTAGATTCTTTCTAGGATGGCTATAACCATATATTGTTTGCGTTCAGATTAAACTGGTCTGCATTTATCACATATGAATAGTCATCGTTAGATTCATACTCGTTCCAGGTTGTATTTATATCTGTTGGAGAAGTTGTATTTGAAGATACAACACCTTCGAAAGAATTTACTTCATCTAATACACCGTTTTTATATACCGAGTATGTAGACGGTATATAAAACTATTCTTGTATTAAAGTATCAGAAACGTTTAGTTTTGATAATACATCGTCTCGTCTAAAATCAATCTCTGACGAGAATATCTAAAATAACGAATTATTTTTTGTAGACGCACCAAGAGGGACTGCGTTTTCTCCTATATACCTCCAATTGCCACCGACGTCATTTGTATAATAGCTTGGCAAAATTGTCATATCGTTTACAGATAGAAAACCGGAAGGATAAAATGGAGACTGTTTGTTTGGTGTTAACTCATTATGTAATTCACTTAATCCTTGTTGTAACGGTCTGGCCAATGCAACTTGCATTAAAGTATTTTGGTATATTTCAGAAGAAGAACGTCTTACTATTTGACAACCTATTATGTCTTCTGGATTTACTCCTGTTATTTGAGGTATTTTTATTTTTACACCTTTTGGATACGCAATAAGTATTTCTTGTCCGTTTATGATTTCAGTACCGAACGGCATCTTCTAATCGCTTATTGGTTCTACATCAACGCTACATATAGTTTTAACATCGCTGCGTCTACCGTATTTATCGTAATATACAATGCCATATCTATACTATTCTCCACGTCTTAACGATCGTAATAGACTTGATGTAAATATATTATCATAACTAGGCTTTGCTAGATCTACGTTTATACTTCGTTGTTTAAAATAATCATCTAAATTAACTCCTATCTGTCCGAATGTATAATTTCCTTCATCTGGAATAGATCCTGTTAAATTTGTAGCAAGTACTACTTTACTTTCAACCAACTCATAAGGATTTTCGTCGACAGTAATCTCTAGATCTTTTATTATTGTATCGTCACTAACGTTAGAACAGAACATATATTCTTGATTCTATTCTATGACCTGAGGAATCAACATTACTCCAGACATGGCTGCAAATTCTTCTATTGTCAATGTTTGTAGAGGATCTATACCAACGTCGTTTAGAATAAAATTATCATCAAACTTACCATCGTATATTAATGCTATTTCCGCATCTTGCCCAGGAACAATATAAGACAATCTGTATACCTACAATCTTTCATATACACCGCTATAATCTTTTGCATCGATAGTTATTGTGAGGCCCACAGACGTTTCTGTATCTTCAGCATTTCCAATCTCCTTTGATCTAGACGGATCGATTATCTATATTTTATTTGTAAGTGGTGCTAACTGTGTAGTATTGGCGTATTTATTATAATATCTGTATGTATATTGAACCTGCGATGTTTTTAATCTACCGGAAATCTTATTGCTAATAAATACACGTTTTCTTGGTATGATACGGTTATTTATGAGATAATCTACGTCTGTATATTCATATGTTCCATTATTAAACTTTCGTATTGTATTTTCTCCTTCTTCATCTACTCTAAGAACAATGACAGGAACTTTGCCAGTAGCTATATATAATTTTATTACGTTTTCAAGTTCTTTATATAATACTGTAGAAACTTGATCAGGTGCGTCACCATTCCAAAATCCAGGAGATTTCCACAACAATTCGAAGTTGTTTGTACTACCATCTATTTCGTCAATATAACATCGATATACATTTAAATCTCCTGCATTATTTTTGGTAATTATTACACATAGATTATCTACGCTTTTAACAGAAAGAATGGTATCTGTAAAATCAGCTATGGTTGCAGAATGAATTCCGTCAGGAACAGGTGCTACTATACCCTCTCTAACTGAAGAATAATCACTCGCGCCTCCAAGTAACTAATTCTTAGTTATTCTAATATTCTTTGCAAAAGTATACTATGAATTCTATATTTGATCAAACGCCTGATCGGAATTCATTCCTTTTGTAAAAGAATTTATATATGAATTGTTTTCATTAATAACCATTGTAGTAATCTGAGTATATAGTCTATTCGTCACTTATATCTTTAAAGAACTGTTTATCGAAGTCCATCTCAGGCAACAATCGATTCCATTCGTTCTTTATATTCTCCATATCTCCTGCAGTAGGCATCATAGCTTCCGCATATGCTTGATTTCTGTAGAAGTTCCACTGTTGCTAAGTATAGAAATAAGTCTGACTTGCGTATTTAGCTGCATATTTAGAATTTGTATTTGACAACTTACCCATCATGAATTTAGGGAACGTAAGCTTCATTACAACATACCAGTATATAGCTTCTTGATAAGAAGTAAGATCTGGTATCAGTGGATAACCTCTTTCATCTGTAGCAATAGCTTTATATGAGAGTTTTACAAACCCTTTGGGTTTATTTACAACAAGCCAACCAGGCTTAATAAAATATTCAGGCTTTTCGTGTATCTTATCGCCGAATATTCTATTCAAATATTTAGTGGTGTTTATTCCATACAGCTGTGACTATGAAGTAATCATCTTATGCGCCATCGGTTGATGTTCCTGTATAAACTCAACCCTATCGTCTATGGCATAATTCTCTTCGTCATGCTGCGGTGTGCTTACAACCATTCCTTTTGGATGGTGTTTGTGTTTAGGTTCTCTGAATATAGATGTAGTTGGCTACATAGGAACCCAAGGTCCTTTAGGTCCATTAGAATAAGCAACTCCGTCCAAATGTACTAGATCTGAAGGCAATGGTATTTGATTGTCGTGTATTTGAAATACCGGAACATCGTCCGCTCCAGATTCTTTTCTGATATACTACATAGGAGCACCAATCTTGTCTACGGCTTCAAATATCCATTCTCTGATGTCGGATATTCTATTCCTAACTTCAGTAGAATCCAAATCAGCCATAATTTTAGCAATGACTGATTCACACTTTGTATAATTGTATATCATTTATATCTAAATAGTCTTGTTTATTAAATATTAACTGTGCTAGTCTTCGTTTATTTTTTCTTACCATACTCAACTGATACTTGTATCTATCAGGGAACGTTCTGGGTATCTTAGACCAGTATAATCTATATTTATACCCATCCGAATGTTCGTTGAGGTGGTATATACGTTTGTCGTATTCTTTACTAGCTTTATAATCTACAGATAGGGATTCTGGTGACAATGTCTTAGGTCTATACTTTCCTATTTGGATAAAGCCTAGCCCTAGAGGCATTTTAAAGCCCTCTGAGCGCTCTAAGACGTGTTCTAGTATAACTTTACACATCTCCTCTAATATACGCTTATAGAGGCCGTAATCGACCTCTATTGGCATTGTCTTATACATGTCCCTAAATGTAACGGACTGTTTATTCTTCATCATCCTGTGGTCCGTGCGGCTTTACGCTTGCCAACGTAGCATTGTTGCTATCGTCACTAGGTCTGTTGAGCATGAATGCTAACTCGTTCTTCATAATCAACTCTTTGATATGAGGAACCATCCAAGCTGGGATCTTTATATCCTCTTCGTCTGGATCATCATCGTTGTTGTTGTCATCAGCATCTTCATCAAGCTCCTTCAACCATAGTACGTAGATATATTCAAGTTGTCCTTCGTCTGCAAGACCTTGAACATAAATATGACCTTTATTGCTATCTTCTACGTCAGCTTTATAGAAAGCTGTCAGTTCTCCAAATGTGTACTTTCTCCAGTAATTATAGTGTCTGCGTATGTGATTCATATACTGAATGTTCTCTCCGTTCTCGTCGTGTATAGCCAAGATACCTACTTCGCTATTGTTTAGAACGTTCTCTAGAGCATCTTCAGTTACTTTTGTAAACGTAGGACTATCGTCATTTGAATCAACCGGTACCAACTTCATAGGACCAGATTCAATTTTGCGAACATATTCATCGTCGACGAGATCTTCCCACATCAGCTGACCAAACAAAGCCTGCTGCTTTCTACGATCCTTTTCTTCTTTCCACAGTCTATGACGATATGCTTTTACCCAAGCATGTATCTAGGCTCTAGAGAGATCTTCGCTTTCACTAATGTTGTTATTACGTACAAGGAGAAGTATATCATCGGTTATTGTTTTCAATGAAATCTTCGCCATTTTACTTATTTATTTCTATGACTCTAACACTATCTGTTTGTATTAGATCATTAGTATTCTCTATCTTATATTTTGTAGTAGTTACTTTCTTAAAGTCAAAAGTAAATAAGCGCTTCAAGAAACTCTTTTTGTTCTTGTAGTGCCTATCATTAAATACATACAAATACTGTTGATTATTTATATTTAACCCTATGTTTATACTATCTTTACCAATACAGTAAGACACAGTAGTTAAATCATTAAACTTAATAGAGTCTTTATATATATTATCTCTATATAAAGTATCTCTTATCTCTTTACTCTAATTAACGTTTATACTCTAACTCTAAGTTGCAGCGGTCTTAAGTTGTTTAGATTTAATCTTAAGTTTTTCTCTAACACTATCGACTTTGTGCACGAGTATATCATTTTGTGTTTGTAGTTCGTCAACGGTAAGCCTTAAAACATTATTAGCCTACTAGGACCCCGCTAGGGAGCCCTAATAGGCCTCAATGTTATTCTAAGCCCTTTCTAGGCTTTCTGACAGGTTTTTGTTTTGTTTGTGGAGAATCATTCCCCAAGACAACAAAATCGCCACAGCGACGCCTAAAACGGACTTTACGAGCTTATTTCGATTGACTACTAACCACGTTAGCGTCGTTCCTATCATACAATGCTTTTTCTAATTTACTATATCTGGCATCCATCATGTTCATTGTCTCGCGATATTTGCCATTCCAATACATTGTTACTCCAAAAATACCAGCAGCATATACTAATACTTGAGCAACATAACCTAACACTCCGTTAGTCAGATCACCAGTGTCAAAATACTGTATGAATGCCAGAGTTACACCACTAGCAAATGCGGCTACAGCCGTAGCATACTAAGTAATATCTTTCCACCTTTCCATGATCAGTCCTCCTCGTTGTACCAACCTGTGATACTATTTAGATTTACTTGTACCGTAGAATCGTCAGTTCTGTTAAGGTTAAGGATATCATCCCCACCTTCAGTAGAAGCCCAACCTTGTCTCACGAATACGTCAGTTACATCTGGAGTATATACTACATCTTCTGGCAACTTGTCCATCAATGCAGTAACATCAACATACATGTCTGAGTCGATACCCTCTGCAGATGTGCTGACAAGTTCGAATACGTTAGGTACGTCTATTGTATAAGTTTTAAGATTGTGACTATTAAATCCGGGAGCATATACCTTTGCTACGATAATCAATGAGTATACACCTGTATGAAGCTGATGTTCTGCTGGGAACATTACTTCTACAACACTCTATTTATCAGTAGCAGCAACATTTGCCAAGTATTCAATATCGTTTCTCATTGGAACATTTCTGTATATACTATCCCAATCAGGATTTACTCCAAATCCATGGTACGTAGCAAACATATGATTTTTTGGATACGCTTTCCATGAAGGATATCCACTATTGTGGATATTATATGGAGAAGAAGCAAAAGCTCTCGTAAGCGGCTCCATTGGGAAGCGTGATACGAAGCGACTCTTATTCTTAAGATCCTTCTCACGTTTTTCCTTAAGAGTTTCGTTTATAAGTATAGCCTTTACACTTCTTATACATACAGAGTTTGTTCCAGCATTAACGTCTGTAGATTCTCCTTCTTGTTCCTGTCCTGGATATACTTCCCCCCAGTTAACAAATGGGTTATTATCTAGACTTTCGAAGTTAGAATCATTGGGATTATATACCTGACGCTCTTGGACTTTATTGCCACTAATATACTAACGAAGTTCTACAGCAAGTCTTATGTCGTTTCCAATTCTTATTTTCTACATAAGCTGTTATAATAAAAAAGCTAGAAGCAGGGCAGTGCCCCACCCCTAGCTTATATCGTTAGTACTAATCAGTCAACAATCTCATCCTGCTGAGTGCCTGCAACGAAAGCATCAAGAACAGCCTTGATCTCAGTAGCATCAACTGCATAGACCTCAAGGTTCTGCTTTGTCTTACGCTGAATATCGTCGGCAGCACGATACATATTCTCGAACTCGAGAGTAATAGCGTTGTAGTGCTTGTCGAGCTCGGTAACCATCTCAGGCTTGATGATTGGCCAAGTGCCTTCACCACGATTCAGGATGCCCTGATAACCCATGCCCCAAGCTTCACGATCACGAACCAGCTTAGCTGAAGCAACGTGAGTCTTACCAGGAGTCTTGGTGATCTGTACACCAATGGGGAAGTGCTTGTTCAAAGACTCCCAACCCTCAGCAGCAGGATCTGTGTAGTAGATGTTGGCGTTGAAACGAACCTTGTTGGCCCAGTTCAAAGAATCTACACTGTTATCGTCATCATAAGGCATAGCTGTCAAAATGACAGTGTTGGCACCAGCTTCAGAGCCAGCAGCGGTAGCTGCAATAGTATCTGGATCGCCAGTATTAGTACCAGCAGAAGCGGTACCAAGAGAAGCAACTACACGAGCACGCTTCCAATCATTGTTGATCATGCTAACAATACCTCTAACAATAGAGTTAACAGTATCGCCATCCTTAGTGATGTACTCGTAACTCTCAGTCCACTTGCGATAACGATGAGGCATATCCTTAAAAGTCAAGCGAACAATAATACGCTTACCTGCAGTAGACAATGTCTTACCACTTCCTACAAGACTTGCGTCAAGGCTACGGAAGTTGATGTTAGCAACATCCTCAGTATCTGCAGCGTATGCAGTATAAGTGTAGCTCTTGATGTCAGCAGCCTTAATCTCGTTAGACCACTTGATGATTGGCTCCTGAGCGGTAGTACCATCAGGCTTACGCAGAGTCATAGACTTGTTAGTGATATAACCAACCTTAATAGTCTGAATAGAACCTGCGTTAGAAGCACTTACGTCATACAACTTCTGACCATTTGAATTGAGATTAGGATCACAATTCATGATAATAAACTTACCTGCATCTGAAGTTGAAGGCTTATAGTTATTACCTGCAGCAGGTACGAACAAGGTGTCGCCAGCATTTGAATAGGTCTTGTTGCTAACGAGCACAGTATTTACATAATTTACCATAATTTAATTTAATTTTTTTCTACTCCCCCTCTATTTCTATGGCTAGACCTAACTAGCTGGGGTTTCCACGTTAAAAATTATTCTTGTGTTAGAACTTCGTTTGTAATAGTCTAATATCTCTGATCTTGCTGATTTTCGATATACATTTGAGCGGCTATCTTAACTATTTCTAACCAAGTGTGATTTTCGAAATCCGTATAATCTTTCAACGGATTATCGTTTGTTATTTCTTCTGGGACCTTAAGGTAACCCAGAGTATATTTATTGATTTTATACTTCTTGTCTGTAAGAAGCCTAAACCCGTCTTTTGTTCTTATTCGCAACGGTCTTGCTCTGTGATAACGGTAATGAAAGTCTGTAAGAGAATTGTTTATTCTATACATAAAGTTATCAGCAGTGCATTCGAATACACAAGTATCCATTAGATGATCGTCGTTTGTATCAGATATAACCACATCCTCATTAAGAACAAACATCATCTCAGATGGATATTCAAATTCATATTCATCATAATTAGCATGTTCTGCAATAGTTGGGATGTCTGTATATACCTGTTCACGGAGCAGCTTAATTAAGTCTCTGGTCCTCTTCTCATTTTGTTCATAGGACGTTCGTTTCGGAGCATTTCCATTAAAGCGATCTTTGGCAAATTTAACAGCAGCTTGATTGATCCAATATAAAGAATCGTCGGTTAGAGGCTTCTCTAATGTATTGTTAAGCTTATTTATTTCAAGCTCAAATGAAGCTAATATATCTACTCCTATCATTATTGTTCCTCCTTCTTATTTTGTTTCTACTGTTGTTCTTGCATCTAACGTTTTCTAGCTTCAGCACCAGCTACATACTATACATACAAATCTACAGCACCTGTGACAAGATCGTCAAAAGCTTCTGTAGGAAGTTCACACGCCATACCAGTAAACAAGTCCATATATCTAGGTGTTTTGTAGTACGACATTACAAAATCTGTAGGCTGCGTATAACGGTCATAAAACACTCTCAGAGCGTTGTTATCGTCAAGGTAGGCAATTGGCTACCTCATGATGCGAAACGCGTCCTACGGCCTTGTAATTAGCTCCTACGCCTTTGATTTAGATACTAGTGTGTTAGGAATAACTCCACTGTTAGGTCCTTCTGATTTATATGAATATGTATCGCTTACGTGGGTATAACTATCTACGTACAAACCAAAGTTTCCTGGAAGTGTTATAGAATAGCTGTTATTCTCCGTTGTTACGTTGTTCTATCTATACGATGTCAGCAAACCTTGTATAATACGTTCAACATAAGCTGATGTTTTAGATGGAGAAGGGATATTGTCCAACACTTTGTATATATCGTGAATAAACTTATCCTGATACTGATTCAAAAAAGAGTATATTGTTTCTGTGTCTAGCTTTGAGATCATCTCGGTCTCGGGTATCATGGTTTGTACTCTACGCTCAAACTCTATACCAAGCTGTCTTGTTTCATCTAAACTCATCCTTCAAGCGGTAATGTTGATATTTTGGTTTGTAATCTAGAAGACTCTACATTCTCAAGTGCGAATGTTATAGCTAGGCTAATCAACTCCTCTGCCATTGTATCTGACAATTCGAAGTTTCCACTAAAACCTATAAAACTTGCAGGCTCACCAATATAAGTAGTTGTGAACGATTCAACGTCATCACGTTTGTATTCGTCAACAAGTATGTGTGCTTCGTCACCTTCCAAAAATACTACGGGACGCTTAACCCAAGGAAGATTGCTGTCTGTACTTCTAAACTTTTCAGCTATTTTATGACTTACTATTTCTGCGACTTGTTTGTATTCGTTCGTATACTTTACATGTCCTTCTATAAAATATAGATGATCTGGCTGTAATTTATATACCTTCTCGTTTGGCGATATCGGTTGAGTGTTAGAAGAAGCTAACGTTGCAGTTTTAATTAATGGTCTTAAATCCTCTATAGATTTAATATCATATTCGAACGGTATTCTTCTAGTATTGTTGCCTGTAAATTTCCTGGCTATTAGCGCTAAATAAGCTTTGTCTAAAATCGTTGCGATTTCGTAGTCTGTTAACGATGGATATGACGAAGTAACATTTGCCTTGTCATACTCTATCAGGAACTTAATTTTTACATTATCATGCGTCATATCTCATTTGATCGTTAGATCACTTATTTTGTGTTTCGTTAATGATTGCGAGCTTCAGGTCTTGATTCTTCTTATTATCCAGATAAGCAATAGCTTCGTCCAGAGTAGTAGCAAACAGGTCTGTTCCGTAGAAGTAGTTAGTCTTCTCTTTACGAATAACACCTTTAGCAATAGCCTGCTCAATCATGTACTCTGTATCCTTAGACTTATTGTTAACCCACTTATCAAAGAACTTCTTAGGCTGCTTATCAACCAATCCAAACAATGTAGATTCTACGAGTTCATTTGACATACGATCTGCAGACATACCAAACAAACGCAAGCACTGACGCATCTGATCGAGTGACAGCTTATCAAATTCTTTAATAGCATCTCTACGCAGCTTATTCTGCTTGTTCTGTTCTACTGCTTCTGCTTCACGATTGATCAACAGATAATCTTTACCAGCGTCCAGCTTATCTAATGAAGTAGCAACGCGCTTATGACCACTAAGGAACTTAATAATCATTGCCTGACGGGGAATTGAATCGTCCAACAGCAAAGTACGCGTACCAACTTTTACACAGAAGGTCTGCCAAAAATCTGATGTCTTAGCAAGATGCCCTTCATCGTAACCCAAAGCTTTCTCAAAATATTTCTCATCTTCTGGGGTGAGACCCGTATATATCGACCCAGAGCGGGTATAGTATGGTGCAATATAATCAAAGCAATTCTTATACTTAATCAAACCGATCCAGGGATTCTTCTTTTTAATTTTTAGTTCAACTACCATAATTTACATTAGAGTTGTTTAAATCGATCTGTATGGGGGCCGAAGCCCCCAAGAGATCTGATGTATTGTTTATTATCAAATACCGTTGTTCTGAATTTCGGTATCCTCAGCGTCACAGTACAGAATACCACAAGACAGTGGGTTGCGAACCATGATACCAACCTCACCAAGGAAGTGAACCTGGTAACCATCACGGCTGTTAGAACGCAGAGTGTTAATGCTGTTAGCGTAACCGTTAGGTGCTACAGAACCGCCAGTGTACCACTGAACGAACTCACGACCCTTGCGGCAAACCTTAACAATATTAGACTGTCCGTCGAAGTTGCTAATGTTTACGAACAAGAACGTGTAAGACATCAATGGCTTACCAGTCAGAGGATGCAACTGACGGAACAGCTCCATGTTGTCAAACATAGGACAACGCTTCAGAGAGAGCTCGATGCCGTTAGTCATCTTATAGGTAGTGAACTGACCACCAAGAGTCAAGTTCTGACCAGAACCAGTTACGAAAATATTGTCAACCAGGTTGAATGAAGCAACCTTCTCCTTCAGGATACGATCGAACTCACGAATACCCATCTCACCGGTCAAAGCAACGAACTTACGCTCGTTAGTACCGAGGATGTTGTAGCAGAGATCGAACAGATAATCCTCGAACAGCTCAGCGGTCAACTTAGTATAGTAGCGAACGTTAGCTGGAGAGATCTGCTCAAACAGACCAGACATTGTGGGAACAGGACGACCATTGGTACCCTTGTTGATATAAGTACCATCGCTCAGACGGTTGCTCTTAGAGAACAACAGAGCGGTTTCCTCTCTCTTCTTCCACTCACGCAGAGCCTTCCAGTACTGATAGTCAGACCAGAGATAAGAGCTCTTACCAGTCTCGGGATCCTTCAAAGCGATAGCCAGTACAGTGCTGTAAGCATCACCGGTGATGTCGTAAGACAGACGCAGATTCTGCAGATGATTGCGCATCTTGAATGGGGTCTGATAGTTGATGATATCAGCCTCATCGCTGTACTCCTCGTAAGCAGAACCGATACGGCTTACCTGACGACCAGGCATCAGGAACTCACCAGGAATGTAAGCAGCCTGTGAACCATCGATTACATAGCACTCGTATACCCAAGCGCTACCATCCTGATAAGGAAGACCAGTTGTACGAACCTGGAACTTGTAGTCATCGAAAGAGAGTACAGCACCAGGACCGAACCAACGCTCTTCAAGAGCCAGGTAGATAGGAGTGTTGTTCAAACCAGGAGTGATAGTAGAGTAGTTAGAGTAAGAAACTTCCTGACCATTCCACTTAGCCCAACGAATGTTAACAGCGTGATCAGAATCAACCTGAACAGCCCATTCGAACTCGCGGTTCTCGATAATCATTGTTTTGCCCAGACCACCAGTCAGCAAGTCGATGGTAGTTGAAATACCATCATCCTTAGTACCGAATACCAGTGAAAGAAGACCAGATACCTCGTGAGGCTTGGTCAGCAGAGCGTTAGAAATCATGTTCTCATCTACCAGGTCGCTGAAACGACGTCCACGATACAGCTGGAGATTATTAAGTAAAGTATTATTCATATATGTTTAAATTCTTTATTCTT